ATAACTTTTACAATATTTCCCGTTGTTGATGGTTCAGTTTCAGTAATATTACCAGCTGTTGTGGAAGCATAAAGCGGTACTCCAGGTGTTGCTGGTGTGTTTAATTGTTCGTGAATCGTACTCCCATAATTTAATACACCATCAATTAAAACATCTAATGTTTGACCATCATTTGCAGTATTTAAAGCTATACCTAACATTTTATCAACTTCACCTGCTGATGTCGCACTTGCTTTTTGCCACCTACCACTTGTATTTTTATACACAAGTTGTCCTAGAGATATACCATCTTCTCCAGCAGTTTCTCTTGCTAAAATATTACCGCTTACGACACGAGTAGTCTCTTCAAATTGAGACATTCTCATGATTGAAGAAACACCATCATGTAAGGTATAATTATTAACAATGGATAAATCCAGATAATTTCCAGCATGTAATTGATTTTGAATTTTTGTTCTATTATTTCCGCCTGTATCAATTGTAATTTGTTTACCACCACCAGCTTGTATTTGGATACCATCGTTCCTAAATTCTAAATTAGTATCTGTATCTCCTTTATGTATAATTTTATCAGTAATAGTAACATCACCATTAACATCTAATTTAGTATCAGGAGCTGTTGTTCCAATTCCAACATTACCATCAGAAGTTATAGAAAGTCTGCTTTGAAGGTTTGTAACTAAATTTATAGGTTCAGCACCCTTTGTTCCAAACCCAACTTCTGAGCCTATCTCCTCTTCAACACCAACAAACCAGCTATCTTGTAGTTCGCTAGATTCTCCAATGATATTTGACCATCCATCAGAATTTTGACTTCCTATTAATATTTCACCATTACTAGAGAGTAAATTATTATCTTGTACTAAAATGGCACCTGAATCTACGTCTAGCATTTGAGTAGGAGAATTTGTACCAATACCTAATCTTTCATTTGATTCGTCTAAATGTACAACAGAAGATGTTATAGGTTGACCGTTAGATATTCCTACTTTTACTTTACCTTCTTCCCAATTAGGTAAATCATTATACCAAGAAGGTCCTTGTATAACACCAGAGCCATTAGATGCATGTACCTTTTCTACGTTACCTAATTTTTGTATTAATGCAGTACCTGTTGGTTTTGTATTAGTATAACCACCGCCTACTCCTACAAACACGTCATCACCTGGTGTAAACAAAGATGTGTCAACACCGCTAATAAAACCATATATAAAAACATCACCTTCCTGACCCGCTGTTAAAGATTCCCCAGCAACTCCCCCAGCTGGCATTCTATTTGGGTTACTCGCATCAGCTTTATATACACCGACTATATTGCCCGAAGCGCCTGAATCTGAAAAGTATAAAGGAGTACCCTTAGCAATAGTAGTTGTCTCCATATTTTTACCTTGAATAATAAGATTATTCGCAGAATCTGCTATATTATCTTCCCATGTAAAACCTGTTCCTGTAGATTGTATTATTTGACCCGAAGCACCAGAAGTATTATTATTATCGTATATTGCCCCACCTTGTATTCTTATAGAACCTGAAATATGAAGATCTTGAGTAGGAGAATTAGTCCCAACCCCTAGTCGTAAATTTACTGAATCCCAAAATAAATTATTATTATCCTCAACTACAACTCCGTTGCTATCAAGAAATGGTATACTACCTGGAGTATCACCTGTAATTTGTTTTAATTTAACTTTAGACATATTGAAATTTTTTAGATTAAGAAGGCGCTCTTTCAAACACCTTCTTAATTATAGGTTTATGATTTATTGTTTTTGATATACTACATTAAACTCATCATCAGTATCAATAGCAATTCCACTATTAGAACCTGACCATACTAACACATCATTATTATCTAATGCACTAAATGATTTGGCTGTACCTGTAGTCCCAGATTCCGCGAACCAACAATCAACATTTGAAGTTGTACCATCTCCTACTTTAGCTTTAACGCCATTCAAGTAAACATACGGTAAAACATTAGCTGCAAGAGTATCTGAACCGAAAGGGTCGTCTAATACGCTATCTGCAGCGTTATTTGCAACTGTCTGCGTTGCTTGACCATAAGATTCTGCATCTTTTGGACCAACAGTATCAGGTGCAACCCATGTCATTGACCCATCGCCGTCGTCAACTAATACATTTCCTGCAGTTCCTGAATCAGCTGCATCTAATTCGTTAGTTGTAATACCACCAGCTTTAACTTGTAATTCATCTGAACCGTTAATCTCAATAGTCGAATCATCGACATTAACTTCAATACTGTCAGCATTTACTGTAATACCTGCACCGTCTCCAATATCAAGAGTAACAGAACCTGAATCACCGCCTCCTGTTAGACCTTCACCTGCAACTACTTCTGTAATATCTCCTTCTTCCGGTGTAACCCATGAGAATGAACCATCACCGTCAGATGCAAGTACTTGGCCTGATGTACCATTACCTGAAACATTTAACTCACTAGCAGTAATGCTATTCTCTATTACAGATGCTGTAACTGAAGTTCCAGATGTAACAGTAAAGTCAATGGTAAGACTATCAACAAAGTTTGCTGCTTCAAAAATTTCTGTACTCACTGCAGTATTAAAATCACTTACTTGTGATGCTTCAATAGTTAATGCAGTTTCGTCAACTTGAAGTTCACCTGAACCATTTAATGTAATAGTATCGTCATCATATAAAACATCTAATTGACCTGATGTAAGTCCTAATGCATCTCCTGCAACATTTTCATTTAATGCAATTTCACCTGCAAGATTAAATTCAAATGAATTTGTATCAAGATTAATTGCTAAACTGTTACCATCTCCACTATCAAACTCAATACCTTTATTAGTATTAATATCTGCAGAAATTACAGAAGTTGAAATGTCGATACCATTACCTGCTAAAAAAGCTGTAGATTCAGAGAATATTGTCCAATCTAAATCGTCTGTATTTAAGGTTAGATTTCCATCTCCTAATAATACAAATCCTGTACCTCCATAAATTATACCTTTCTCAACGAATGTAAAATTACCACTTGAGACTTCGTTTGATGGAGAACCATCATGGTCTTCTGCTCTTTCAATAGCACCTGTCGAACCTGCAGTTGTAACTACATAAATACCATTTTCTGTAGCATCTGCCTGATCTTTAATTAATATTCTATCACCTATTTCTACAGTACCACCATCAAGGTCAAAATCAGAAACATCTGTTAAGTCAACTCCTGTAAATGCACCTGTACCACCAGTACCTCCGGTTGAATTATACGTACCTGATATAGGATTCCTTGTTGCGAATCTTACTGATTCCTTTGGGTCTAGACCGGAAGCGATTCCGTCTACATACGACTTTGTTGCAGCATCTTGTGGCGCAGTAGGATTTGCTATATTCTTAATCTGGTAATCAGCATTTCCTGAAGCTGTCCAGTTTGAATCTAACACTACCTGTTTAATTCTAATTTTACTCATGTTTATTAATTATTTTTAGTTATTTATCTTATTTAATATTGCTTATTTACCAAATAGTCAAAAGAAACACGTGAACTTGTTGATAACTCAAATCCTGCAATACTTCCATTCCAGTATGGGATATCTCCTAACTCAATATTATTAAATGTTTTAGCAGTAGTACCACCATCATTTGAGAAATAAACACATTTTGTTTTTACGCCGTTTCCTACTTCATAATCAACTCCATTATATTTAAAGCTTACATAACTTCCTTCGACTGGTGTATTTGATATACCGGTTAAAGTTGCTGGATCTCCATCCACAGATGTCGATATCGCATTTAAAAATTTATCATCTGGGCTCTGTATTGAAACATTTCCAGATACAGGTGGAGTCGCTGGTATCGGGGCGTTTATCCATTGTCCTGATATTCCGTCATATGTTAATACGTCTCCGTCTAATATTGGAGACATTACGGAAACATCATCTAATTCTGATAAAAAAGTAACTCCACTTCCGCCTATCTGCCATTCTTCCCAGTCTGTATCAGTTCCAGTCCATGGTCCGGGTAATAACTTCCAATATGTTCCTGAATCTTGAGTACCGACTATCATACCAGCGTTACGTCTCTCGTTTGTTATTTCGTTTCTCTTGGTATTATTTGCGACATTTCGTAAACCATCATACACATACTTCATATCCATGATAGCAAATGTATCTATAGAATCAGTTGGTGCGAATGTCCCGGTTACCGGTATTGTTCCTGGTATTAATGCCATTTTTCTTTATTGTTCTTTTAATTTACTGATATTACGATGCTTCCACCTAACATATTTTTTGATCTATATACTCTATAATCTTGTGTTACTCCATGTGTATTAGTGATAGATACTATTCTAAATTTGTATATCCCGGATCCAACGTCAGTATATCCCTCTGGAGTATCGGCCATTGCGACTCCTAGTCCGGTCGAGTTATCCTTGATAAATGTTGGTTCTGCAAATGTAGTTGGAACCGCAAAGTATTTATATCCACCTGCTGCCATTGAAAATGTTCCGTTAATCGATGTTGATAGACTATTTCCAGCAAAAGATTCTATTTGAGATTCAGTAAGAATCGCGTTATTACTTGTTCCCCAAAATCTTCTCCATCTCCAGTTTATTTGATAATTATCGCTCATAGTTGATGCATTTGTTCTAGTGGCTGTTATTTGCCAAACATGGCTAGCTTGAGCAGTATAGGTAATTGGTGAAGGCAATGTTATTGTCTCATTTCCATCATTAACTAATCCACTAGCTAATACTACAGTTCCACCTGTGATATTATTAATTGATACCGTGTTTGGTGTAATATTTCCAGAGTTATAAGTAGACCAATTAAAGGTTCTACTTATATTATTAACAGTTTCTCCAACTTCTAATGTTGTGGATTGACCGTTTATATTAAATGATGTAAATTGTGGCACTTGAAATGGATATAATAAAGCATCCCACATTTGTTGCATAGTTTGATTAGAAAAAGTGCTTCCGGCTGCGATACCTCCGATTGTGGAAGGAACTGGGTTTAAATTAGTATAGTTACCAAAGCTAGAGCCAGGATCTGTTGTGAAAAATTGGAATCTTGATCCGTCCCATACTAAATAATAAATTACTCCGGATAAAATATCATTTGGGTCAAGATCTACAAATCCACTAATTGTTGACTTTTCAATCGGATAAGTAGCAAGTCCATCGACTTCTAAAGTAGACGGACCAACATTGTTAAGCTGAAATTCTACTAAATATATAACATCATCTTCGTATGATGTTATTCCGGGAGCATCTGCTGTTCCTATATACGTAGCATCTCCAAGAGCAGATACTTTTATATTAGTTTGAGTGTTAGTTCCAATAGCACCTGATCCCATTATAACCACTTTTACATTGGATCTATCTTCTACCAGAGTTACATCAAGTGAGTTAATTGTGTAATTATCAATATGTCCTTCTACCTTTTCATTAGTTGTAACATCAATAAGATCGACAACAACGTTGTCCGTGTTTAAATTATGATTAATAGTAATAGTGACGTCTTCTAAATAATCATTAATTTCCCAATATGAATAGTTAGGTGAAAGTGGAGCCCCTGGTCCTAAATTAGGTCCCCAATATGCGTTACCATTTCCATCTGCGTGTAAAATATATCCAGCAGATTGATTATTATCAACAAATTGAAATTTACCGGGATTTAATACATCTCCTATAATTGCTTTTCCTACTGGTTTAAACTTGGCATCGTCTCCTATGATTTCCCAAGCAAAATCAGTCATTATATCAAATGTATTACCATCATCATCTGTGAAGTAAACTGTTGTGTTTACTGGTTCATATGTAGTTTGTACTTCAGGGGGTCCTATCCAAATGAGTCCTTGACTATCTGGGACAGTTGGTATAACTAACGGACTTCCTGCTTCTGGAAGTAAATATAATCCATCAACTGGTGCAGTTAGGTTAGTTAAACTTACCCATCCTCTACCATCAAGATATCCTATGAAGTCTTCTCCAAATTCTGGTCGTTGATTTTGAACACCAGTATAAATAACTTCACCTGGTACTCCAACTTTTGGCCAGTCATTAAAGTCAGTATATCTATGTCTCTGTGATTCAGAAACTACAACCAATAGTTCTTGTCCTTCTGCTTTACCTAGTGAATTTATAGTAAACGTAGGAATTCCATCTAATGTTAAAGAGAGCCTATCTGTGACGTCTACATTTTTAAACGTACCTTTATTTACGATAAAATTATTAGCAGATTCATCATACTTTATATTTTCTAAAAAAGTAAGATTTGCTTCGGATAAACTCTTAAAGTTTAAGTTAGTGACGTCCACGATAGAAGTTAAGCTAGAATTGCTTAACTGTCGTATTCCTTCTAATTTGCTATATATTGACATCGAGTTATCCTATATTTTATTTTATTTATTTAACGATATAACCAATAAGAAACGTATGAAACTAATCAATATTTTCCTATTATAGTATCACCGTGTCCTTATCTACTTCTGACATTAATGTAAAGTTTCCCTTTGCAACTAAGCAATTACTAAGCTTCGCATCTATCATATGTTTTGGATCATTGTCTAAATAACTATTAGCAATCTCATTTTCTGATCCGTGGTATTTACATTCTAATATTTTTGATCTTTTAATATAATTTCCAGATATAATATCACAATTTTCTAATTTTGAATTTTTAATAGTACAATTACTAAATAGACAATTTTTAGCATCTGCTTCAATTATACAATTATAAAATTCAAAATCTTCTATTATTACACTTTTTCCAATTGTTGCATCTTTAACTTGAATTATTTTCCTATCATTATCATAATTGATATCTGCTTCTGATACTCCTCCGAATACTAGGAGCTCAAATATCTTCTCTCTAAAGTGATGATAGTTTGATTCAATTAAATAAGGCATGGACTTTAAGTCATAATAAATATTAATATTAGGATAATTAGCCTTAAGATCCATAGGATGTTTTGTCGCGTTTATTGTTGTTTTATATTCTTCTACTATTCTTTCGATTTTTCTTTTTTCATCTATTCCATATTGATAATTCTTAGAAAGAGTTTCATATAATCGACTTATAACAGTATTGATTGTGTTAGTTGCTTGTTGTTTTTTCTTTTCGTAATCTTTTCCTCCAATATATTTAATTGTTAAATATCCTTCATCTAAATTAGAAAAATCATGTCCAAAAAAATCTGAGTCTGGAAAATTAAATGCCATTGGATCTAATCTCTCAACTAATGAAGATGATATAAATGTAGTATATGGATTCTTTGCGTGAATATTAAAAATCTGATTCTGATTTATCTTATGTCTATCTGATGAATCTGTGTTCCAGTCTTCTAATATAGAAGATTCATCTAGTCCAATTAAATACTTAAATCTATTTAGTTTTGAAATATGTACACCAGATTCAATATGTCTTTCATCTATAGATATATTCACTTTAACTTCACAACGATCGTCTGTGTGCCCGAAGTGATCCACAATATTCATGGTTTTAAGCATCGTATGCATAGCATCGTGATACGTCATAAATCCGGTCTCAAATATAAACATCTTAGTATTCGCATTGAATTTATTAGATAGTTTAAAAACATCAGTATTAGGTTCAAAACTTTCATCTACTCCTTTAAACCAATTCACTTTTTTACCTAGGTTTTTAGATAGTTTAGACGCAAGATCTCTTCTTCTAATAGGGGATTTAAACTCAAATGAAAATGATAGTAATGCATTTTCATAAACTTTATGTTTATCTAGTTCTTTGTACATAAGAATTCATAATCTTTAATTTATTTATTTGGTATGTTCTGAGTTAAATAAATATGAACGAGCCGAAATACATTATTTGCAGTATAAATAATATAAATAGACAGGAAATCATAATGGCAGCTAATACACAATTTGGAAACTATAAAATATTTAAAACTCTCAAGGCAACAGTTGAAGATATATTATTAGACACAATGCAATATCTATCTGGTAGATTCAACCAGAGTAAATCTGTATTTACTGCAGCTTCTCCATTTGGCCAAATACTAATAGTAATAGAAAATCTATCTCAACTTATATTCTTTTATATAGAAGACGCAATTACTGAATTAAACATTAACGAAGCATCTAGATTAACTTCTATATACTCACTAGCGTCCTTAGCGGGTCATAATCCAAGTAGAGCGATGTCTGCTACTGGAGAAATATCACTAAGTATTAACATAGACGCAGAAGAATTTCCAGTTAATTATGTAATACTTCCAAATTTAACAAGAGTTACCTGTGCGAATAATGGACTTACTTACATACTAGATCTTCCACAGGATGAAGTTAAATTTTCTCTTAATGGAGATAATGATGGATTAGCATTGAATGTGAGACAGGGAATTCTAGAAACTCAGACGGTTACTTCACAAGGAAGAGCTCTTGAAAGTTTTTCAATTGGAAGTCCCCAAAACTTCTTTATTGATAACTTCTTTGTAAACGTTTACGTAAATGGAGAAAAGTGGAAAAAATATGAATCTATGATTGATATTCCAAGAGGAGAAAAGGGATATATTATTAGAACTGGAATAACAAGCGGATTAGATGTTTACTTTGGAAATAACTCATTTGGTTTAATTCCAAACCGTGGAGCTGAGATAATAGTAGAATATTTAGTAAATGAAGGACCTAGGGGAAATATCAGAACAAACGACCCCGGGACAGTTAAATTCTCATTTGAAGATACAGGATTCTCAATATTAGGAGAAGAGATAGAATTAAATGACTATGTAATAATAGATACAATACATCCTCCGTTTTTTGGAGCAAATCCTGAAAATTCAGAATTGACTAGGCTAATTGCACCTAAAACTTCTAAAAGTTTTGCACTCGTTAATATTGATCATTATGAAATTACACTAAGAAAGCTAAATATGTTTTCTATGATATCAGTATATTTAGATGAATTAGACAGAAGAATGTTGAATTTATTTTTAATACCAGATATTAGAAAAACATTCAGTAATCCACAGGATTATTTTTCTGCAGATTTATATAGATTTGTATTAGGAACATATCAAAAATCAGAAATTCTTAGATATCTTGAGAAATCAGGGACTAAACTAATTGGTACTGATATTAAATTAATAGATCCAATTATTACCAGATATGTTGTAAATACATCAGTTATTGTATTTGATGACGTTTCAATAGAACTAATTAAAAATGATATATATTCAGCAATTGGAGAATATTTTGTTAAGAATACAAGACGAGAAAGAATTCCAAAAAGTGATTTAATTAAATTACTAGAAGATATAAATGGAGTTGACTCTGTTGCAATAACAATGGTTGCCAAAAATAATGAAAATTCTAAAAAGCTGAATTCAAATGCCGCACTTGTAGGGCTTGATGACTTCAATGATATTGTAATTGGAACAAACGAACTTCCTATTGTAAGGGGAGGATGGACTGATAGATATGGAAATGAATATAAAGAAGGAATATCAGAAGATTCACTAGGAGCAGTTAATATAAAAATAAGCAACATAGTTACTAGACCAACTATGTAATAAATAATATTATGGTAAAAGATAGCATATATAAACCAATCTATGAGAGAAGGGAAAAAAGGTTGCATCGTGGATATGATTATAAAGACAACATCATGAAAAACACTATGTCTAATCAAATGTTTGATGTAAATCCAGAATTAAATAGTTTCATTAAAAGTATTAATGATATTGTTTATAACTGGATAGAGTCAGTTAAGCAAATTAAAATATTCGCAAATCCGGCAGTTGACAAGTATGAAAATAAAATTAACTAAATGTCAGACGGTAAAATTAAAAAAGAAACTAGAACCCATCTCAAGAATGAGATAGAGTCTCTATTAAGCACAATTAACTCTCAGCCTAATGAGGATCTATTAATTGATAATGAATTAGCGGAAGAAACTAGAGCGCCAAGTCCATATGACTTTGAGAAGATGAGTGATGAATATACAGTTAAAGCAAAGGCTATAACTGATTCACTATTTAAGAATTTCGTAGATATTGGAATTTTTGAGAAAAATGATTATGCTCGACATAAGAAGGAGTTAGATACAATTAATATATCTAACTTATTTTTCCAATTAAGAACTCTTAAGATAACAATCATGAAAGTCATGGAAGAAATTGCATCTGGTAATACTCATCCTAGGCTACTTGAAGTAATGGGACAATTGCAAGATAAAATGGCAAATATCACAAAGATGCAGGCAAATTATGTTTTGTTTCTTGAAGATACATATAAAAAACTTAATAGTGAGGCTCCTGCTAATCCAGATAGTACACAAGTCGACTCTGCACCAGGAGAAGGGCAATTCTTTGTGTCGGTCGGAACTAAAAATATAATAGACAATTTGCCTGAAGTAGAAGTTACTGACGAAGATTTAATCATAAAGGATGACAGTTTAATATCTCCATCTAATAAATCTGAATTGCTTAAAAACATAGATGAGGATATTACGATTGATGACGATGAAGGAGACGATGAGTTTATTAATCTTGATGAAATAATTTAACACTATGAAGGATATAATGTCAGGAAGTGGTAGTTTTTCATCCATCAAGGTATCAGCAATCGGAGATGGAGAAAGTAATTATATATGGACTACCGAGAAAATAGAAAAATTAGTAGATGATATCAACAATGGTATTGAGGACATTAGAAAGCTTAAGAATTCTCCATTCAAAGATAACGACATTAATTTAAAACGTGAAAAATTACCATTTGAATATACTAATGAAGAAGTAAATGAGCTTTCAAAGTGTAAATCTAGCCTTCTTTATTTTGTAATCAATTATTGTATTATACAAACTCACGATGGTAGAAAGCTAGTTAGAGACATCGGAGGATTAAGAGACTTCCAAGAACAAATACTACATACATTTGACAATAATAATTTAAATATACTGATGGCAAGTCGTCAAACAGGTAAGACGGTTACCTCAGCTTTATATATGCTATGGTTCCTACTATTTCATCCTGAAAAAACTGCTTTATGTGTAGCTGATAACTTTACAACGACAAAGGAACTTATTGAGAAATTTAAAATTGCATTAGAAGGTTTACCATTTTATATGAAACCTGGAATAGAAACAATTAACTCAAGTAATGTAAGATTTGATTCAAAATCTAGACTAGTTGGTCGTACAACTACTAAGAAATCAGGTATCGGTCTTACAGTTAACTTATTATATGTAGATGAGTTTGCCCATATTAATGAATCTAATCTTGATGAATTTTACAGAGCAATTTTCCCTACTGTTACTGCCGATCCAAATGGTAAGATTATATTGACATCTACACCAAATGGTAAGAATAAATTCTGGGAAATATGGAAAGATGCAGTTGATGGTAAATCAAGATACGTTCCATTAAGAGTAGATTGGTGGCAGGTACCAGGACGTGGAGATGCTTGGAAAAAAGAAGTTATTGCCGATTTAGGTTCAGTAGAAGACTTTAACCAGGAATATGGATTACAGTTCTTTTCTTCTGATAAATTGTTATTAAACTCACGAGATCTTAAAAGACTAGAATTAATCAAAAAATCCTACGTGCAAACAAATTTAGTTTTAGAAGAAGACCTAGCTCATATAAATGAGTATTTATATTTCCATAAGAATTATTCTAGTAGAACACTTGACGATTTTAAATCAGATCAAGCTAATTACGTATTTAGTATAGATACGGCAGATGGGATAGGTGCAGATTATTCAGTTCTTAATATCTATAAAGTAGTAAGTATGCCTATAAAAGATCTTATGAAAAAGAAAGAAATAGTTAAAAATGAAATAGACGCAATATCTATTGTACAAGTGGGCTACTTAAGAAGTAATCAATTAGACATCGGAGAGTTTGCTATTGCATGTGAGCATATAATATATAACATATTCAATACTGATCAAACTAGAATCATAATAGAGCTTAATCATAAGGGTGATATTATATTAGAGCATCTTAAGGAAAACGATGATTATTGGCCAGGACAAATAGTTCACACTAAGCATACACAAGCAGCAGTTAACTTTAAGCCTGGATTACGACTAGGTCCTTCAAATAAGATTAAATACTGTGAAAAATTCAAATATTTAGTTACGATTAATAGAATAATTCCAAATGACGAATTTACAATTACTGAGCTCCAATCGTTTGGTAGATCAAAAGGCGGAATTTACAGAGGACAAAATGGAAATGATGATTTAGCAATGACATCAGTTAATATGTCATCATTATTTGAATCTTCTCAATTTTGGGACATAGCAATTGAAACATTTGAAAGACAATCGCCTGAATACGTGAAACAGTTAGAGGAAGATATTTTTAGCATCCATAGAACAGGAAGAAGGAAATCTGCATATGATTTCGATGAATTGAAAAGAATGAATGCTAGACAAGATAATGGAGGTCAAAACCGTAAGGATATAAAAGTTGACGTGTTTAATACAGAGTCACTATCTCATATGAAAAGTTTACAAGATAAATTTTTTAAATCTTAATTTCAAAGTGGTATAATATATCTGCACTAATAGTGCTAACGATAACGACAACGATATGAGAAAATTACAGTTTACTGGTGACGCTACCATAGAGGAGATATATGAGATACACAAAAGCGAAATTTACAACAACGTATTAGAATTAATTGAAAAAAATTACCGAAGTGACGAAATATATGAAATCGATGTGGTAAAAATATCTACAGAATCAAAAGATCATATAATTACTCTTACGAGAGATAAGTTTATTGCTAGTTTGAACCGATGCATTGCCTTTTTTGAAAAATTGGAGGAATACGAAAAATGCCAAGTTTGCGTAAATATGATCACTGAAATCAAAAATAAAAATAAAAAAATAACTAGCGTAAATGGGATTTGAGGAAACTAACAAAATTATCAATGAAAGAATTCAGGAAATAGCACAAAAATTTGCAAATAAATCAATAACGGAACGTGAGAGAAATGAGCTCGCATCACTGATATATCCTAAATTAAGATATCATATCTGGAAATTTTGTATGAATAATACAGATACAGATGAAGCGTTACAATGGACTCTTAAAAAGATATTTAATAATGTTGCAAAATTTGATTTTGAAAAGGGTAGATTTACAACATGGATTTATACTATAGCAAGAAACGAGACTTTATATTATTTACATATGAAGAAGAGAAACTCGTTTGGTACATTTGAAGGAATAACCGATAATACAGATGTTGGAGGATATTCTGATGTAGATAACTTTGATGATTTTGAAGAAAATCTAGATTCATTATATAATATAACTGTTGCGGAAATATATGGAATTGAAGATTCCTTATTAAAAAATATAGCAGTGGATAAAATGCTTAAAAAGCAAAAAGTAAAAAACATTGCAGATAAGTATAGTATCAATGAAAATACTGTAAAGACTAAGCTTAGAAAAATACGAACAGATATTAAAAGCAAAGTCTTAGAGAAAAATCCCCATTTCAGGGAAACATTAAATCACATTTTTGACATATGAAACTAAAAGACTATATTTACCCAAATAGAGTGTATAAGTCACTCAAACTTGCATTAAAAGAAAAAGTATATGCAGCAAGATATGCTAGCATTTTAAATGATTTAGAGCGAGAAGAAAAACTTAAAAGAATTGGATTTAGAAAAGATGGAAATAAATTATTTTTCGGAGTTAATTTAAATCCAGAATTATTAATGTATACTGAGGATTCTAAAGAATCAGTTGAATTAAGATTCGTATCAGATGCTACTAAAAAATATACTGATTTTTTACAAAACGAAGGAATCCTAGATTCAATCAAAGCGGATTACGAAAGAGTATTCACAGAAGATTTTTATGGATATATTGTACAGATATCATATGACTATAGAAACTACTTACCTAAGAAATTTAAATATGATATTGGGTATTTTATTGGACTATCGGCAATTGTTATCGGAGGCATCCTAATCACATTATTAAGTATATTTTAATATCCGATAAATAAATAATAAAAATAAATACATAAAGATGAAAGACTTTTTAATAAAATATAAGGTTCACATACTCGCTACTATATTAGCAATAGTATTTATTGGATCATGTTCAAAATCTAGAAAAATTAGTCGCTTTGAAAAAGCAGAAGTAGAATATACTAATTCAATTGATAGTTTAAACACAGTGATTTCTATAAAGGATGCTAGATTAGATTCTATTCCTGAAATACTAAAAATAGAGAAACTATCAATATATTTGTCTCTTGATGATACAATATCAAGAGTAGACAGAACTCCACAATTAATGGGATTTCACACTCTAATTAAGGATAAAATAAAAGATATCCAAAATGATTAAATGGATCAAGTCTAATAGAAATACGATAATCCGTAACTCATTTTTACTTCCAATATTATTGGTCGTAATTATGTCGATTAGTCATGTTATAAGTTGGTATGATTTAGGTAATCCAATGTCATGGGCAATATATCTGTCGGTTGCTATTGAGATATTTGCACTTGCTTCAGTATCAGCGTCTTCTATTAAAATGAAACGAGGATCAATATGGTTTTTATTTGGATTAGTTACACTGATTCAAATAATTGGTAACATGTTCTATGAATTCAATTATATAAATCCAACTGGAGAAAATTTCATAGCTTGGATAGAGCTTATTAATCCTATGTTTGAAGATTGGGAAGTTATTGATCATCGAAGATTTCTAGCAACTATACAAGGTGGAACACTTCCAATAATGTCACTTACTGCTCTTCATTTTTACATTAAATTTAATGATCTTGCACATACTGAAGAAACACCAAATGACAAAACTAAGAGGTACTTCGATGCTAGAAATAGAAAAATGGAAGAAATGGTAGCAGCCAATTCCAAATCAGATGAGGAAATTATCGCAGATGGAGAAAAAATGAAAGTCAAAAAAGCAATGACTAGAGCTTCTAAAATGAGCGAAAATATAGAAACAGATGAAAATGAACCTACTGCTCTTGCATTCACACAAAGTGAGGAACAACATTTAAAAAAATCAGAAATTGATAGAGCTGCTGAAATAGATGCCAGAATCGATGAAGAACTTAAAAAAGTAACAACTGATGATAGTCCAAAGGTTAATCTAGAGGACACTCACGCTAACGCTGATATAGATAAAGATATACACGATTCTCGTGGAAATACACCTATCTATTCAAAACAAATAGACCCTAGCACTGGTAAATTTGTTCATAAAAAAATAGACCAGACTTATGGCAATTCCTAAATTAGACAGTGTATGTAACAATGCAGCATCTGATGCTCAACCTATATTACAACTATTTGACGATAAATGTTTTAAAATAGTAGAAAAAGCAAAAGCCGAATCAGTATTCTGCTTAGATGACTTTGCGTTTCCAGTAGATGGAAAATCATGTATTTCTTTAGAAGGAGAAATGGACGGAGGCGAATTGATGCTATTTGATAACCAAATATTAACAGCAGGGTCTCCTGTATTAGATCTACAATCTGATTCAATTTACGTAAGGGGAATAATGGTTAAAATAGAATATCCAGAAAATGATTCTAATGGAGAAGAAATAGATATCACAGATAAAAACGTGGAAATATGGATAGAAGATGCAGAAACTTTAGATTATAAAGAGCATCCATTGTATAATTTATTTGTAATGTTTACTAATCCTAAGTCAAATGACCCACGTCATCTGATAAATAGAATAAAGATAGTTAATCCTAATCCACTGTATTCAGTTTCGATTACGGCATTAATAGTCTACGGAAAAGTAAAATAATAATATACAATGAACGATTTTGCAACAGAATTAATTGAACTTAATAACGCAGCTTCTGCATCTCCAGAATTGTCGTATAAGCCAATCTATATCGTAACCGATAAAAGAAGAGTTGATCCTAATAAAACAACATTAAAATATCTGCAAGTAGGTGGACCAACAGCAAATGATAAAATTGGTAATGCTCTTGGAGCAATATTCAAAGTTGAATTTGTAGATCTTTCTGCGTTATCTGCTACTCATATTAAAATATGGGGAATTCATAACGATGATGATTCTGCAGTAATTTATCCAGTCGCATATCTAAATGGTATAACTCTAAATGTTGTGCTAGATAAATTTGAATTTACTGATGCTGTTGGAAATATAGCAGCTGCGGGAGGAGCATACACGATAATAGGACATAGAAAGAATACACAACCGTTACTATAATGAGTAAATTAAACGAAGCTAGAGGATTTAATATGTTTCAACAGCGAGACAAAATGGCAGGGCTACCTTTCACAGGTCGATCTGGTGATTTTAACTTTGTAACTGGACGCAGCCAATTTACTCCTGGTATTTCAATTAAACAACTTCCACTTAGTGACCTATCATTACCAACTGACGTTGGAATATCAGAATTCCAATCTAATGTAAATGTAATTAAACACTACTTTAGACCAGGAATGAGAGTCAGGGGATTACTCGTTAATTCTAAAATTGGATCTAATAAAGGTAGAATAGTTATTGGAAAACTTGAAAAGATCGATGTAAATCGACGTGACCATACAATAAAAGTTTATATCAAAGATCCTGAAACATTAGAAACTCAAGAGATATACATTGACTCACTAGAAAGATTATATGAACATAGATATCGAGCATTCAGTTTCTCAGAGTTCATAGGATCTTAAATCAATAAATAATATTAATAGAAAGCTGCTGTTTCTAAAACTAGCAGCTTCTTTTTTTATATAAGATAAAAAAATCTATTTTTATTATGGATGATAATCAAAATGAAGAATTAGCTATGCTAGATAAGATGGACGCTGAAGGAGGAGTTAATAAGCCAATTTCCGAGGCAGATGAAATCGTAGAAAAATCAGAACCGGTTAAATCACTAGGCAAAGCTAAAAGTTATGAACATCGCGAACATGTAATGTCAGCTGTCGAAGATTCTCCGTGGAAACTTCTAAATTTGGAATTACTTCCTTCTCGTGGAATGTTCTATCCTCATGATTCAGAGCTAATGATCAAATCTGCGACAGGACGGGAAATTAGACACTGGTCTACTATGGATGAACATGATCCAATTGATGTAAGAGAAAAAATAAACTTTGTGCTAAATAAATGTTCTAAATTTAAAGTTAGAGGAAATCCTAGACTTATGAATTTTAGTGAATTCTCAGATGTAGACAAGTACCATATATTATTTAGAATATACGAATTGACATTTCCTAATCAGGAAAATAAATTAATGGCTAAATTAAGATGCGCAAATGGAAAATGTAAGCATGTAAATAAACTTCAAGTAACTAGTAAAAATTTATTAGGATTTGAAATACCTGAAGAGATTTACAAATATTATAATCCCGATGAAAAATGTTTCGTTGTTCACTCTCCTAAGTTAGAAGAAACACTTAGGTTCTATTTACCAACGTCAGGAACGATGGATAAATTCAGAGAAAAAAGGAAAGAGGAAGAAAAATCAGGAATAGAAATTGATAAAGCTTTCTATAACGTTGGACCGTATCTAGTACAAGATTTTAAACAATTAAATCGTATATCATTATCTAAATTGAAACAAGAAACATTCGGATGGAACGATCTTAAATTTACAATTATCCATAAGTTTACCGAGATGTTACGAAAAGCAGCAGTAAATAGGGCGACTGGTGTATGTGAAAAATGTAAGTCCAGATTGGAGAGCTCGATTTTTTTGGGAGGAAGCTTCACTGTCAAAGATATTTTCATTGTTTCAACTGGACTTGATGAACTTATTTGAGCTAAATGCTCGATTGGCAGTGAAGCTTAACCAAAGCTTTGATACACTATACGATTTAGAATATATGGAATATTCTCTGCTTTTAAATATCATAAATAAGGATATTGAGGAAGAAAATGAGAGAATTTCTGAGATTGAAAGACAAAGGGAAGATAATAACTCTCAGTTGAAAGTAAACTTGCCTTCTCATTTGAAATCCTAATAAATAATAAAAAATGACAAATCATTGAGTGTTTCAAATTATATAGATAATTACAATAGGAAACGTGATAATATTATTCAAAGTAATATTGAATATTCTAATAATAATCCGTACCCTATTGATGAGTTAAATGAATTAGGAAATAGTACTGTTCTTAAATATGTGTTTGATGAGAATGGACAAATTCCATCTGCACAGAAAAGAATAAAATTACTTGCTATTGAAGACAATAAAGATCTATATGATAGATTATCAAATGGTGCTCGTGGATTAGAAAAACTTAAACAAAATGAAAAGTTATTAGAAATTGATCCAGAAGCAGTGCTTAAATCTAGATTCGACGAAGTCGTTAAAGTACTTAATAGAACTAACTCTACTACAGATGGAAATATTAAATTAGATGAATGGTTAAATGGAGAAATAACAGAAGGCAACTTCAATACGTTTGGTGAATTATATAATGCAATATTAGAATCTTCTAATATGACTGGAATTGATGCAGATATAGAATTCGTAATATCAGCATTTAAAGAATTAAGTGGAAGTGATGAAACTGATGAACCTACTGATGACGTTAATACGTTAAATGATGAGGACATCATCGATGAAGTAATTGACGGAGAAGATCCATTAAACTTAGGAGAAACATCGGAAACATCTGATATAGTAGAAGGAGAAATTACTGAGACTGCTCCTGAGCTTGAACCTGAATTAACACTAACCGACGATGAATTAGATGAGGATAGAGGATTTACGGAAATAGATGAAGTATCTCCAATTAATGAAGAGGCTACAGTCGGTGATTTTGATACAAATGAAGATGGAACAGTATCTCTATCTGAATATAATGAAAATATAAATTCTATAATAAATGATATTCAGGAAAATGTAACCAATGAAACATCAAATATAGACAATCAGATAAATGAGGCAATTAACAACAACGATAGATCTTATTTAGACAATATTAATAATGAGACCGAAGGCGATGTTATAAATAATTCTAGTTCTATAACTGAATCTAATGAATCATCCACTACTTCGTCAACTGGTACTGGAAGTGGATATTTTGATGACGATATTGCTCCAACATCATCCAGGGATTTGGAGATTCTTAGATCTACTCTTGGAATGACAAGCGAAAGGGAAACTGCTTCTGAATCAAATGATACAATAAATGATTCAAACAGAGATGGAATAGAAGTAGTAGATGATACAATAAATGATTCAAACAGAGATGGAATAGAAGTAGTAGATGATATAATTAATGAGACATCAGTTAATTCTGATTCACCTAGCATTGGAACAAATAATATGTCAGCTGATACTGATACTGAAGAAACTGAGGTAGTTAGGGACAGAGTAGGAATAGATAAATTTGTCGCACCGATTAATACTCCAGCTATTGATAGAACTAATGATGAAACTAAACCAATCGGAGAAGAAGTAAAAATGACGGAGGTTAAATCTGAATCCAATGATGCAGCTCTTCCAGAAAAAACTGAAACATCAATTACGAACAATGAAAACAATAAATCAGAAACTGTAAATCCTGGATATACATTTGTTGATATTTCACAGGTAGAAGCGAGACTTAGAAAAATAGAAAATCTATTATCGTCTCCACTAGAAGTTAAAATAGTAGACTAATGAATATAAAAGAAGAATACAAAAAAGAACTAAAAGCTATTGTTAATCGATATGCTGAAATTCATATTGAAATAAAAAAGTTAGAGGAAGAGATGTTAAAACTAGTCGATTCAAAAAACGACGTATCAACTGAACTCCTTAATTTAAGAGATACTGAGATATCCCTAATAAATAAAATAGAAGAGGATATAGGGGAAAAACTAACCCAGGAATTTCTTACTGAAATAGTAAACTCATAATTATGTTAGAAAAATTAAAAAGGCTTCCACTAAATATTATATTAATGATAGTAATAGTAGTGCTTGTGTTATTATATTTAAAACAATGTAATAGATCTTCTAATTTAGATTCAGATCTTAAAATTGCAAATATGAATAGTCAGGTTTTTAATGATAGTATAACTACGTATAGAGATAAAGCAGGAAATCTAACGTACGAGAAAGGCATCCTCGTTGCATCAGAGAAAGATTTAAAAGATCTTAATAAAGAACTATATAATGAAGTAAAGGAGCTCAAAGACAATCCTAAAATAATAATCAAGGAAAGTATTGTTATAAAAGAGGTTCCATTCGAAGTCCCGACTTATATTAATGTATACCCAGATGGATCTACTGGACTTTCGTGGAGCAGAGATACTACTTATAACAATAGAAATTATCAAAAGTTAGAAGGAGAAACTAGATTTATATACGATTCTCTTGGAATACATAATCCATATACAATGATAAATTCTAACGAAATTGGAATATCATTTATAACAGGAATCAAAGAGGGTAAAGATCATTATGAAATATTTATAAAATCTGATTATCCTGGATTTACAGTTACTGATATTCAAGGATCTATATTAGACAAAAAGATGATTCAATCAAATGAAAGCGCAGTTGTATTTGGTCCATCTATTGGATATGGAGCAATACTTAGTCCAAATGGAACAATTGGACACGGAGTCACAGTTGGGTTTAATGCTACTTATAATCTAAATAGACACTTCAAAAAGTTATTCAAAAAATATAATTTATAAGCATGTCAGTACAAAGTAGATTCATAAGTTTATCATCATATTGTTTAGTTGAGTATATGTTTGAACCAATGGGTTCAACTAACTTTCTAAGTGATAATGTCATTCTATTAAAGAATGATAAATCAGGAGTATATCAAATATACAATGAAGATAGTTCACTGTCAAACACTAGAAACATAAGAGACATAACAGTAACACCCATTGGAAACAATAAGATGGTTTATCTAGATTCTGAAAAAGTCCCTAATTATATAGATTATGATAATGACATGACAGAGACCCTACTTACTGGTTATAACGTAGTGTATGATAGAGTGAGATTTCACTTTGTATCTGGATTTGATTTTGAAGGATTTGAGGCACTTATACTAGCAGTAATGAATAAGCAAAATAATGGAGAAAATCATTTATTTGCAAATATTTTACTTGCTCCTGAAACTATTTCAGAATTATTAACATTTAATTCTAAACCTCTATTCTTATCAGATTCACAATTTGATAGATACATTGACGTATTAGTTCCATCAATTAAGAATATAAATCAAGATTATGACGTTGCTCCTAATCCATCTATTACTTTTTCTGCAAATATTACTCCTACTACTACTGGTGGACATAGTGCGTTTATAACAAATGCACCAATCACAGTAACCCTATCTGAATGTGCTAAACGTTCTAAACTAGCAACTAATGTAGGAATAAAATATGATACATTTGAAATAACTGAAAACTATGATGCATCTGTTTCTCAAACAAATGAGTTTGATAATGTAGGAGCATCTGTGAATGAATCCTCTAATGGAGATTTTATAGAATACTATTTAACATGGAATGGGGGATTCCCTGAAGAATTAATATCGATTTTAAATAAAAGAAACCCTAATGATGATTGGGTAATAATTCATCAACTTAGTGTATTTGAACAGGTTGGAAGTTCCTTTCAAAACACATCTAGACAAATTATATTTCAAGAAGACAGTTATGATGAACCTTTAGTTTATCGTCCAGTTTTAAAATTTGCCGGATCTGCAATTAGCATGTCAATTGATTTACTATCTAGATTAACAAATAGAAGAAACGGAGAACAGATTATTAGAGAAGCTTCCTATACTTTAATATCTCCTAAGAAATATGGAAGAAAACTTAATGTTATTCCGTTAAGTGATGAACCACAATCGCAAAAAGTATATAATAAGATAATTAAAAAGGATTTTGAATCAACTAACTTATTCATTGAGCCTTCATTTGCTCCAGGATTTAATACTGAGATCCCAGTGATAAATGAACCGGTTACTACAACTGAATATATTCCAGTATTTTTTAACAATAATAACATCTCTATTTCAAATAATAACGGGATGCTAAAAACAAGGGACATAGCGGATGAAATTATATTTGGACCCGGAGCTCTACGCTTCGTACTGTCTCCGTTTGATAATGTAATTAAGTTAAAAATGTTTAATATAATTAATAAGAAGCCTGTTCCGTTAGATCTTAATTTAACAGCCGCTTCATATAAAATGACATTTGAAACACAAGAAGGTAAAATACAAGTTCAAAATGATAATAGCGATAAGACAGAAAACTTATCAAACGGAGAAATATCATTTAAGATATCTAAAAAGGATAGTACTGTGATATTAAAGTCTTCAAATCAAACTGTGTATATTACATCAGTTTCACAAGAAGGAACGGAAACATTAATGTACACGGGAGAATGGAGAAAGCCAACCCAACAAGACGAAGTAGATAGAGCTATTAAAGAAGCAAAAGAAGCATATGCTGAGATTGAAAATAGAGAATCTAAAATAACAGAACTAGAACGCAAAATAGAACAGCTTACATCAAGGGAAGAGAAATTTAAATTTTCAATTAATAAAAATACACTAATTAAAAAGAAAGCAGTAGCGCCAACTGTTAATAGATTTGGAATGAAAAGTCCTAAGAAAATTAGAACTGATGTTTCCAATGCGGGTAGGAAGTCAAAATCATTAGTCGATTTATCTAAATTGACTAAAAATAGTAACTGAGACTGATAAATAATAAAAAATAATTTGCATAAGAATGAAGGATTTTGTAAATAACGTAATACGCGAATTAAAGAATGATTCTAGTTTAAATGATAACTCTTTAGTAAAATTAGTAATTGAGTCAACCGACAAGTCGATTGCTAATAACAATACATATGATAATATATACTTAGAGCTTAAAAATTCTCTAACGGAAATTAATGAGCATTTAAAGAATACTAAGATAAATGGACTATTATCACAATTCACAAAACAAGAAAGAACACCAGATTCAATTCTAAATGAGATGAGTAAGGTTGCTGATTTAAGAAGTAAGATTTCTTTGATTAGAGAATCAAACGCTTATTCAAACCCAATTATAAAGTCAAAGGTAGATAACTATCAGAATGAACTTAACACTGGAAAACCTGAATTCAGATTATATCCTTCTTTTATCAGTGAATTCACACAGCATATACATGAAAGTTCAGTTAAAAACGCAGTTGATCAGGTTGTTAATGTTCTTGAAAATAGAGCAACTGATCTAGAGGTACTAAATACAATTCATATGATGAATGATTCAAATGGAGTAACTAGGATGTATGAGTCAATCGCTGATTCATTAAAGAGTGCTCTAGTTGAAAACAAATACAGTGCAGATATTATTAATTTAATGCATGGAGAATCTAACCTTCCGTTAGTAACTCAACTTGTTAATAATCTAAGAATAATGGAATCATCCAAAGACGGCTCATTTACTCTAGGATCTGGATCAACTGATACTAGAATTCAAAATTTAATTGCACCTGCAATTAAACTTAAAACTGGAATATTAACATATACTGATGGTAGATTCATTAAGATATCCGAATCTAATAAATTAACTGGTAACGAAACTGAGGTCCACATTAATGAAGGATTTACAATTGCTACTATGAATCCTGAATTTATTCAAGCAAAATTCCCAGAGTTTTATAACCTATCAGAAGCATTTGCTACATTAGGATTTGTACCTTCTCAATCTAGAGAAGGAGTAGAAAGTAATTCTATCAGAAACTTTAAACTTGGTTTAAATACAAATGAATCTAATGGATTAGACATTTACTTAAATGGAAATAAAGTTGATGGATTAGGATCTATCAATTTATCAGAATCTCTAGTTATGGAAAGACCAGATGTTAGAAACAGAGTAGAATATGTATTTGAACATCTTGATAAAATCGTTACATTCGAATTCATTAAGAATATCACAAACGATAGACTTATATCAGAGGCTACGGTTTTTGAATTATCAGGAGATTACGTAGTATGTAACAAGACTAATGCAGCTGAAAGAGTTTGGAATAAAGTTGACGAACATCAAATGTTTGATTTCTTTAATGAGAACTTCCAATATGATATTAGTCCCGTATTTAAATCTAAAATTGATGAGTCTATTGCAGAAAAAAGAAGAATTGAAGAAGCTAAGGCAACTATCATGGAAAATGTAGCTAAATTAGAAGGGTCAGTTAAGAAATTAAATGAGACTATTAATTCTAAACATGTTGATCAGTCTCAAGTTGTAGAATTAGAAAAACTTAAAACAAATATTCAAGAATCTATTTCTAAATTGAAAGAAGATTATATTAATGTTGATCTAGCTAAATCCGGTATTAAATCTCAAAAGTCTAAAGTAGATGAAGGTGAAATGCCAGCTGGACTTAAAGCTTATCATGAAAAGAAGAAAGCTAAGAAAGACGGTAAGAAAAAAGAAGACGACGGAAAAGATAAAGAAGACAAAGATGATAAATCTAAGAAAAAGAAAGATGATAAGGGAGAAGTAAATGAAACACTTGATACTTCTGCTCTAATGGCTAAATACGGAAAAGTACATAGTTAAGTCTTTACACTCTAATAATACTAAAGCGGATATTTTATCCGCTTTTTTTATGTTTAATAAAACGGAAGTATAATTTTTAGTATAATAATAAAAAAAACAATATTATATGGAAACATTAAACGATGTAAAAGGAGCCTTTGTTGGATCTTTGGTTAGAAATAACAAAAAGATCCGTGAAGACAGAGCAATTGCAATCGCTGAAGAAGCGGACATGAAGTATAAGCGTAAAGTTGAAGATCTTCAAATCAAAATCAAGCAAATGAAAAGAGAGCGTGACAACATGTTGGATATGAGTCCAACTAGTGCAGACTCTTTAGTAATGGCTAGTGATTTCGACGGAGATCAATTTGTAGAGAAGGACCTAAAATTAGGTGTGGATATCAGAAATCTTGAGATTAAACTTGAAGTTGCTCAAAAAAGATATTCATTCTTATTTGAAGGTGAATCAGAAAATGTAACCACTGACACATAATGGGACATTCAAGTTATTCAGTACAGAGCAGAGTCTCGTCGGCAAGGTCGGCGCACTATGCCACTGCAAGTAGAGATGAAATCTTTACGCAGTCGAAAGAAAGAAAGGCCCATGAATTAATGGCATCTAAGAACATTGCTCTTAGAGAATCTAATGATTCGGAAGAACATCCGAATACAGTACCAGTTCAGTTATATTTAGATGTAACTGGATCAATGGGTCACATTCCACATGAAATGATTAAGGACGGACTTCCTACATTAGTAGGTACTCTAGTTCAAAATGGTATTCCAGATGTTGCTTTAATGTTTGGAGCTATTGGTGATCATGAGTGTGATGGAGATCCTCTTCAAGTTGCTCAATTCGAATCAGGAGATGAGGAATTGGACATGTGGTTAACACGTACTTACCTTGAAGGTGGAGGCGGTGGAAACGCTGGAGAGTCATATCTATTAGCATGGTATTTCGCAGCGTTCCATACGAGAACTGATGCATGGGACAAGAGAGGTAAAAAAGGATTTGTATTCACAATTGGTGATGAACCTAATTTACAATCTCTTCCAATCTCAGCAGTTAAAGAAGTAATGGGAGATAATGCCCATGGTCAAGCTACATATTCCGCTGATGAGTTATTAGCGGCAGCTCAGGAAAAGAATCACGTATATCACATCATGTTAGAGCATGGATATAGAGGAGGTTATACAACTGAAGAATGGAAGCAAAAACTAGGTGATAGGTGCTTAGTAGTTCAAGACTACAAAGAAATTAGTAAATTAATTTCTGATACTATTCTATCACATGATACTAATGTTGATCAAAGTAATCTACAAACTGCTCCTTCTGATACAGGAAGTACAAGTGGAGGTACTGATCACGTAGAACCAATGCTATAATGATAGTTATTGGAGCCGGATTTGGAGATGAGGGTAAGGGGTTAACTACCTCTTACCTATGCTCTAAATGCAAAAATCCTCTCGTTGTGAGATTCAATGGAGGCCATCAAGCAGGTCACACTGTTGTTAAAGATGGAGTTCGACACGTATCATCTACATATGGAGCTGGAGCTTTATATAATATCCCAACTTATATCAGTGAATATTGTACGTTTTTTCCAACGGCGATGTTAAATGAACTACATAAACTACAAGAGGACAACTGTGTATCACCTCGATTGATAGTTCATCCTCTATGCGCAGTTACGACACCTTTTGATTTATCATATAACCAAAAATTAGAAGATGATAGAGGGACCCGTAGACACGGATCCGTTGGAGTTGGATTTGGTGCAACTCTACAAAGACAAGAAGATCACTTTAAGTTATTTGTACAAGATTTAGAATTTCCAAAGATAGTATGGGCAAAGCTTAAAAATATTGCTGAATATTATAATTGGGATTTTGAAACAGCAATGGACATACTTGATCTAGATTCGTTTATGGATGATGTTAAATATGCTACTGAAAGTATTGACATTATGAATTATTCCGAAATTAGAGACGAACAAAGATGGGATTTAGTTTTAGAAGGAGCACAAGGAATATTATTAGATCAAGACCATGGATTTTTTCCAAATGTAACTCGTTCAAATACGACTACTAAAAATGCAATGGATGTATGGTCTAAATTATCAAAGGGAGGATTCTATTTAACTCGTCCAGATATTTATTATGTAACTAGAACATATCAGACTAGACATGGAGCTGGATATATGTCAAATACTGATGATATAGAATCTCAACTTGTCAACAATGAAGATGAGACAAATAAAAGTCATGATTATCAAGGAAACTTTAGAATAGGATCTCTTGATCCAGAAATGTTAAACTACGCATTATATTGTGATCAGAATTATGCTTCAAAGGAATCTAATAAATATTTAGTTGTTACATGTATGGATCAATTTCCAATATCAATTGATAGATTAAAAAAAGAATTAATTATGGAATTTGATGGTATTTATGTATCACATGGACCAGATCCAGACAATATTACTGAATATGAAGGTGAAACTGAAAACACATCAATAGTATAATAAAGATATGGCAAAACAAAAATCAATTTTAGAAGAAGCACATGAGATCGTAAATGAACGATCTGAAGAAGCAGACAGAAACTACGGACCTTTCTCAGAAGGAATGGAACGTGCCGCAATGATCTTTAATGGCATGACAGGACACAATGTTTCTGGCGGTGATATGTTTAAAGCACTAGTTGCATTGAAGTTCTCTCGTGAGTCTTATAATCATAAGAAAGATAACTTATTAGACGCAGTTGCATATATTCAAGGATTAGAAAATTACGAAAATGAAAAAAAGTAAAATACATATATTAATAACTGGAGAACCTAACTCAGGAAAGAGTCGAGTTTTAAAGTTCATTAAAGATTCTTTAAATAAAGAAGGATTTAATGTTGATTTTAATGGAGGAATAGATTTTAATGATGAATCTGACTTTGATAGACATCATGATAAAAATCTAAAATCGGGAATTTCCCAAATTTCAGAAATAACAGAAGTATCAATTGAGGAAAAATCAGTAAAAAGAGGATCGATATGAAGAAAATAGCATTAACCTCCGTATTTGCAAACTTAACTTACAATGATAAAAATCATAGAGGGTTGGAAGCAATGTTCATCAAGAAAATGATGGAAGAAAAAGGAGCACAAGTCGACTGTGTTGGATATAAAAATAGAAACATGAAAGATCTTGATTTCTATCATAATTATACAGACACCGATTTTTCTGAATATGGTGCAGTTATAGTTCAATTATCTACTCCTAATTTCTTCGGAGGAGTAATGGGAGAACATTGTGAAACTATTTGTAATAATCTTGCAAAATTTGAAGGTAAAATTTACTTTCTTATTAATGATCCACGTATCCCACCAATGAATTATGCAAAAACTATATCAGATCGATTTGATCTATGCAATGATGCAGTTGAACCGTGGGAAAGAATTCTAAAAGAGGCTACTCATTTATTTGCTGGAAAAGATATAAAGCAATTCTTAGGATATGAACCTGAAAATTGGCAACGTGTCGATTGGTTCACGTATATTTTTAAGGAAAGATTTACAAACTCAAATCAATTTGATATATTTGCTTCAGCTAATGAAACTCTTGAAAAAGAATATGATCTAGTTTACTTTGGAGATAAAAGAGGATCATTCAGAGAAAAACAATTAAGAAAGTATTTTCCAGAAAATACTAAAAATCTTAAAATTGGATATAAATCCGATAAAGTTCCAGGTGAGTTCATAAAGAAATTAAAACACGAGGATCTAATGGCTAAATTAGATTCTGTAAAAGTTTCATTTATCACAGGTGACGAGGAGCATCTTGATAATGTTACGACATATAGATTCTACGAAACACTAGCATCTAACTGCCTAGCTGCAATTCAAATTGAATATGATCCGGAAAAAACTTTAATTCAAGATCCAGTTCTTAAGGATTTACTTTATGTCGAGAACCAAGACGACGTTAAACGATTGATTGAAGCATATTCTCCAGATCTTATAAATAGACAGAGAGCAGAGTTAAGAAGAATATTCGATATGTAAGATACTACTTACATGACTCAAGGAGGCCCTCAAACGAGGGTCTTTTTTGTTTATAGTATTGAATAAATAATAAAAATAACTATGCATTCATGCGCCATATAATACCGTATGTAGATAATAGCCGACCCTTTGGAATAACTAATCCATCATATTCTGATTCATTAGTATATGAGTCTAATATATTACAGAAAGCAGATTCACTTATTCCAGGAGATATCTTAGTTCAACTAGAAATTAAACAACTACTTGAGGAAGGATTTAAAAAAGTCGATGAATATCACAGAGCCCTTCTTAAAGGTAAAAATATTCTTTTAGATAAAGCATCCCATCTTATATCGGATGAACAGATGATTAAGATAGAAGAAAAGATTAAATTCACATTATCTAAAATTAATGAGCAAGCATCTACTTTGACTACTGATCCAAATACAGTAAAAGCTAAAATGGATGACAAAGATTGGAACAACGTAATGTCTAATATTGAAAGCACTACTGATGGAGTCGGTGCAACTGATGCTGAAAAAGGAGGAATGCTAGGAATGCTAAAGGGATTACTTAGTGCACTTACTGAAGGAGGATCAATGATAGGAATAATTCACTTTGTATTAGATATATTAGGATTAGTTGGAGATTTATTTGGAAATGCAGGAGCAATATTTGACGTATTAAACGGAGTCATTTATATGATACGAGCGATAAATGGAGATACAGGAAAATGGATTCTCGCTCTAATATCATTTGCTGCAGCAGCAATACCATTTGCTGGAAATATTATGAAAGGAATGTTCCAAACTGGTAAAGCTGGAAAATCAGTTGTTAAAATAACTACTGAATATATGCAAGCTGAAAAGGTAGTAACTAAAGGAGGTAAGGAAACTATCGAACAGGGAGTTAAAAAAGGATCTGCTAAAATATCAGATGAAGCATTAGAGGTATTTGCTAAAGCTGGACCTGAAGGAGAAAAAGCATTAGAATATGTTGCAAAGGCATCTAAAAAATCGATACCGATAGTAGGTCAAATAATGGATACGTTTTTTAATAAATTTCTAGGAACAGTAGTTGGATGGGTACCATTTTTAGGAAAACCTCTTAAAAACTTCTTTGCAAAAATAGCGGATATGTTTGGAACATTTTCTAAGAAATCTGTTAAATTTGCAGATGATGTTCCTCAAATTATAAAACAGTCACATGTTAAACAAATTGATGAGTTCTTTGAGGCAGCTGCCAGTAGACAAGGAACAATGATATCTGCTAGTGGAAATAAACTAATTATTAAAGATTCACAGGGAGCTATATTAAAACAATTAGATGGATCAGTATTAAAATCAACAAACTTCCTTAAAAAGAGATATGGTCCAGATTTAGCAGGAGAGATTAACAAAAAATACGCTAAACGTACTGAGGGAAATGTCCTTAATTTTTACAGTGAACTTGCTGAAAATTTAAAGCACGTAGATAAAAAATACGGTACTGCTGTTAAATATGCTAAAGGAGCAGGAAAGGTAGGACTTAAAGCATTTCGTTTCTCTAGAAACTTAACATTCTTTATTGGCAAACAAGTAGCTAAAATAATGATTGGATTTGATGTAACAAGTATGACTGATGGAGAATTAGAGAATCTAGGTGCTGTTTCAATTAACCAATCAATGCAAAATAGAATAGACAGGGCACTTGAAGAAAATCCAGATGCGGCATATGTAGTTCCAGTATTAGATACTACAGTTGATAATACAGCAACTGAGATACTAAACGGTGAATTACAAAAAAATGCAGAAAGATTTGGTCTTCCTGATATTGGAATGGTTGCATATGCTCAATATAGAAAAAAGGATAAAATTCCAGACGATGTTGTAGATTTTTGGAACTTTGCCTATGATGATTCAGAGGAAGCTATAGATAATATAGAAAGGGATATTACTCCAAATAAGAGTAAATCAAAAGCACCAAATATTAAAGGTACTACTAATGAAAATAACTCATTCAAGCATTTACGTAAATTTAAACTTTAATTACAAAACATAGAACAATAAAAAAGCCAGCTAATGCTGGCTTTTTAAGTTTGATATATTAAGTATTATTCTGATTCTAGTGTTTTACCTCCAGTCATAGCATTTTTGTATAGTTTTATTTCAGGGTGATTACTAGCTCCGTCTCCGGTAAGTGCTGCCCACCATACTTTTGCCATTTGTCCCATGTCTCCTCCCAGTTCGTCTGCAAGTACATCATATACTTTAAATCCTGGATCTAATGTTTCGTATTCTGTTTGTACATCTTTTGCTCCCTTTGGAGTAAGTGATGTGATTATCAATGCTATTTGTAATTCTTCAGTATCCGTAGTATTACCCCAGAATCCTGTTCCGGCTTTAAGGTCTACTAGCATTTGAGCTAATGTTTCTCCATCAGCATCTTGTACTCCGGCTATATAATTAGATGGATCTGCTGTTGTTGAATCATACCATCCCATAATTTCAGTAAAACCTGGAGAAGAGTCTGCATTTGCATCTCCTAAATCTCCTGCTTTCTTTGTAGCGAGTGCCATACCTGCAGCCGTTGCGTTTACCCCAGCAGTGTTTAATATTTTATTAGCAATTCCAGGCTGTATATTTACTATAAAAGAATCAGCATTTGTTGTAAATGGTGTTTTGTTTGCTCCAGTGAGTGGTCTAAGTTGAACTCCTTTATCTGATATTCTAAGAACTTTATGTTTCACCATTTTATTTCCTCTCTTATACATAAGTGTTGAACCTGCCTTAAGTTCTTTTCCTAAGTGGGTCGCCTTAGCTGATCCTGCCAGCTTCTTCCATCCTGGGATTCTAGATACAACTCCTTTTACTCCTTTAAGGGTAGCATCTCCTGCTTTAATAATTCCCCTTCCTACTTTAGTTGATTTAGCAATCTTAGATCCTGTTGATGCTACTCTAGTTGCGGCTGCTCCTCCTTTTAAAGATACATTAGCAATAGTTCCCATTCCAAGTGTTCCAATAGTAAGTGCAATATCTCCAAGTATAGAACCTAAATTAGTTCCTCTTGTCCATGAGCTAGGTACCTCACGTCTAAATAAATTTAATGCCGTGGCTTCGGCCCTTCCTGAAAATTCAGTTTCTAGTTTTCCACTAATATTTCCAACTTCACTAGCGAGTGCATCAAAATATACTTTCGGATCTAATCTTTTTTCTACAGCAATTGCTCCTAATGCTCCTGCTACTCCTATTAATTTATCTTCGTCTGTTCCGTCATCACCAGCATCTCCTAGTCCAACTAGTGATCCTAGATAATTTCCAATTGTTCCTACCACTCCTAAGTCTCCTTTTAAAGATTGATTAAAATAACCAGCGGCCTTCGTCATATCAACACCATCAAATACATATTCGTCATTTACTACCCACATTGTAAACTTAGTATCTTTTGGATCTAATTTGTCTACTTCAATATGAATAACATCACCGTCTAATACTCCGTATGACTTGGTGTCAATTGCAAGTTCCTTGGTCGTAGTAGTTTCTCCATGTTCTAATGTTTTTAGAGCATCACTTAGTACTTCTAATAAGTCCTCGTCACCTAGATAGTCCTTTAATCTCTCATCATAATCATCAGAGATAACCGCGGCCTGTTCATTAATTTTTCTACTTTTATATTTTTCTATATTGTACATAGTTGTTAGTTATTTTAAAATGTTGTAGCTCTATACTTATCAACTGTGTCAGGTGAACTTGCTCCTGCTATATCATCAGCTTGTGATGATGTATTAAAAATAGGGGTTCCATCTCTATAGTATAGCATTCTCTTTAAGTTTTCACCGTTTAATTCAGATGATCCGTACTTTTCTTCCCATTCTTTAATTACCTTATTTTTAAATGCTTTATCAGTAAACATAGAAGTAAAGAATTTTTTATCATATGGATTTTCTATTTCTCCGTCCATCATTAATGGAGAATTATCAATGGTTCCAGTATTATCAGCATCGGTATACCAAATAACTTTACCATCTTCCCATGCTATTGATCCAATTGCTGCACTTGATTCTAGTGGTTCCATTTCAATTGTTCCACCTGCACCTATCTCAGCTTCATAATCTACCCCATTAGTTCTCATTGTGTATCTAAATCGATTACCCATTGATTCTTCAGTTATATCGGTTCCTTCTCCATCTCCAGTTTCTCCTTGTGGAATTTTTTCTGGATTTTTCTCTATGTTGTCAGTCTCAGCTGTTCGTTCATTATCAACAATTACTCCAGCAAGTGCTGTTTCTTTATCTTTCATTGCCTGTAAAGAGTCAGTTGATACGAATTGAACATTGTTTGCTAATCCTTCAACACCTTCTCTAGGAGCAATCGTAAATTGGATTTTCTCTACTCTTGACGTATCTCTTTTAACAGTATAAATTATAAACTTAGTAGAAAAGAAGTTCTTATCTATTTTACCGTATGTATTTAAAAATGCCTGTTGACTATTTAGGTAGTTTTTAAGTGCAGCTGCTCCTTTATTTGTCATATTGCTATTTCCATCTAGTAATTCCATTTCATTTACGGTTTTAACCATAAACTTAGTATTACTTTGCATTTTAATAACAACCTTGAATCTATGTCCATTTGGAGCTACGTAAACCTGTGCACTTCTATTTCTAGATTCACTTACATCGTTCCATGATTTAAATGTATTACCCATTATTCTTAGGTTTTATTTTATTTATCTAATAAATAAAATAAAAATATTCAATATAAGTGAAATATAAGAACTTTGAGCAATATACCAGACAATATTCAAAAGATATAGAATCTTTCATTAACAGAGTGGCTATAGCGACAAATGAAAATATAAAATTTCCATATTTTGATTACATAAAGAATAAATTTGATTTACAAGAAAATTTCAAAAATATTCCTATAATAGTTTCTTCTGATTTTACAAATAAAAGCTTACCTATTTATGAATCGTCTGAGTTTACTTACAACTTAAATGAAATGCCAGATATAGATCAGGTATTTGAAGACTTTAAAAATGAGACATTTACTACAAATTCAGTATCTGACATAAAGGACATTAAAAAATTAAAGTTTCCAATTACCGCATATCATGCAAGTGGATCAACAGATTTTAAAACAAAGGGAAAACTAAAGGCATCTGAGGGAATATATAATAAATTCAGAGAAAAAATTATCCCTAAGACTAAATTTAAAGTATTATCATTTAAAGGAGAACCAATTAGTGTTGTGGAAACAATTAATAACTTTCCACTTGATGTAGATATGAAAAGATTTACCTTATTAAGAGAGGTCAAAAAGATATCTAAAACAATTTATGAAAAATACAATCTAGATTTTTATAATATAGAATTACTAGAATCGTCAAAGGGAAAACTGTACATAAATAGTGTTAATAGAAAACTAGATTTAAATCCTCACGAAGCATTCGTAGTTTATGAAGCTGCATATAATGATTATTATAGTTCTAGAATGCCAAATTGGGTAAAAGATAAAATGATAACTGAAAGTGTAGCAAGTTACTATAATCAAAAGTACTTAGATTCACAACTAGTTAAATCTAAACATACTTTTGATTATGAAAAGTATTCCACTCCTGTTTCTAAAATAAATGAATCTTCTTCTATTCCAGATAGATATAAAAAGAAGGGATATACTAAAGTTGGAGTAAAAAAACAAAACAGGGGAAGTGGAAATCACAAATGGTCAGTTCTTGCTAGAAAAAAGGTAGGAGGAAAAACTAAGTATAAAATAGTAAACGGAGGATATAAGGGAATGGATGATTATAAGTCTCACAAAGATCCTAAGAGAAAGAAAGCATTTTGGGATAGAATGGGAGGTAAAAACTCAGCGAAAGCAAAGGATCCGTTTTCTGCTTTATATTGGCACAAAAGATTTGGAACCTGGTAAATATCGAGATAATATGGAAATTATAACTTTTTTTGAATTATTAACCCTTGAAAAAGAATGTGAGTATCAAATAAGATGGATAGACGGACCTGTTTACTATAAAAAGGAAAAAGGAGATTTATCATGGAATTTTTGTACAGACAAGGAATTTGCTGAAAATGTAAATTCAAGAAATATAATTAAATGGAACCCTGTTGAATCCAACAAATAAAAAAATAAAATTAAAATGGCAAAACGAGAAAATGAAAATTACATGTTCTTTTCTAATTTAGAACAAATAGCTAGACAGGCTAAGCTACTATGTGAAATGGATCCAGATATGTTAGATAGAATTTTACAAAATGGCCACGATTGGGCAGATGATCATATATCAGTAGCAAAAGAAAACATGGATCAGGTATGGGACTTCATTATGAATGAAAAGAATGGAAAATCAAATATGAATATGTTACCTCAATTCGAAAGTAATGTAGCTAAGTTTGAAGAATATATCCTACTAGAAAAAAAGAAAAAGGGATTATGGGCAAATATTCATGCTAAGAGAAAAAGAGGAGAAAAACCTGCTAAAAAAGGAGATGACGACTATCCTGATAAAAAAGCATGGGAAGCTGCTAAAAAGAAAAAGAAAAAGTAAATGAGAGCTGTGGATTTCAATTCATTTATTAATGAAGGTAAAATAAAACAAACAGCAGGGGTTGCTATAAAATGGCAAGACAAAGTGCTACTTGTACATCCAACAAATGCAAGTTGGAAAAATAGCGCACTTGGTATTCCAAAAGGTGGAATTGAATCTGGAGAAGATCCTATCATTGCAGCTATTCGAGAACTCAGAGAAGAAACTGGAATAGAGGTTAGAGAAAGCGATCTTGATTCATCTCCATATACTGCAGAAAATCACGGAGAATCTGGTAAACTTAAATCTCAATTAATATATTTTACAATGACAATTGATGATCTCAGTGAAATTGGATTAACAAAACCAACTGTTCCAAAAAAATGGCTACAGCTTGAAGAAATAGATTGGGCAGGATTTGTTAAAATTGATGATGCGTATCCTAAAATGCATAGATCACAAATAATTATATTAGATAGACTTAGATAAATAATTAATATGAATACTAAATTAAATTCATTTGACGATTGGTTAACTAAGAAAGTAGAAGAAGATGCAATTTCTGCTGATCTTACTAATGCTGGTAGTACATTTGCAGATGTATTATCTAATAACTCAAATGTAAAGGAAAAACCAACAGGCTCTAATAGAGGACCAGAGGTAGATAGATATGTTAAAACAGTAGGACTTGATCCAGAGGGAAAATATCCTTGGTGCATGGCATTTATTTACACAATGTTTGACGATTTCACTAACAAAATGAGAATCCCTAATCCACTTATTAAAACTGCGGGTGTATTAGACCATTGGAAAAAAGCAGACGATGATTTAAAAATAGGAATCGACTCTATTAGAAGTAATCCTAATCAAATGAAACCAGGTCAAATATTTATTCAAGATCATGGTAAAGGAAAAGGACATGCTGGTATAGTTGTTTCAGTTAATGCTAAAGCTAGAACGTTTACAACAATAGAAGGAAATGGAATTGAAAAAGATACTAAAGAAAGAGAAGGTGATAAAGTAGTTAGAAATACTAGAGAAATGAGCCAATCTAACTTAGTAGGAGTAATTGATTACTTTAAAGGAAATAGAACAGAGGAGTTTGAACAATCAATAAGTAAACAGATCACTGGAACCGCTTCTACTTATGCAGAAGATACGACAAATGGAGGATATCCAGAAGTTTCTAAATTTGATACGCAAACGACTAAAAAACCTAGAAAATATTATAAAGTATACGATAAAGCAAATAGACGATTTCTAACTGCTAAATATAAAGGCGATTCATTTAAGGTATATAATAGAAGACGTGTTAATGTAGGAGAAGTATTCAAACAAGGGGACAGAATCCTTATGAATGATAAAGATATTACTGATAATCCAGTCGGAAAAGTATTTTCAAAGTTATTTAAGTATGCAGAAGCAAATAAAGAAATTCCTAGATCAAAAGGAAAGGATTTCGTAACTATTGACAATACAGATAAAGTAAATGTTAAACCTGGAACTAAGCTAAGTCCTTCTGAATTTAAAAATAAATTCGGTCCCGCAATGATAGAGGCAACAAAGGGAACTCCACTTTTACCATCTGTTAAATTAGCACAAGCTGCTCTTGAAACAGGATGGGGTAAACATGTAATTGGAGATGCTAATAATATGTTTGGAATAAAGGCAAAAGGTGCTCCAAATGAATATTGGAACGGAGAGTCAGTTACCGCTGGAACTACTGAATATTATGGTGGCAAAAAAGGATCGTATAATTTAGGATTTAGAAAGTATAATAGCCTAGAAGATAGTATTAAAGACCACTCTAGGTTATTAATGTCACTTCCTAGGTATAAAGAAGTTAGGTCGGCTACTACACCAGAAGATCAAGCACGTGCATTAAAATCAGGTGGATATGCAACCAGTCCAACTTACGATGATAAACTAATATCAATTATAAATAAGTATGACTTCAAGAGCCTTGATTCACAGGCCAATAACGCATAAATTTTTACGTCTAGTATAAAACCTTTAATTATAGAGGAGTAGAATACTTTAAAATTAACTTATATTATGCAAGAAACAGAAAACAAAGCAGGAGCTACAGAAGAAGTAACAGTTGATGAATCTATGGAAAATACTGAAGTATTAACTGAAACGGTTGCTCCAAGTGAGCCACAAAGAGAACTATCCCCAGAAGAAAAAGCCCTTGAAGATCTTAAAGCAGAAAGAATGGGTAAGTTTACAGTGGGTATGGGATATGAAGATGCTAGATACTTTAGAAACCTATTAGATAAAGCTTCTTTTAAGGGACCCCAACAAGCATATTTACTAGTTGTAGCTAAGGCTGAAATGTCTCAAGTGTGTCAAGGTTTAAAGGAACAAGACTCAGGTCAAAGATACGAAGTTGAATTATCTTCAGCATGTATCGAATCTTTAGGATTCTTTATGAATAACTACGAAGGAAAAGGAGAAGTATCAGCAATGAAGCTATTCTCTGCTAGTATGCTACTACGCCCAGCAATGGGATTAATCAATAACCTGGACTCTAAATTAGAAATAGCTAAGCAAAAACTTAAAAAAGAAGATAATCAATAATTTGATTTTTTACTAATTTGTGCTGATAAATAATAAAAAATTAATTCAAATGAAAGTAAAAGATTTTAAAGGATTTATGTCTTCTAAAGCTATAAATGAACAAGAAAACTTTGATGGTACGGATGCAGGTATGCAATATGGAGCGAATCCTGAGGATGACGCTGCTGAAGGAGAATTCGAAGAAGGCGAAGAACTAGAAGACGGAGAAATGGAAGAAGGTGAAGAAGAGGAAATAACTCTTGAAGACCTTAAAGCCATGGTTGATGATTTAACTGAAAGAATCGAAGCATTGGAACCTGAAGAAGAACTCGAAGACGAGGATATGGAAGGTGAAGAAGGTGCAGAAGGTGAAGAGGGAGCTGAGGAAGAAGAAGAGGCTATCTAATAAATCATACACACGATAGGATATAAAAGGAAACATAATATGTTTCCTTTTTTTTATGTCTAATAAATAAGTATATGCAACGTATAACAAATAGAATAATTCCGATGTTTGAAGGATATTGTCGAAAGAATGATATTGATGGAAAAGAAATAGTAGCATTAATATCAGGCAACAAGGTTACACTCAAAGTAGCCGCTAATGATAATACAAAAGCAAAAGGATTAATGGAATCAGATGAGCCCGGTGACATGGACGGAATGATATTTGTATATGAAACTCCACAGATATTAGATTTTTGGATGAAGAATGTAGAATATGATTTAGATATTTTATTCTTTGACGAAAATCTAAAACTTGTAGATCATTTTACAATGGATGCATATCAAGGAGAGTCAGATGATAGACTTAAAATATACAAATCTAAAGTTCCTGCTATGTATGCAGTTGAATTAAAATCAGGTTGGTATAATGATAATATTAAATCAAACGATAATATTAAATTAAAAATATAACGGTTTAGGACCGTTGTAGTCTCGGCTACAAGAAAACCCGGAAGTATCGCTACCTCTGGGTTTTTATTTTTAAATAATTTGAAATCTTAAAATAAAAGTAGTATACTAACATTCAGTATAGTACAAACCAAAAATTAAACGTATGAAATTATACACTTTCAAAAAAACATCATGGCATGTTAGATTCTTCAAGTGGTTATTTGATGTGAATCCAACTTATCGCTATAAAACAATGTGTCCTTATTTTTGGACATATGTATTAATAGCGCTATTTCTCCCACTTATTTTAGTTATTAAGTTATTTGGAAAAAGTGGCACTGTTTTTCTTAATTGGGTAAAGGATTACAAAAACAACAAAGAAAAAGCAGAAATTGCCCATCTTAAAAATTTATGTGAAAATCCAGATTTATCACCAGAAGAAGCTTTTAAAATACGCAAAAGTAAATGTTGGAAAAAGCACAATTGGGAAATTGATTTATCCATATCTAATAGAATAAAAGGATTAGCATATCAACATAGAGAATACCTTTCTGATCTTAAATATAAGAGAGAGGAGGAACGCGATGCTAAAAGAGAAGAAATGGTAGCTAAATATGAAGAAGTCAAGGAGTATAAATGGTTTCCATATGTAGCATATTTAATTACATTCGCATTATTCGGATTACTAGCATGGGCGATTATATATGGAGGATATAGAGGAGCAATGGCGATTGATTGGCCATGGTTAGGAAAATGGACTTTAAATATCCTAATAATAGGAGCAGTTATTGGATCTATTATATTAGTATTATATGGATTTATTAAATATGTATGTATTCCATTTGTTCAATGGGTATCATGTATAAAGCTACCTAAATGTGGAATATGTGAAAATATGAAATCTTTCTTTTCTCTATTCAAATATGTATGGCTGCCTATCCGATATGTATTACTGGGAATTGTTAAATTCTTTGCAATAATCGGGGACATGATTTATTCAACATACAAGAAAAAATGTCCAATTATTACATGGGAGGATTAATAATTGATTTAATTTTAGTATAATCAATAAAAGCAACACAATGAAGTTAACACAGAAAAGCGTAAGAGAAGCAAGATTGGTAGCAATCAAATGTCACGGAACACAAGACTATGATGGAGTATTTCCATATGAGAAGCACCTAGATGACGTTGTTGATGTCCTTAAAAGATTTAGTGTTGTACATCCAAAGTATCTATGTGCAGGTTATTTACATGATGCAATTGAAGATGGAGCTATATCTTATAACAAGATAAAGACTCATTTCGGAGAAGAAGTTGCAGAAATAGTATTCTGTGTAACTGATGAAATGGGAAGAAACAGAAAGGAAAAGAAGCGTAAGACACTTCCTAAGACTGCTTCTAACCCTGATGCAGTTATCATCAAACTTGCAGATCGAATTGCAAATATAGAACATGGTGGTAAAATCGATATGTATGCTAAAGAATATGAGGATTTCAAAAATCACTTATATCAAGCAGACAAAGTTGCTGCTCCATTATGGGATCACCTAGAATCATTATTAAAAATTGAAAAACAATTAGTATAATAATATTAGCTAAAATGGAACGGCTATTAAAAGAAAGTTCTTACATCCAATTTATTTAAATTAAAAAAATGACACCATCAGTATTAACAATGATTTCGATTGGAGTTCCAGCATTAATTGCGGTGATTCTAGTCCTTAAGATTCTATCATTACGTAGAATCGTACCAACAAATGTAGTACATATTGTACAGCGAGGTAGAACTACCGTATCATATGGAGTTGGAAAAACCTCAAATGTTTATTATGAGTGGCCAAAGTGGCTACCTAGAATCGGAGTAGAAGTAAGGGAACTTCCAGTATCTAACTTTGACATTGATTTATTTGCATATTCAGCATATGATAAGGACAGAGTACCATTTATTGTAGATGTAAAAGCATTCTTCCACATTGCAGATACTAATATAGCTGCTGCTAAAGTTAGTTCATATGCAGAATTGAAACAGCAACTTGAAAATGTAGTTCAAGGAGCAGTTCGATCAATATTAGCCAAATCCAAATTAGAAGAAATAATGGAAGAGCGTTCTGTATTTGGAGAACAATTTACAGAAATGGTTAATGCCGATCTTATTAACTGGGGAGTTGAGTCTATTAAAAACATTGAACTTATGGATGTTAGAGATTCAGATGATTCTAGAGTAATTCACCAGATAATGGCTAAACGTATGTCAGCAATTGACATGGAATCTAGAACTGAAGTAGCATCTAATAAGCGCCTTGCTGAAGAAGCAGAATTAGAGGCTCAAAAGAAGATTTCAGTTAAACAAGCTGATACTGAACGAGAGTCCGGAGAGGCAAGAGCAAAATCAAACCAAGCTATTGGTATTGCGAATGCAGAGGCAACTAAAATTGCAGGTATAGCAGACCAGCGAGCTTTATCTGAAGTTGCTGAAGCAGCAAAGGAGACAGCTGAAAAGGACATGGAAGTTATAAAAGTTAAAACTGTACGCCAAGCAGAAATTAACAAAGAAGAGGAAATAATTAATGCTGAAAAAGAAAGAGCAACTGAAATTATTGACGCTGAAAAAGATAAAAGAAAGGTTGAGGTAGCAACCGATGCGTCTAGATACCAAATAGAAACAAACTCAGATGCTGCTAAGTATCAAGTTGAAAGAGATGCAGATGCTGCTAGATATCGAGTTGAAACGACAGCAGAGGCAGAATTATCTCAAAAGAGAAAGAATGCAGAAGGTATTGAAGCAGAGGGTACCGCAGAAGCAAAAGTTATTGCAGCTAAAGGTACAGCAGAGGCTGAAGCACTTGAGAAAGAGCAATTAGCATCGGTAACTGCACAGACTACATTAGCACAAGAAATCGGAGATAACGAGGGTTACCAAGACTACTTGATTAGAGTTAAGACAGTAGATAAAGATGAGAGTGTTGAGATAGCTAAGGCTAAAGCAATGGCAGAGGCACTTGGAAAAGCAGATCTTAAAATCTTAGCTAACTCCGGAGACGTTCAATCTGGGATGAATTCTTTCACTGATATCTTATCTTCTAAGGGAGGATCTCAGCTTAATGGATTAATTGAATCATTGAAGCAATCAGAAGAAGGCAAAGGATTACTTGATATGTTAAATAAATTCACAGCTGGAAAATAAGCTTAGAATAAATTAGATAATAGAATCCCCCGTCATATTTATGACGGGGGATTTTTTATGAATTAAACTTTTTAAGTATAATATAAGCATGACAAATATCAAATCTATACTCGACGAAATTGCAAATGAATCAGGATCAAATGCAAAAATGGATATCCTTAAAAGTTATTCAGACAATGACCTATTAAAAAGAGTTCTTTATATGGCAAAAAGTCCAAGACTTAAATATTATATTAAGCAACTTCCCGAATATACTCCACTACGCGGAACATCAATTACATTACTCGAATCATGTTTAGATCAGTTGATGGAGCAATTTGCAACACGAATTGCAACAGGAAATGAAGCTAAGGCAAAACTAGGTATAATATTGAAGAGTTTGCATCCGAACGATGCATATGTCATCGAAAGAATTATTGAAAAAGACCTAAAGATTGGAATGGGAACTTCCAATATTAATAAAGTATTTCCTAAATTAATCGAAGAGACTCCTTATATGGGAGCAAAATCATTTAGTGAAAATCTTGCAAAGGAGATATTTAATCCTAAAACTAAAGGGTACAAGCTTAAATCTAAAATTGGATATAGTCAGATTAAGATGGATGGAAGATATTGTAATGCCATTATTGAAGATGGAGAAGCATACTTAGAATCTAGATCTGGAGAAACAACCCTACTCACTAACTCTAGACTTGAGCGTGAGTTATCTCAATTTGATGATTGTGTATTAAACGGAGAGCTAACTATCCCAGGATATGATAGAAATACTGCCAATGGGATTGTAAATTCTGTGATTGGTATTACAACAAAACTTCGTGATGTCGAAGATGTAACTGATGAAAAAGATCATCTATTTGAAAGATACAATATTACTTACGAAGAATTTTTAGATAAAATTGTTTATACAGTATGGGATAGAATCGAATTAGAAGATTATGAAGCAAAGAAATCACAAATTGCATATAACGATCGACTTGGGCGCTTAATGAAAGAATTAGTTGCAAATCAAGATAATGATATACAATGTGTAGAATTAGTTGAGATGAAATTAGTTACGTCATATACAGAAGCTATGGAACACTTTGTGGATGCACTAAATAGAGGATTAGAAGGAACTATTCTTAAGTCTATTGATGGCACTTGGAAGGACGGAAAGCCCAATTGGCAAATCAAGATGAAACTAGAAATAGACATCGATATGAGAATCATAGGATTTAATTATGGCACGGCTGGGACTAAAAATGAAAATGTAATATCCTCTTTAACAGTTGAGTCTTCTTGTGGAAAGGTAAGAACTAAACCAACTGGAATAAAGGAAAAAGATATGAAGTTTATAACTGAAAATCAAGATTTTTTAATGGATAAGATCATCGAAATGAAATGCTGTGGATTATCTCATGATAGAGATGGAAACTATTCTACTCTACATCCTGTGTTTAAGTCCATTAGAGATGACAAGGACGAAGCAGATTCATTTGAAACAATCCAAGAAATTGAAAATATGGCAAAATCTTTGTCATAATTGTAAAACTTATTGTGTTTTTCAAGTAAAATATAATGAACATTAATTATTAATTAAAACAAAACACAATGAAGTATTACATGGCTAGGATACAGTTCGAAACAATCAATGATCAGAACGGCCGTATTCAAAAAACAAAGGAAAATTATTTAGTTGAAGCTAATAGTGTATCAGATGTTGAGGAAAAACTAAATGAACAATTCAAAGAAGGAATGTCGGAGATGTCAGTTATTAAAGTTGACGAATCTAATATTATGGGAATTATTAAATAATTGAACTATGGGAATGATGCCAACTAAAGCAGCTGAAGATATCTACTCTATATTAACAAGATATGCTGAGGCAAGTCCTCGCTATATTAGTAGCGAATTATTCATCTACAATTTTGGATGTGTTCCAAGTGGATATAATAAATTCAGATTGAATTGTATGGACGGAAAACACAGAACCTTTATTAAAGACGGAGATGACTTTCGATTAGAGGGTCCAGGAAGTTCAAAGGTAAACTCAATAATTAAAAAAATTCTATTAGATGCTAATACTCCAAAGGAAGTAGAAAGTCTTAAATTAAATGAAGTTTAAGGTTCCAATAGAAAAAGGAGATGATTTTCCAATGATATTTTTCGAGTTTTTTGCAGGACAATTGCAACAACTCTTAATAGAATATCAAAAATGGCCAAACAAAGTTACATTCTTAGGTCGAATGGGAAAAGAGTTATTCGATATAATACACGAAAAAGAATGGGATTTCGATAAATTTAACTTATCCCATACTTCGACTGGAGTCGAAAAGATATTAATAGGATATGATAAACCATTAGATGAGATTGAAGAAACTGGGTATTTAAAGGGAGATTCACTACATGGTCAAACTATGAAAGGAATTCCTGGGAGTGATACAATTAGTAAAATTAAAGATCATTCATTAAATACAAGTTTTAGAATAGAACGTAAAGTTAGGCCTATTATTGAAATTAAATTAATACGATAAAAAGTCTCTCTATATGAGGGACTTTTTATTTATATACATTTTGAATAAAAAGAAGAGTTTTTGTCTGATAAATAATAAAAATGCCAACAAAAAACTTCAACAACATGAATTTAAATAATTATGTAAAAGGATTCAATAGCTTTAATGAGCAGGTAGCTATCAACGAAATGGCTAGTTCATTAACTAAATTAGGAGTTCCTAAAAATTTAATGCAGTTTATTCACAAGCTGAGCGGAAAAATCCACACGATGAGTCAGAGTGGAGATACACAAGTAGATCCTAGAACTGGGAGAGAAACATCAAAGTTTCACACTCGTAAACAACCATATAAAGCAAAGGGAGGACCTTGGCCAAAACGTGAAGATGTGCCACTATCTCATGATGTTGAAGTTAGAGGAACTAAAACTGGTAAAAATAACATTTATCACTATCTAACTGAGCTGTTAGATTCAAGAAAAGATGTAGGACTAAGACTTATTTTAGTTAATCCAAATGACGATCAAATACACTATATTACCCGTAAAACTGGTAAAATGAGCAAGGCTCAATTAGCAGCAGCTGGTATATATGATGAACCAAATAGATCAGCGACAGATCAAGCAAGAGAATTGGGAACCTCAAATAAGCGTGGATTATATATGAGAGTTGTTACTCTTGATGGAGATTCAGGAGAACCTATTTCTGCATGGGAAGGTACAATTGGTCAAATGGCAGATGATATGGATAACGATTCTGTATTATACATAATGGAAGAAGAAGATAGAGTAAGAACTAAGAGAAAAACTAGAACTGAACGTAAAGAAGTTACTGAAGACCAATTTATAGAATACTTCTTAAATAATTTCAAAGACATAGCAGCTAAATTTGTAAATGCAACAACTGATAAAAAATCAGAAGAATATAGAGAGTTAATGTCAACAGTAACCCCTGCTGAATTTAAGGAAATGTCAACAATGCGCTATAGTAATACTGATACGCCAGCTGGCCAAAAAAAATCTAAATTGGAACAGCTTGCTGTAGAAATAGAAAGTGGAGCAATGGACGAAGCTGCCATTAAGCCAGAATTAGATACCTTTTTAAAGAAGGCGATGGAAGAAGGAGAATATTCTCCAATGGACGATTCTTATTCAGGAAGACAAAAAGCTAGTCTATCACATATGGTAGAGGTTCATACAATGCCAGTAGTTGCTTCAATGTTCTTACAGCATGTAGCACTAGGAAAAGTTTACAAGAAATTCTACACAGACGATCCTTTCAAGGAACTAGGAATTGATGATTTACTTTTTGATATGTAAACACTAAATTATTATACAAAAAAAAGAGAGACATTGTCTCTCTTTTTTTTTGAGTTAATTATAAATTAAGCTTTATCACTCTTAGTCTTTTGATCCGCTTTATCTTTTACTCCCTTTATAGCAGTATATGCAGTAATAAATTTACCGCCAAATACATAACCTCCAAATAAAGTCATTGCATACTCTAATGCCTCAAGTATAATTTTGAATTTATTTATCTCAATTTCCCACTTAGGATATATTCCAGCAAATGTCAGAATTCCCAATGTTAAGTAATATGCTATAATTGACCATAATAAATACACTCGGCCTTGTGAGTATTTACCCCTTTCCTGTAAGATATCCTTAAATAGCTTAAAGTAGTTCTTTTTATTCTCTTCCATTTCTCATTAGATTTTTTATTATTTATCATTATAAAGATCACTCAGATTCCATCTGAGACACTGTATATTTTAATAGATATATTTATTGTAGTATATTAGATATGTAATCAAAACATTCCCCATGAAGCTAATAACAATCATTTTACTATTTATTTCAACTCTAGGATTATCTCAGACTATCGATAGTGATTCAATAAAGTCAGATATAATTGAATCATTCTTTAATCATCTTGATTCAATTGGAGTTGAACGTCCAGTATATATTCCATGTATATCAGAAGCCGCTACTAATCAGGTTATATACATGGATCGTAACAAATTCACAGGCCATCGCCAAACATTAGATGGAATTGGTGATACTATTATTCCGACAACATTTAATAGAGTATATGAATTCTGTGACGTTTCTTATGATGGAGACGGAGAAATTTGTCAACTTTCAGTATATGCTGATACTTTAGACTTAATAGAGAATATTGGATCAGCTGTTTTAAATCAATTCTTAGATTCTCCAAAGCATAAGAAATGTCTAGAAACATACCATGATTTTTATGGATTAGATATTATTATCAAAAAAGTAGAGGATCAAATTACAGTTAGACTATGTATCGTATACGGAAGAAACCTAGAGCTATATAACCCTAGGTTTCCTAAAACTTTCTCGATCAATGTTGAAGCAGAAGCTAAATATAGAGAGTTGAGATCTAATACAGTGATTAGATAATTATAATCGATTACCTCTTCTTTTTCCTTGGAATGAGAATTGGTTTCTGTTTCCTCCTTTTCCTCTTGAACCTCCTTTGTAAAATTTTCCTCCTTTTTTAAGAATAATTGCTTTAGGTCCTCCTATTCCTAAGAATCCACGCTTTTTAGGAGATGGTGCATTTAAGTTTTTAAGTGCTATTCCAAAGCTCCCTATATCAAAGTTAAGAGATGTAAGTTTATCTTCAGTTACTGGAGCGTCTCCTTTTATTACGGTTTTTTCTACTCCGAATCCTCCAACAACTACTTTAAAATATTGTCCTTTGTCTTCAGGTGCAGCATCTTTCGCATCATTCTTTCCTCCGGTATTAGTTACTCTCCATTCTATTGTAACCTTAGCGTCACTTGTAGTTATTCCACGCTCAATTGCAAGCTCTTTAACTTTATCTGCAATTGTTGATCCTCTTAAATATGCTAGTTTTTTATTCTTAGATTCTCCTTTGTTTAAGTCATCAATTGATTTACCTGGAAATGGTTCTGATTTAAAATCAGTCTCAGTATCTACTGCAGTTCCATCTTTTTCATGTGTATATGGAACACCTGTTCCCCAGAAGTTACTTGCGGATGATACTACTTTAATTTTCTTAAATTGCTTTTCTCCAGCATCCTTTAGCTTAGCTTCAATTGAGTCAACTAATTTGGTAACGATGTCGTCGTTTTGCAACTCGTATTTTCCAACTGCGAATCCATTTGATCCAGTTGCTTTAGCGGTTAACGGCTTAGTTACAACTTTATCTGGTGAACCTGGATCAGTTACTTCCTCTTTAGTATTTTCCCTAACGTCAAGTAGTGCATATTGTTTAATATGATTTGAGTTATCACTAGTCGATGATGTCCTAATCATTATTGCATATCCTAGTCTATATCCTTTAGGTCTAGATTCATCTGGAATACGAACATTTGCATCTCTCGTTATGGATTTAGGTGTAGACTCAAATCCAACTGAAGCATTGTATGCATTTACTTCGTTGATTATATCATCCATATTCTTCCATCCTGAAAATGTTTTTCCATCTGTTGTAATTGCAACTTCATAATTATCATTAACTGCAATTACATTTAAATCATGTTTAGTAGGAGCTCCTCCTGGATATTTAGATATTATGAATCTATATTGTTCGTGTAATTTATCCCAGTTTTTAAATACTTTATTAGAATAGTTCTTTATTGATTCAACCATTGCGGTTACTTGATCCATACTTAAGCTATTATATACTTGCATAGCTATGTTTGTATTCTTTACTTTTCCTCCGTTTAGATCTTCTAATAAATCGGAGAATATTGCCTCTTCAATAGTAGGAGATCCCCCAGTTGCGTTTTGTTCTAAAATTTTCCAATCTTCAAATGAGTTCGCGTTATACTTATTGCTTTCATCTATTGATGAACTCCATTTCTTAAAGTTTAAAACTTTGCCCATAATATATAGTGTTTCTTTTTGTTATTTATCGATTGAAATAAGTAAAATTACTACATATGAAACAGTTTAAGATATCAGAAAGATTGACCATGCGAAACGAGAGTATCACTAGGTACTTAAATGAGGTTAGCAGTATTCCAATGTTAACTGCAGACGAAGAGCATGATGTTGCAATACGCGCAGCAGAGGGAGACAAGGAAGCGATTGATAAATTGGTATTATCTAATCTAAGATTCGTAGTAAGTGTCGCTAAAATGTATCAAGGAAGTAGTGTGACTAAATTCTCCGATCTAATCAATGAAGGAAACGCTGGTCTAATAGAAGCAGCACATTCATTTGATCCGACTACAGGATTTAAGTTTATTTCATATGCAATCTGGTATATTAGAAAAGATATGTTGAAATATTTGACTAACTATTCTAGAATGATCCGAGTTCCTCTTAATAAAGTTCAATCTCTTAAAAAGATGAATGAGATTGAATCAGAACTAATGGGAAAACTTAATCGTAATCCGACTAATGATGAGATTGTTGAAGCATATATGGAATGGCACAGGACTAACAAGGGAGGCAATACTAAAAAAACCGAGTTGATATTAGCTCGACAAGCAGATTCAGGAGTAACTGCTCTCGAAGGTTCAAACGATGAAACTGATGAATTTTCAACAGGTCCAATTGGCTTAATTAACGGAGACCCAGATGGAACGGATCATCTCGCAGTGTCAAGTGATACAATGGAGATGTTACTTCCATATATTAACAAGCTCGGCTATGTAGATAAAGAAATAATATTAATGAGATTCGGATTTAAAACAAAAGGTGAACCTTTATCATTTTTACAAATCGGAGATCGACTTGGATATACTTCTGAGCGAATTAGACAAAGATACAAAACTACAATTCGTCGATTGCAGTTTGCGATAAAACGTGATAAATCAACAATAAGTAATTTTATATAATATGTTTGAAACGGTAGAAATAAGAAATATGCAAACGCTATGTATTGACATGGCAGATACATATGTAACAATAGTATACGCTGGAACAGTAGATCACGTCAAACGGTTCATAATGTCAGTCATGTCAGTTACGGAAGGAGGAGCAGATCTTAAAAGTTCACTTCATACAATTGATGAAATAAAAGAAAGATTACAAGATCTTACACTAGGTCGTCCACATCCAGTAATCGACGAATTTTTAAAATTCAAATGAGAAAGGTAGCATTCGATTTTGATAGTACATTAGACAGGGAATCGGTTCAAAAATATGCTGCAGAATTAATGGAGCGTGGATATGAAGTTTGGATTGTAACTTCACGTCCTGAAAAATTCGAAGACGGAGTATGGAGAAATTTTACTCCAGATAATGATGACTTATTCAAAGTCGCAGAAAAACTTGGAATCCCAAGAGAAAGAATTCATTTTACCAGATATCAATTAAAAGAAACATTCTTAAAAGGAAAAGGATTTGTATTTTTATTAGATGATGATTATGTAGAACTTCGTCATACTAACAAATATACTAAGTGTGCAGCAATAGGATCGTTATCAAGTTCATGGAAAATTAAATGCGAAAGAGTTCTTAATAAAGAGAATGATTGGGATAAACTATACACTAGTCTTAGAAATATTGAGAAGATTCCTAAGAACGAGATCAAAACTAAGAGACAGTGGATGGAAATAATAAATACTTCAGATGTTAAATTTGAACGCCTGGTTGCAACCGGGACATGGTTCAAATAAAAATTTAAAAAAAATTTTAAAAAAATGAAACTTTGTTGTATATTTACATTATAAGATTATAAATAAACAAAATAACGGATGGGTAACCGCCCGTACTTTTAAAAAACAAAAACTAACTTCAATGTTAACAACAACAAAAATATCGACTATGTATCATCAACCGATTCCGGTTAATGGAGTAGATTATGGCTTTAATGCCTTTAATCAGGAGCAAGGATGGGCCGATATTAAGGAACCTAAATCCAGTTCGAGTTAATGTAAAAAGATAGAATACTATATTTTTAAAAGCTCGAATTATAAATTCGAGCTTTTTTGGTTTATAACATATGGTGATGTAGCTCAGTTGGTAGAGCATTAGACTGAAAATCTAAGTGTCGGGAGTTCAATTCTCTCCATTACCACACAAAAGAAAACGTTCTTTACATAATTAATTTTTACACACGGGTGTAGCTCAGTCTGGTCAGAGTACCGGTCTCCAAAACCGATGGTCGTAGGTTCGAATCCTACCGCCCGTGCAGAAATTAAAATTATACTTCTAAATGGGACTGTAGCTAAACTGGCTTAGCACCTCCCTTGCACGGAGAAGCATGTGGGTTCGAGTCCCATCAGCTCCACCATTTAAAAGTTCTTTGACATCTTGGTTATTATCTCTCAGAATAGTGGAAAAATTCACAATTATGTTCTATACTAAAGCGGCCACGCTTCATCCGAAGAAAACGTATTTTAGAACAAACATTCTCCTGTAGCTCAGTTGGTTAGAGCAGACGCCTGTTAAGCGTAAGGTCGTAGGTTCAAGTCCTACCGGGAGAGCAATTAATATTACATGGGGTCGCGCTGGAGTTGGAGAGCCAGGGCAGTCTGTAAAACTGTTGACTTTGTCTGAATGGGTTCGAATCCCTTAGGCCCCACCAATATTGATAAGATAGAAGTAAAATCGCGGCAGGTATTCCCCTCGTAACACTTAAGGAAGAAGTTATCTTATCAACATGCTCGGTTCGTCTAACGGCTAGGACCTATGGTTTTCATCCATAAAATAGGGGTTCGATTCCCCTACCGAGTACCAAAATAAACACAATTAAAAATGAAACACTCAAAGATCGTAGAGTGACTTTAGAATCATGCAGCTAAGTCATTCGATAATCAAAATTATGCATTAGAGAATGACTTCGTAGCTCAGCTGGTTAGAGCACCTGTCTTTTAAACAGGGAGTCGTGGGTTCGATCCCCACCGGGGTCACAGAGATATTATGCTAGGTAAAGCCTCTTTCATTTGAAACGTAACCTAGTGATATGGTGGATATAGCTCAGTTGGTAAGAGCGTTCGGTTGTGGTCCGAAAGGCCGTCGGTTCGATCCCGACTATTCACCCACAATTCAATTACAATTTATAATGCCCTGTGGTCTAATGGCATGACGCCTGGTTTTGGTCCAGGAGATTGGAGGTTCGATCCCTCCCGGGGTAACTACAACACATCTGTTAATTTTCCAAACATGTTGTAATAAATAAAATAAAAACAATATGGATAAATTAACAGTACAGGAAGCAGTAGATTCTACAAACAGTGTAAATGCTGCGTCTAAGAAACTTGGGATTCCTAGATACAAGCTTCAAGATTTAGCTAATAGTTTTGGAATAAAACTTAAGAAAAATCAAAGTGGAAAAGGGATATCAAAAAAGAAAAAAGACGGTAATGGAAAATTTGCATTAACTGAAATTCTAGAAGGAAAACATCCTAAATATAAGACTAATAATCTTAAATGGAGATTATTCGAAGAAGGAATAAAAAGTAATAAATGTGAAGAATGCAAAGTGTCAGACTGGAATGGAAAAGAATTAATATGTGAATTAGATCATATTAACGGAAATCCAAAGGATCATAGACTTGAAAATCTTAGAATACTTTGTCCAAATTGTCATTCTCAAACAGATACATTCTGTGGAAGAAATAAAAGAAACTAAAGAGAGAAAACATTTGCAGAAATATTAGATGAACCATTTCACAATTATTAATGGAACCTCATATAATAAACTGGAAGTATCAACGCAAAGGCTATAAAAACCGTGAGCTGCTGAAAGGGCAGACAGGCAGAAGGCGGAAGATATGAATAGTACATTAGTAGGAAGGTTGTCAAGTAATTTAATAGAGTATGCCGTGTGGATGATTATAGTATAAGCTCAGTTGGCAGAGCTGGGGAGAGCATTTGCGTTTTTAAGCCCTGTGCGGAGGTTCGATTCCTTCTATTATTTTTATGAAGCACGTTAAAATTACGGTGCGTTGGTCTAGGGGTCTAGGATGTCTGCCTGTCACGCAGAAGGTCACGGGTTCAAATCCCGTACGCACCGCCATATTATAACGGGGTATAGCGTAGTCAGGTCTATCGCGCGTCGTTTGGGACGACGAGGTCGCAGGTTCGAATCCTGCTACCCCGACCAATTTAATTTAATACAATGAAAACAATAGAAGACAAAAAAATAGAAAGGCACATTGATCTTCTATTTAAGAGGACTTATAGAATTAAAAGAATTAGAAAAATTCGTAAGATCAAAAGATTACTTAATTTAAAAAAGTAACAATGCGGAAATAGCTCAGTCTGGCCAGAGCGTCTGCCTTCCAAGCAGAGGGTCGAGGGTTCGAATCCCTTTTTCCGCTCAAAGGGCGCCCGAGTTAGGTTAAAGAAAGTAAGCACTTTAATAAACCTTGGGATGCTATCGCCCTATAACTCTTTGGGTCCGATATACTCAATTCGGTAATGAGACAATAAGATGGAGATCTTTTGTCCGCTCAAACCAACTAGTCCCAGTCACCCTTGAAAGTGAATGAACGCTGAAACGTTGAAGATGAAGATCTGAGTCTAGGCAAGTAGAAGTAGCAGCAATTGATGCTGTTATTCTGGGCAAATATTTGGCGAGGTAGCTCAGTTGGTAAGAGCGCAGGATTCATAACCCTGAGGTCGACAGTTCAATTCTGTCTCTCGCTACATTAAAGAGATACATTGCGGGGTAGAGCAGTTGGTAGCTCGTCGGGCTCATAACCCGGAGGTCGTCAGTTCGAGTCTGGCCCCCGCTACCATATTATATCGCGAGGTAGAGCAGTTGGCCAGCTCGCTAGACTCATAATCTAGAGGTCGAGGGTTCGAATCCCTCCTTCGCTACAAATGCAAGGATTAGAGATTGTCTTCCTTCTTTACGTTATGGAAAACCATAGGTCGGATGTTCGAATCATCCCTCCCCCACTATTAAAAACTTCAATGGGGGAGTAGCTCAGTTGGTAGAGCAGTGGATAGTTAATAGACGTCACAATTACTTTGCAAATTATTAAAAGAGGATTAGTATATTCTTCCTTCAGTTTAATCCAAACTGGTGGTCCCGGGTTCGAGTCCCGGTCGTTGCTTCGGTGGCGGTAGCTCAGTTGGATAGAGCTCCAGTCTTCTACAGAATATACACTTACTTCTTTATTTTATACGGGTATAGCTCAGTTGGTTAGAGCGCAACACTGATAATGTTGAGGTCGCAAGTTCAAATCTTGCTATCCGTACACTGGGGATTATAAATAGCTTCCTTCTTTTTATTGGTTCGATTCCAATAAAAATCCGCACTAGGATTTTTAGGTTATGTCAGCAATTTAACTTACCCCATAATTTGGTCCCATAGCTCAGTTGGTTCAGAGCGCTTGCCTTACAAGCAATAGGTCGCAGGTTCGAATCCTGCTGGGATCACTAGAAATAATAACCAATATGTCATAACTAATAAATAATAAAAAATAACAAGACATGACTATTTTAGTATTGAATGCAGATTCACAGCCACTGAATGTTACTACTTTACAGAGAGGATTCAACCTCGTATGGAAAGGTAAAGCAGAAGTTGTAGAGTACGATAAAGATTCTCCTATTAAATCTTCAGTTGGAACATTTAAGCGTCCTCTTGTTATCAGACTAATAAGATTCGTTTACATTCCATTTAAGAAAGTCCCGCTATCACGTCAAAACATTTTTAGAAGAGACGGATATAAATGTGGGTACTGTGGATCAGATAAGGATCTTACAATTGACCATATTTACCCTAGATCAAAGGGTGGTAAAAATAGTTGGAAAAATCTAGTTACTTGCTGTAAAAAATGTAACTGTAAGAAAGATGATATGACAACTAAAGAAGCTGGTATGAAATTGCTTGTAAAGGCTTACAGACCAACATTTACTCAATTTATAGACGGGATGAACCATGGTAGTAGAAAAACATGGTCAGAATATCTTTCATAAATTTTTTAAAAAATATGAAACTTTGACTGTAACATATGTATAATATATTTGTTACGAAATTAACGACAAAGTTCATTAACATATTAAAATTGGATTAGCGGGTAACTTCCTTCTAAAACTATATACTTGAAACATAAAATAGTTTCCCCATTTCCCAATTTTAAATCATTTAGGCGGATTAAAACTGGCTTCCTTCTTTAACAATTTGGATGTACTATAGTCACTTTGATTTCCGCTTTTATTAATATTAAACATTAAAAATTAAATAACGTCATGAACAAAAGAATTAAAACAATCGGATTAACAAGAGCTAAACTTCTAGCAGTATCACCGAATGCTAAAGTAACTCCAACACTGAGAGCAATGTTTTTTGGTGAGCTTGCACAATTGGGATATAAAATTAGCAACCCAGGGTTATTCAATGATTCAGTTCTAAAAGACTTCGATTCAATTATCGAAACTTTTACTGCTATGAAAGGTGGAGACGTTAAATACGTTCCTTTATTTTCTGGATTCCCATTGCACGTTCCAGAAGACGAAGACATTTTGATATCTCAATTGAGTAAAATCATGGAGGAGTACGGTCTAAATGAGGATTTGGATTGGGAGACTGAGGTTGAAAACCATGACGGACTGGTTTCATCAAGACCACAAACTGACTCCGAGTTAGCAGATGGTATTGAGGATCAAGCGTCGAGAGATTCTGATGATTACACTGAGTGGACTATGATCAGTTTATCTGATGACATTGATAGAGATGTTAAAAAATTCTTAGCTAACAATTTATACGCTAAGTCTTCTATTAAAGAATCGCTGAAAGACGATATCGATTTCTTAATCAACCACTATGGTTTAGAGTTTTTAGACGCTAATAAAGTAGTATTTAAAGAGATCAAGTCATATGTGATGAATTACTTATGGACTAAAGGAGACTTTGAAACTCTTGAAAAATATATTGCGACTCCAACAGATATTTTAAGAATGTTTGCTGCGATCACAGATTCAGATGTTTCTTTATCTGAGAATATCAAATTCCCAAAAATGTCAAGACCACAAAGAAGATTTGTACTTGCGAACATTGAAAAATGCTCAAACATTGCGGAAAACTTGAATTCATATAAAGGACTTTGGTTGACACTTGGAAGATTCATTCACCCAGGAGAACACAAGAATAAGTTCCCAAAAACGTTCAAGGCATTTGATACACTAAGAAATGATAAGGTTGCTACTTTTAATGGAATATTAGAAAAAGCAATCAAGGCTAGAGATCTATCTGGGGTATTATCCTTAGTATCTAAAAGACCTGGAGTGTTCGGAAGAAAACTTCACGAGATCCTAGATGTATTTTCAAATAAAACTGGAGTAGTTGACGAGTTCAATGAAGTCGCAGATCAATTGGAATTAAAGAATCTATTAGTTCTTGAGAAATATTTCTCTACGATTAATGATTCAGATTTCAGAACTGTGATCAATAAAAGAGGAAAGGTAATCGTATTCCCTAACGATAAGAAAGGGAGTCTTACTGTTGAAAGATTAGAGAAATTAAACGAAGCTATTAAAAATGCAATCGTTTCAAAAATCTCAGCAACTCCTTTAGAATTCGAAGAAGAAACTAAAGTGTGGATTGACCCAGTGTTAAGAAACTATGTAGTTCCATTATCGATGAGAAAGCAATCTGATGGATTGATGAATATTTCAAGAGGTACTAGAATTAAAGTTGATGTTACTAAAACGATCAGATTATTCAACTATTGGAAGGAAAGTGAAAAAAGAACTGACTTTGATACGTCATTAATTGAGTTTGATAAAGACATGAACTATAAAGGACATGTTTCATATACTAATCTTTCATCTAGTGGAATTAGTCACTCAGGAGATATCACATCTTCGCCGAATGGAGCTAGTGAGTTTATCGATATCGATGTGACAAAACTTAATTCTGGTGTAAAATACCTTGGAATCCAAGTGTATGTTTACTCAGGAGAAGGATTCAACCAAGTTGAGAAGTCATATGCAGGTTGGATGATTAGAGATAAAGCATCATCGTCAAGAAAGTCATTTGACATCAAGACTGTTGCCAATAAGTTCAACATGGTTGGTAAAGGTAAATACGCTATTCCAATGATTTTAGATGTTGAAAACGAAGAAATAGTATTTGTAGATATCTTTATGAACGGTACGAACTCAATGAATAGAGTTGAAGGAGCAGTTAATGATGTATCAACAGTTGCTAGAGAAATAGTGAAAATGGTTGATACTAAGCCAAATATGCTAGACTTAATTACCTACCAAGTGACTGCATCAAATGCAACACTAGTAGAAACTAAGGAAGAAGCTACAGTTACATACGGGATCACTGGATGTACCCATTCAGTTGATAGAGTAGACGAAATCTTAGCAGAATTAATTTAACACCCAGGAAGCCTGAAACGTCAGGCTTCCTTTTTTTATATACGTTCTTTGATAAATGAAATTAAGAGGATTAGGAGTTGCTTCCACCTACAATATAACAGCGGCCATGTGCCGCACTACATGGAAGCCGGACTGTTCATTTGTGAGCAGTCTGGCATAAGTAGTAATTCCACTTCCCTCTTTTTTATATTAATGTGTTTCCAATAGGTTAAACCCTTTCAAGGGGGATGGGCAATAAAGTTTAAAACTAAAATTCATGGCAGGTTCAGATAGATAGGAGGACTGCATTAACTCTGACTGTTAACAGAAGAGCGCTATCCAATAGCAAATGTACAAGGATTGAAACCCAGCTGTATAATTGAATTTAAGGGCACTATAAACTAGCTACTCTTTGTAGATCCATTTTACCATTGAAGTACGAGCCGTTGAATATAATCAGCGTAACTCTAATCCCACTGACATCAATGTCGAAGACGAAAGTAGATGCGAATACGTGCTTATTGGAACACATAACTTCCAGACCTCCCATGTGGGGGTCTGGTTTTTTAAAAGTAATATTGTCTAATCCATGTGATTGTACGCTGCCCGAGCGGAAGTGATCACGCTAACCCATACCGCAATTTGGGATCCCTAAGAGTAGAAGACGGATGAGGGGATATAGGACAACATTTAAAAGGCTTAAGAGAAACTTCCTCCTAAACATAAACTATGCGGGAGTCCTTCGGGATATCCCCCGCAACCACAAAAATAGTTTCTCTAATTTCCTTTTATTTTTATATGGTCCATTCAGGTTTGAGTAGTCGGTCTCTAAAACCGATAGCCTTGGGTTCGAATCCCATATGGACTACGAAACTTTATTAAATAATAAAGTATAATAGAATAAATAATAAAAACAACAATTATGAACAGAATCGAAGAATTCACTTAGGTACAACCTAAAAACAAACTTGTAGTCATTACAAGAAATGATATTCCAGATGGATATCAATTAGTTCAATCAAATCACGCGGTAGCAGACTTTGCTTACGAACACCCGCAAAAGTTCAAGGAATGGAAGGACTCTTCCAATTACATCATCTCATTACAGATTCCTAACGAACAGCAGTTAATTAAACTTTACGAAAAATTATCTGATCAAGGAGCAATTGCCACTTTGTTTAGAGAACCTGACATCGATGACGAAGCAACATCATTTGCTTTCTTCGGTACAGATGACTTGCGTAGAAAAGTTTCAAATCTAAAATTATCACTAAAAAAATAAAGAACTATGAAAGATACATAGGTACGTCAAAGAGGTCCATAATGTAAAATACAATTTACAAAACAATAGGAATTGTAAACCTTATTTTACAAAACAAAAAAATAAAATTTAATATTATGGAAACTCAAGAATTCAAACAATACACATTAAGCGAAGCGTACGGAGCTTTAAAACAAAACGCAGAAAAATTTGATTGGGAAATTACAGGTGATTTACCAGAAGAACCAAAGGACTTTTATTCTCAAAATCAAAGAAAGAGATATAACAAAGCTATCAACAGACTGGCTAAGAAGCCAACTAGGAGATCTGCAAATCACTTATTCTATATCATTTCTAAGATCACAGGTGAAAATAAAATTCAAGTTAATCTTGGTACTAAAGAACGTGAAATTCAATCAAAACGTAAAGCCTGGTTGAAATTGAGAGACGAGGCAGATAAAGCACTAGCTGCTTACAAAGAAGAAAAAGGAAACTTTTATAAAAATATTTTGAAATAATCAAAACTTTTGTTGTATATTTGAATATAATATTACAACAGATTAATAAATAACTAAAATGAAAACACTTTTAAACATATCAAGGCTGAGCTCGACGAGTTTATGTACGTCAATAAGACGTGACAGACCAGGCTATGTGTTTATAGAAAGTTAACATTTTTACTTTATAAACCTTTTTTAAAGCCTGATCGATTCATTTCAATCAGGCTTTTTTGTTCATTGACATCTTGGAATACTAATTACGGAGGAATCAGCCGAAAGATTCTGGGTAGCGGCAACTGTCTTGAAAACAGTCTGATGTAAAAGTCGTGGGAGTTCGAATCTCCCTTCCTCCGCTAAAACTATTAAGACATGAAAGATAGTTGAAATGTCAATATGCCTCCTTAGCTCAGTTGGCCAGAGCAGCTCACTTGTAATGAGCAGGTCGTCAGTTCGAATCTGACAGGAGGCTCAAGGATTAATAAGACGAATCACGCGCATGATTATGTCGAGACCACAAGGATAGTGGAGCGCAACTCGAGGGGTTCGAATCCCCCTATTAATCCCTAACTGGCGGTGTGGTCGAGTGGTTAGGCACTAGTCTGCAAAACTAGGTACATCAGTTCAAATCTGATCACCGCCTCCAAATGGCCCGTTAGCTCAGCTGGATAGAGCAACTGCCTTCTAAGCAGTAGGTCCCAGGTTCGAATCCTGGACGGGTCACAAGGGTAAAGGAGAAAAAGCGTATAATGGTAGACATAGAGAGATGTCGCGCAAGGGTACCCACTAAGGACAAGCAGATATTCTTAATTGTAGTATCATCAGTCTCAGCTCTCTAATGGTGAGTGAAGCAATATTGCGAGATTCCTGATAAAACCATTACCTCCTTTACTTTTAACTACGCTCCAGTGGTGAAGTTGGCAAAGCACGTAGAACTTAAAATTCTATTATCATGGGTTCGAGTCCCATCTGGAGTACTATGACGGATTATAGTAGAAGTTCCTTCTAATTTCCTTCTAAGAACGTGGTCGCGGGTTCGAGTCCCGCCTCCTCCACAACATTAATATTTAATGGGGGAGTAGCTCAGCTGGTAGAGCACGATAATACTTCTATAAATTACCGTCAATTTGCCCACGTGCGGAAACGGCAAAGCCGGCTACACTTAGGATGTAGTGATTGGGGGTTCGATTCCCTCCGTGGGTACCAATATTAAAAAAAAGAGTTATGAAACATTTAACTAAGGAAGAATTAGAACCTGGAGCGTATTATACAGGTTGGTGTAGAAATACATACGTCGCAGAATGGGATGCTAAGAAAGAAGTATTCGTACATATCCGATATAAATTTGGACATATGATCGATACTCTTCCACATTTCGACGACGTGAAAGAAACAAGACAAGATGGATTTATTCCATTTGAAAAAATTAACCATCCTAAATTAGACAAAGAAATTAGAGAATACGTCTATAAAATAGGATATTAAAAATTAAAAAACAATGGAAGTAAAGAAACAAGCATGGGATAACTTTTTAAGCGCTGTTGATTTTGAATCTGACGAGAACAATTTCAAATATGATTTTAAAACCATGTCCAAGAAATACGGAAATGCATTCATTGTTTATTGCAAAGCAGCATGGCAAGCAAATGGCGGAGTTCAAACTGAAGATGAATTCTGTAAGATGAACGCTAATATGCCACGCGGATTTTTTGACAAAGTTATTAATAAGTAAAACATTAAATTGAGGATTAGATTAGTTGGCTTCCTTCTATAGCTCGTAAGAGCACCAAACTGCTAATTTGATAAAATAGCAACTACGATTCCCTCTTTTAACCGGTCCTTTAGCTCAGTTGGTTAGAGCACTTCACTCATAATGAATAGGTCACTGGTTCGAGCCCAGTATGGACCACTAGCAGATATGGTAATTCTCTTGCCGCAACTTGAAAACTAAAGAAAAAAGAGAAACGGAGGATTACTCAAATGGTAAAGAGGCTTGTTTGCTAAACAAGTAGGGTGTAAAAGCTACGGGAGTTCGAACCTCCCATCCTCCGCCAAAATAAAATAGTATGAAAAGATTCAGAAAGGGTTCAGTGTTTAGGTTTAAAAAACCAAAACGCTATGAGCAAAAACAGAAACAGAGCAAAACTGAACAAAGCACAAACTAGTAAAGAATACTTATCTATTCAATATGACATTAGCTATCCAATTTGCTGGGATGAAGGTATCTCATTTAAAGGTAGGTTAATGATATTCGAACAAAGAGAATGTAGAACGTGGAAGCATACTAGAAAAACACAATGGAAGGAGTAATCCTTCCTTTTGGCCCATTAGCTCAGCTGGATAGAGCACTCGATTACGGATCGAGAGGTCCGGGGTTCGAATCCCTGATGGGTCTCAATTAATTATAATCTTTCTAGTATATCCTCCTACTTTTAGGATATTAATTCCAGACGGAAGATCTCCAATGTATATGATTAGAGTGTACCTGTGATAGTGTAATATTTGACATCGACACTATTATAAGCATCGTAATTAATAGTTTAAATAATTTCATTATTGGATTTCGTTTTTTAAATATGCGTAAATGTATTTGTGATATCTCTTAAGTATTTTATCATCTACATTTTTTTCTATAGTATTATATAGTCGTATAGTGTTTAGGTTTCTCATTGCATCTTCTGCATTATCATATTTTCCACTCGATATTAACATATCTGCAATTGAATGTGAAAATGCCATGACTTCATCTTTATTTGAAAAATAAGATCCTTGGTTTTTTGGATCTTCAATAGGTGTTACTACATTGTCAGGTCGTCTACTATATTGTCCAATGTGAATTGCTTCATGTTTTAGCATATGAAAGATATGATCAATTGCCCTCTTGTCAATTCTAGGAATGGATATTACAACTCGAGGTCCTCCTGTTACTGGATTAACCATTGCAAATAATCCAGCTTGTCTAGGAGGAGCAGTATGCTTTACTTCTTCTGGAAGTTCATCTAGAAACTCATCGTATGTTACAATTTCAACCCCGTTATGATCTCCAATAGCTTTTACATCGTCAATTGATAAGCTCCCACGTTGAACGTCTATCATGTCTACAACATCGTCGTAGAACTCCTGTACGCCTTCTTGTTCCTTCCAGTCTATTATAGCCTCATTTAAGATATCCCATTTATTAAAACTAAGTGCTTTCATACTTTATTATTTATCAATTTAATTTACACTTTACATTTAGTATACTAAATAATATGAAAATAATTAGTAAACATAAAGACTATTATGACTGGGCAGTTTCAATCTATGGATTAGACGAGATAATGGTATATGATCGTAGAACTGAATATCTTGAAAAACCGGAAAAAGATCCAACTACTAGGCCATTAAATGGTCACAAAGTAGCTTCTCATAAATTTTCAATATGTAATAGAATATATGTTGTATATCAATATAGAAATAAATTCTATCATACTGTTGACGATTTATTAGTACTCAATGAAATATTGAAAGTTGAGAAAGTAGATGATACATTTTTACGTACAAAATACAGCTGGAGAAACGAGAATAAAAAATTAAGAACAGTTGCTGAAGAGAAATACAAAAAGGAAAATCACAAAAGTAAAGTAAATAAGGAAATAAGAGAGCCAGTTTTAATTCAAGCTGCTTATTCAAAGGGATCATTTCCATTTACGGCGCAACGAAAAGGAGCAACGTTTTTTGATTCTAATAAAAAGATATCATCATATTGGAGAATTCCAGATTTATCTGCTTATGGATTTGCAAGCTGGTTCTCATCTGAGCAAATGTTTCAAGATGTATATGCATTCATTAGTTGGAAGAAAGATCATCCGGAAATCCCAAATAAACAAAGTGATACTGAAAAGCTTAAATCACATGGATTCGATGACAAAATTTCATTTAGACATAGAAAATAAAACCTTAATATAAAATCAAGTAAAATATTTACATGAAAGCAGATAATATTTACCATAAAATTTTAAAGGATCCAATACTTGCAATGGCGTTTAAACATGTTGTTGAAATTAACAAATCAAATTATGCACCATATCATCATTTTCATCACATGATTTGTGTTGCTAAATGGTCAATGATTTTAGCTGAGTCTGAAGGAGTTGAAGAAGCAAGTGCAGATTGGTATGAATTAGTATTAGCTAGTATGTTCCATGACATCAATCATTCAATGGGTAAATTACCAGATGGAGATAATGTAAAAGAGGCAATCGAGCAATATAGAAATTTCCATACTTCAAATATCTCATTTAGAAGTGATGTTCCAATTAACGGTAATCGTGTATTTAATATTATATCTGCGACTCAATTTCCATATGTTATAGATGATGCGGATTTAAATATTCAACAATCAATTATTAGAGATGCAGATCTCCTAGTTTCTCTAGAACCAGATTGGTTTCAAAACGCATTTCTAGGATTGATGAATGAAATGGGAGTAGGTGATATTGAAAAGATGATTGCTGGTCAAAAAGCATTTCACCTTGGAATTGAGATGAAAACTCAGACTGGAAAAGATTTATATACAGATCGATGGCCAAGTCAATGTATTAAAACAATAGAACTTTTAGAAGATCTATATAAAAACTAATTTATGAAAAGTAAATATTGGAAAATGTCAAGATGGCACACTGAGTCATGTAAGAAAATTCCAAAACATCCAAATGGACAAGTGTTCACGACTCACAAATCTGACTTACCTGGAGTGATTGCATATAAAACATCAAAAGGAAATGTAAAGGTTCTTAGATGTGAAGAGGGAGTGAATGGATTCATCTCAATGCAGGACTTAGTTGAAAATAATACAAGAGTCAGGAAACTGTCATTTAAAGGAATAGGAAGAGGCGATACTATGAATAATGCAATTTTAGCAGGAAGAAAGGTTTACGGATTCTATAATGCATATAATTTATTCAAAGATTGGAGAAAAATTAAGTGTTCGTAAAGTATAATAACAATGAACAGACGAAATATAGGATCAAAGTTCGAAGAGATAAATCGTGCAGAAACATTTGCTCAATTATCTCAGGCTATTTTAAACATAGCTGATAGAGATGGAAACATACAAGGACGAAACATTTTATTTAGTGCAAAAGAATTATCTCAACAATGTTTAGAATTAAGAGACGATGAGCATAAGAACTGGAATTTATTAACAAGGGAATATGGAATCCGACAACAAGCCATTTATTTAGATTATTATAATTGCCCATGACAATACAAGAATTAAGAGATCGTAATTTAATTATCTTTGAAGCAGTCGGAGGATCTCGTGCATATGGAACAGATTTACCAACAAGTGATACTGACATTAGAGGAGTTTTTATGCTTCCACAGGACGATGTTCTTGGTAGTAAATATATTGAACAGGTAAACGATGATAAAAGTGATATTGTCTTCTATGAGATTAGAAGATTCATCGAATTAATTTCTACTGCTAATCCAAATATATTAGAGTTATTAAATACTCCAGAAAAATGTATTATTTATAAGCATCCAGTATTTGATCAACTTCTCCAACATAAAAAAGCGTTTGTAACTAAACTTTGTAGAAATAGTTTTGGCGGATATGCATCTCAGCAAATTAAAAAAGCAAGAGGGATGAAGAAGAAAATTGTAAATCCAGTTGATAAGGAGAGAAAGTCTCCACTTGATTTTTGTTATGTTGTGGATCCTAAGGGAAAAGGAACTATTCCATTAAGAGAGGTTAGTACTGGTAAAAATTCAATGTTCGGATACGAATCTAAGCACTTTGGAGTTTCAGTAATTTCTCATGCCAGAGACCTATATTATTTATGGAAAAATGATAGACCTATCTATAAAGGAATAATCAATGAGGATCTTACTTCTAATGAACTTAGATTGAGTTCAATTCCAAAGGGTCAAAAGCCATTCGCAATAATATCATATAATAAAGATGGATATTCAGCATATTGTAAGGATTATAAAGAATACTGGGAATGGGTTGAAAATAGAAACCCAGATCGATATGAAACTAATCAAAAGCACGGCAAGGGATATGATTCTAAAAATCTGATGCATTGTCATCGATTATTAGATATGTCACTTGAAATCTTAAACGGAGAAGGGATAATCGTTCGTAGACCAAACAGAGAAGAACTTTTAAAAATTAGAAGTGGTGAAAGGGATTATGATGAATTATTAGCAGATGCTGAGTCCAAGCTTAAAAAAATGGATGAACTTTTTATGAAGTCCAATCTTCCTAGTAAGGTTGACAGGGATTTTACAAATAGATTATTAATTAGTATGAGAAAGAAGTTCTATGAAGGAATTGGATGCGCTAATAAATACAGAAAAAAGGTAGATACTAATTCTGGAAATTGGCACGGAGATGTTGATGAATATTAATGGAACGATTGAAGGAAATACCGATTGAAGGTGCAGATTTTCAATATTTTGCATCCACCCTTGGTAAGATATATCGATGGAATGGTAAAGACTTTAGAGAGCTAAAGGGATGGGACCATTATTATAAAAGATGGGATCATCATTATATTCGATATGGAATAAAGATAAACGGTAAGTACAAGAACATGTATGGACAAAGGTTAGTTCTATTGGCATTTGTCGGTCCACCTCCAAATTCAAACGATGTTGCGAGACACGGACCAAATGGAAGTTTAGACAATAGACCATGTCAATTGAAATGGGGAACTCATCAGGAGAATATGAATGAGGACCGAAAGAGAGATGGAAACTATTACAATAGAGGAATAAATAAAAAGGTTAAAGATGAGCCTGAAACAGAACGATGGGATCATGATCCTGAACATGATGCATTCTGGGATAAAATTGAAAAGGATCATAAAAACGGCGTAGTTCATACTTGCCCATTTTAAAATAAAAATATGAAGGTAAAAATAGACAATATTGAAGGAGAAGAAATAAAAAACAATGAAACGTATATATTAGAGGATAATGCGTATCTTGAACATATGACTCTTTCTAGAACCCTATTAAAAGAGGGACAATCAACTAGAGGACACTCTCATGAAAAAGAAGAAGAAGTTTATATGTTTACACACGGTGAAGCATTTATGCAAATAAATGAAGAATTCCACCATGCTAAATCAGGAGACGTTTTCTTGATAAAGGCTGGAGAATTTCACAGAGTTTTTAATAAATCAGAGTCACACACGTGTGCTTTTACTTGTATTTTTGAAAAATACGATAGAGCAAGTGATGACGCAAAATACAAATAACAATGAGTAAAGAAAAAGACGAAGCAACATTAATGGCAGATGCTATGAATGAACAACTTAACGGAGTTAAGGAATTTCTAAAATTAGCATTTGCGATTGACGGAGAGGTAACAACTGACGGAAAACAAGTATTAACCATTGAACAGGATGGAACTAAATACAAAGGAATCTCATTTACTCTTACTGATTCAGAAAGAGGAAAGTTCATAATAGTGATGTCAAATCCTGAACCCATTAAAGATGGTAGCACGAAATAAAACGATAATTCACAGTAGGACACTTGGAAAGTTTATAGAAGAAGTCGAAAATAGGCTAATAGATGAGCGTCGTGATTTGTCAAAATATATTGATTCATTGTCAACTGAGCTAAATGTAACTAAAAAATATAGCGACTATCTAGCTGAAAGATTAGATGATGCATTGACTAGAATTTCTAAATTAGAAAATCCATAATAATGGAAGAAGTACCACAGTGGATAAAATATCAGATTAGTCATTATCGACAACAGGGATGGACAAAAGAAGAACTTGATGAAAAATACAAACGCTTTTCATTTAAAGTAATAATCGATAATTTTCCTAACTATGGAGGAAATGCTCTTGGTAATAAAACGGAAGCATACTTTGAAAAGGAATTAGATTACGAGTATATTACTCCATCTTATTCTGAACTAAGCATAGAAGAGAAAAAAATATATCGACATGGAAGGAACTGAATGGAAAATTGAAAAGAGTGAATATTTTGATGAATTTGGAGAATTAAAAAATACTAAGTTCTTCGTGTACACTTATAAGCGATGGCTTGGTTTATTTTATTATAAATCATATGTGAAGCATACAGATTGTGGATGGGGAGATTGTTGCAAAGTAAAGACCACCTTTGAAGAAGTAGATGATGCTAGGAAATTTATCACTTCAAACTTATGCACGGGCGGACCTAAAGAAGAAAATATATACACTGACGTCGAAACCGTAAAGTGTAGCTAAAGTATAAGATATCATGAATACATTAATAGAAAAAATCAATTCGGATTTCATGGACGCTTACAAAGCGAAAGACATGGATAAAAAAAACTTCTTGGGAGTTCTTAAAACAGAAGTTACTAAGGAAAGTAAAACTCCTAATGATGCTCATGTTATGTCTAAGATAAAGAGCATGATTAAGAATGCGAAAGCTACAGATTCTTTGACTGAATCTGAATTACAAATTATTAATAAGTATTTACCATTGCAAATGTCTGATCAGTTGCTTGAAGATAGAATTAGATTCTACGTTAGTGCTGAAAATATTGATTCACCTAGTCAAATGGGTAAAGTAATGGGATTCTTAAAGCAAAATTACGACGGTCAATACGACGGTAAAAAAGCTTCAATTCTTACAAAACAAATTTTAGGATAATGGAGAACGAAAAAGACGGATTAATACCTGGATTTATTGGGGAAGCAATGAGAAGTGCAAACCTTGAACATATTCAAAAAGAAGAAGATCTAGGTAAAGATATCAACCCACTTGAAAAAAATAAACCAAATAATATGGAAAATTCAGAAAAAACGCTAGAAGAAGCAATAGCTGAAAATCAAGCAATACACAGTGGATCAAGTGTAGTTGTAACAAATGAAATGGTCGAAAAATTAAAAAAAGAAAACGAAAGTATGGAAAATTTAAATGAAGTGGCTGCTCCAGCTGTTGTTGAACCTACGACTAAGTGTAAAGTAATTAGTGGTAAAAATGGAATCGAGTTAGAAAAATCAATCAATTTATTTTTAGATGAAACTAAGAATATTGATATTATCAGAACTGATTTCGGAACCGCAGTTGGCGGAGTATATTACACTATATTATACAAAACTAGAACAGAAAGAGTATAATAACAATGAAAATTAATATTTGGATACGGCGAGAAAGTATTGACGATTTGTCATATTTCTTATCTGATAATTTTGAATGGTCTAGTGATATCGAAATACCAATTTGGTATTCTAATCCAAGAAGTGGAGAAATCAATGGAATCAATGGTTTTCTCTGCGTATCCTTAAGTTATAAAGAATTTAAAAAGTTAGAGGACTTATGAGAATAACAAAAGATGCAATATATTTTTGGGGAGGATCATTTAGTCAATGGTTTAAGTCTCCATTTGAAGTAAACGGAGTAGAATACGTAACTGCTGAGCAGTATATGATGGCTATGAAAGCTAAGACATTCGAAGGAAACGAAGATATTCTTGAAAAAATTATGTCAACTGGAAATGCTAAAAAACAAAAAGCACTAGGTCGACAGGTTAGAAATTTTGATACTGACGAATGGAATGAAGTTAGTATGGGACATGTAGTAACTGCAAACATTGCAAAGTTTTCTCAAAGTGAAAGTTTACTTGCTGAATTAATTGAGAGTGGAGACAGGGAATTAGTAGAAGCAAGTCCACATGATACTATATGGGGAATAGGACTTCATTGGAACGACGACGCTGTATTAGACAAAGAAAAATGGAGAGGAGAAAACAAACTAGGTAAAGCAATAATGACTGCTAGAGAAACCATATTACAACAAATAGAAGTATGAAAACAGTAATTACATTTTTAATAACATTCATATTCATAAGCTTATTTAATTCTTGGATAACAACTTATGCTATTGAGGGAACCATATTCATTGACGAATTAATAGACATTAGATCTATATTTATTAGAATTATTATTTCTTTGCTTTTAACTAGTATGATTATTAGAATTATAAATAAAAAATCATCTACGACTTCAAATACTCGATCTTAGTAGGATCTAGTTGGACTAATCCGTTAGGTTCATATGGAATTTTACTAATTCCCATTGTAGCATCTAGTATTTTATCAACTGGGTGCTTTTCTTGTTGATTAGGGTTAGGTCCATATTGAACCCCATCATTATATGGATTAGTACCTTTGAATACTTTACCTGACATTATACCTGGTTTCTTCATAGTTTAATATTTTTATTATTTATAGTAGAATATACTAATATTATGACCGAGTTAGAAGCAGAACACATACAGAACTCAATTAATGTGCTACAAGAATTACTTGATGCGCATTATGCCAGTTTAAATAGAATTAGGCCTCAGGAAAAAGGTCTAAAGTTATACAATGCTAATTTTGATATACGTTGGAGATTAACTGGAGAAATATTACATTATATTGAGATTGAAAATACTGGATCTATTCCAATCTCAATGCACGTTTATCAATTGCATTTCAATCATGCAATGATACATATAATTCCTCCCGTTGAGCTTAACGAGCCTCTTGAAAATTACGGAGCAGTGCCCATTGGAATAGCATATATTCATGCAGGAGGCACTGAGACGTCATATGTTGGATATCCATGTAATATACATACACCAATTATGATACAAATAAAAGATGATCAGCATAATGAAATATTAAAAACAATTAAAGTAGAATAATACTATGGAAAAGTTCAGAACAGGAAATGTAGTTAGATTAGCTCAAGGTTCTTTAGTTATCATATCTGGATATCGAAATGTAGAATCTAATACTTTTCCTAATAGCGAAGATCATAACTATAAAGTCTGTGACTATATTTATGTAGACTCTCAATCAATGAGTGGATGTAGTAGAACAATTACCACTGTTAAGAAAGAATCATGTAGTTGTAGTATGGTAAATGGACGACCTTTAGAAGATTGCGAAGATTGTGATGGAAAAGGAAATTTCATGGAAACCAGAGAAGGAATGGATATGGCTAAATTAATAGCACCAAACGTAAAATCTTGGATAATCGATACATTAACAAATAAATTTAATTTTTAATCATGAAAAAAGCAAAACACTTCGCGATATTATCGCTTTTAACATTTGTGCTATGGTATGCTGTAATTGGAATCATAGAATGGGATATCAACTGGATCGACTTTATGCCAGATGCTACAAGATCTCAAAGAGGATATTTTATTCTGGGAGTCCTTATTAAATTAGGACTTGACATATGGCTGTGGTCTTATATTAAAAATAAGTACTTTGATCAGGATCCAAGCGAGGAAGAAGCAAGACTTAAAGCTGAAAACGAAAAGCTTAGAAAAATGTTTAATAAAGACGAAGTATAATGCGTAAGTACGAAGAAGGATACGAACTAGCAGAAGATGAATTCCTATTAAAGATTCAGAAAGATGCATGGGAGGACGGAACCAATAAGGGATTCTTGACTAAGTTTAATAAGAACGGAACGATGCCCGTTGCGTTTAAAGAATGGCCGAGTCGTTATTATAGAAAAACAGACGAGGATATTCCGATCTATATACATAAAGAAGAATTCTCAAGTGGATGGAAGGTCATGTCATGGCGATTTGGACAGAGTCAAAACTGGGCATCTCTCGTTCATCCTGCAGGATTTACAGTTGAGATCTATTTAGTTCAATTGCTGGAAATAATGAAGTCACACACGCTAGTCAAGGGTGAACTACAGGGAGAGTTTAAGTGGCAAGATCACAAGCTAATATGTAAAACACATCAGCATGAAAAGTAAATTCAACTGGTTCACATTTATTGCAAGCTTGATTATGTCAGTTATTCTTACATTCCTAATATTACAGGACTTTGAAATATGGGAACGTTTAAAAATATCAATTGCATTAATTGTGACGTCGTTTATTGCAACTTTACTTTTACCAAAATTAGATAGTTAACATGATAAGTGGAAAAAAACTAATAGGTAACGTTCAAACTAGATTTAAAGAAATATTTAGACCAAATCGACAGTGGGATGCTTGGAGAAGTTTTTATAATGGATGGATCGAAGGTAGAACTGATTTGGTATTTGAAATGAAAGAAGAAGGTCACGTTGCATATGAATTCCACAATGAGGAGACCGGACATTGCTATGTTGACTATATTGACCATGAAGAAATGGGAGAAGGGGATGGTTACACTAAGACTAAACTTTATAAATTTTAAAATATGATCTTTAATATTACATACATAACAAGAGTGGGATCGACCAATGCTAGCAGGGACTTGTCGATTGAGAACAGAAGTCACTCTTTTTTAAAAAGGATATTATGAATTTATATAAAATTACATTTTCTCACACTGCACCGAAGGACCAAAAGGAAGGAATAAAGGGTTATTTACTTGCTGAAAACAACGAACAGGTTTATCATTACGTAGACAAAACGTTTAATTATGGATGTTGGAAAGACAGTGATGAAGATAAAGAGCCTATTGAATTACACGATGATGATTGGAATGTAATAGGAACTGAAACATTTAAGGAAAAAATGATAAGAATAAGGGGTGAACAACATGATGAGGATTATGACTACTGTGATGCCTATTATGGAATAACCCTGTATGGCTGGGAACTGGTTAAAGAAGGTGTGTACTCGGCTGATTATACTGAAATGATTGAATTAGGAATTATAGATACACTCAAACCGACGATTAATGAGACCAACTAAGAAACAAGATGCAAAGATTAATGTTATCACTTCTAATATAGAGGAGATATTGAATCAAAATCAAATAGGTGATAAAGACGACTTTCTAAGCTCAATGAGTGAGATCATTTGTCAAATGGACACTGATATTGCAATAGGGGTAATGGAGAGACTGGGACCAGAGGGAAGGGAACAGGCAATGGCAATTAAAGTAAATTATGGATATTAAGCAAATAGAATGGGTTCATGTCGAAGGTCGCCCAATATCTAAATGGTTTGGAAGGATTAATGGCCGAGTTCTATTTGAAATCTGTCATTTTAAAAACGACCGATTTAATGATCATAAATTGATGACTTCTAAGACATTTAACATGGAAATGAAAAAATCTGAGGACATAGAAGATCTGATGGAAACTGCTCAGATCCTATTAGAAGCCTATATAAATAGTTTTAAAGATGATAAAAGCACTAGATGATGACGGTATAGTATGTTATACTGCATGTTCAGATGATAAGGTAAAAGCCGGGGCCTGTAAATGTCAAAACCGACTGGGGTTATTGGCACAAGTCGGAAAGCGGGATAATTTTGAAACAGTAAAGATAAACACAGCGATCGAATCAGACCTGGGGTTATGGGAATTATTCAGAATTGCCGGGTCCGATCGATATACTTTACAGAAGTGGGGAGAGGATTCTGATTATCCGTTGGTAGAATTGAATTTAACTCTGGACGAGTTTAAAGACCTGGAGACACTTTTCGGAAATATAGAAAACCTTGGAAGTATTGACTGACTACTGGACAGACGAATCAGCAGGGTCACAAGCCTCGCTTGAGAAAATTTTTTCGTCACTGTCACCGTGGTTTAATTTTTAGTATATGAAAGAAGAAAGAAAGTTACGAAAGTTGGAAGCAGGACCTATTTTAGGAAAATGGTACGTAAAGGGAACCATTTTTAAAGTCGTATCAGAAGACGGAATGAGAGGATTAGATGTAGAAGATCCAGACGGAAAGATCATTGGAGAAATCCGTATGATTATGAATCAGTTTGAATGGGTAGATGAAGAATAGACCACAATCAACCGGAATAGATAAACTGAAGGAGAAAACCCTGAATCAGTTTAAATCTACATGTGGTCTATGTGATGGTATTGAATACAGATTAGAAGGAGAAAATGATTTATGGAGACTTATTGGAACCAGAGTTGCTGATGATCAGGTTCAATCTGTTAAATTTGGATTAGGGAAAAAGTATGGATCTAGTAGAAAATTTAAATCTTAATGTAGCTCATAGTTTACGTGCTGTTATTAGAAATGAACTAGACAAAATACCGATTAGGGATGATAATAAGGGTTAAAGGTTTATCAGTTCGTAGCATAATAGATAGGACCCTCAATCGGGATACTGATATAGATTTACGTTATGAAGTAGGGGTTAAGTTTACTGCAGAAGAATTGCAAAGCATGCATTGGATGCAAGGTCAGCGCGTAGAAGAAGTCATAGACCTCATTGGGGAAGGCATTAAGTCTGAGATGAGGCGCATACACGAAAAGAACAAAAGGTAGTGTCTATAGAAGCAGTAGGTACATATAATGGAATTCCAGTCTATGCAGATCCCCATTCTGAGGAAGATAAAATCTTGGTATTGCGTAAGCAGGATTCTAAACCAATGAGAGAAACCAGATATCCGTATCCTAGGATAAAGGGACTTTGTCACAGTGAAAATAATATAAAGGCATTTATTGTACATCCCGGTATGGCTAGCGATTTAATTGCAGGATTAAATAAATATAAATCAATATTTAAAGATGACTAGAAGAATAGAAACCGGAAGACGATGGGTACGAACTAAAAAGATGACCTGTGTTACAATTAAGATGTCATTGCAAATAAAGATACTAGGAGTATGGATAACCTTACATCGATATGAAATAGAAAAGTGGTGTGAAAATATAAATCAATAAAAAGTAACATGGCATTAGTAAAACCAGACTACAAATTAAAGAGAGCAAATTCACTATTTAAGTTCATGAACGGAGAAATAACAGAACTTCCTCGCTCCATGTGTGATATAACCCAAGAGGAACGAGATGAATTACTTCTCTATTTAATAAAGGAACAGAGAAAGGTTATTAATAAGAAGGATAAAAAGATAGAGGAATTCCAAGGTGTATTTAATGCTATAGGAAAGTTTATTCCTCGAAGTAGTAGATCCTTTTAATTTTTACCTAGAGATCCCGTATTTTCCCGGGATTTTTTTTTTCCTCTGGAGAAATTGCTTTTCTAGTACCCGGGCCCTGTGGAAAATTTTTGGCCCGTGGGAAATTCCCGTTTTTTGCCCGTGGCCTTTATATTCACAAAATTCAACTTGACTTCGACCTATCCGCCCATATAGTGATCCTGGTGACCTGTTCTATATAGGCCCCAGGGGGCCCTGAGGGCACCTGGAGGGCCCCTGGTGGCCCCTAGGGCTGCCTGAGTCTGAGAGCCCCACCTCTGGGTACTATATACCCTGCCTGAGAGGTCCACCTTGGCCAGGGGTAGTCTATGGCCGCGTCAGATAGGGATCCCAGCTAGGGGTACCTCGCCCGGTAAGCTAGAAGCTAAAACTAAAAAGTTCGGTTTTGCTAAGATAAGCGGTTTCTCGCTCTTGGATCTGAGCGAACCTTAAGACTTATAAGCCGTATGTAAAGATCCACTCCATATGCAGTTGACCAGGGTTGTGATGTAGAGGTGGGAATTCCTCAAGTAGAGCTTTATAAAGAGTTATAACCTTAACGCTTTGGATCTAGAATTCATCGGTCGCTCAGTGACCTGATGGGGAAAAGGGGAGATAAAGATCCAAAGCTTAAAATCCGTCCCTTTCGACTATTGACCAGGGTTAAAAGGTAGGGACTACATTATCTAAAAACTTAAGATACTCTTATACTCTTCCCTTAGAAGAATACAGTTCCTAGCTCGGATTAGAAAAATAGTAAGTATTCCACCAGGAGCAAGGAAGAAAAAAACAACCTGAATGCTACTACTTTCTTTTTAGGCCGGATAGGTATAAAAAGTAAGATTTAGGAAACTCCATATTATACGCATTTATGGATTCTCGCTCTGTGACCTTGGTGAAGATTACCGTCCCTATTGGGCAACCCGGCCAATTGATTTAAAAACACTAAGTTTTTGTGAAAACAATGATCTTTCGCTCGGATGCTAAAATGTGAGAATTCTTTGTAGCATTAGCACTCTTCGCTCCGTCACCTAGTGGGCTGTAGAGCGAAAGGGATTACATAGCTATTGAATCTAACCGCTCAACTGTTGACCAGGGTTGACGAGTAGAAACCCCATTTCTTACTTTTTAAACCTAAACGCGAAGCTCAACTGGATCTAGAAGTCATCGGTCGCTCTGTAAGAAGAGTTCTACTATTGGGAGAAGGGAGCGAGGCCAGATAGAGACATACACAGACATACCTGATAGAAGCTGGCTCCACATTAATTTTAAAATAATGGATTAAATATTTTTTTAATCTAAATAAAATGCCTATATTTATAGTATAATAATAACAAACAATAACATGGAACTTAAACAGATAGGATTAGAATGTTTTGATTTTAATAATATTAAAATAGATACAACAGAGGCTGCACAAGATGCAATGACTCAGTCAGCCAACTAAAGATAACCGTGAGAGCGCCGTAGGTCCTTGAGACAGAAGAGACGGACCCATTCGTAAGATGGGCGGCATCATGCCTTAGTAGGTTTGAATCCTACCTCTCCAACCAATTGAAAAAGGAACACTCGAAATGGGGGTTCCTTTTTTAGTATAGTAAGATTTAAATAAAAAACTATGTGGGCAATATTTGATTTAGACGGTACTCTCGCCGATATTGAAGAGCGAAGAAGGTTAGCTTCTAAAGGCGACGGTAAGATTAATTGGGGCATTTTCTTTAATCCAGAAAATATAAAGCTAGATAAACCTCTACTTAAAACTATATTTCTTTTACAGACTTTAAGATCTCAAGGTCTAGGAATCGCGATACTTAGCGGTAGAGGCGAAGAGACTCGCGCTGCGACAGAACACTGGTTAAAGGAAAACGGCGTAGAATACGATAAGCTAATAATGCGTCCAGTTCAGAACTACGAACCTGACGACGAGCTCAAGCGAACATGGCTCAATGCTGAGTTTCCAAACCGTGACCAGATACTTTGCGTGTTTGATGATCGGGACAAGGTCGTGGCGATGTGGAGGAGGGAAGGATTGCTCTGTTGTCAAGTAGCACCTGGAGATTTTTAGTAGCCGAACCGCGTACATCCAGGCTATGTCCGGTGATGTCTTAATCCCCTTGGCTCTCCACTTTATTTTAGCTAATTGGTAAAAGATATAATAATAATTGTTATATTTATAGTATAACTTAAACAAACGATATGGAAAGGGGACTTGCTGGATATTGGATATCTACTGATAATTTAAAGTTCAATGCTATGACCAATACTTTTGTTGGAGAAGCTTCTGAACTAGGAATTATAGAGTTTGACAAATCATACGTACTCTGGAATCCTAAAACAAACGGTTCTTCTTACCTTGAATTTGATAAGTTCGATAAGAACGGAGAAGAGATATCAGGAGCTCGATACTCCTCTCATCAAGGTTACAAACTATTAATTATAAACGATTAGTATGAAAAGTCTAAAAGAAAAACGAGAAATAGTAAAGAGGGCGAAGATCATAAGACATACGTTTCTAAGTAGATCAAAGTTCTCAGCCATTAAATACATTTTAAAATATGACAAGTAAAGTAATAGCAGTAAAGTGGAAGACCGGAAAAGAATGTATCGGTATTGTTATAGTTGATACTGGATTCGGAATCAAAGGCTACATCAAGAAGGTAGATGGCATGGACCAAGACAGAGACATTACGCAAGTAGCAGAATGGGGAACGGGCTTGGACTCTTCAGAGATAGAGGGTTTCTTCCCCCATCGATCAGAAGAATTTAGATCAATAGGATATTCAAACTAAAAAACATGAAGAACTTACAATTATTAAAAGACAAGTTAAACTCAGTGCGAGATCGCAACCGTGAAGCTAAAGTAGGAGAGTCTCTTGTTTGTCCTTCATGTGGAACTGGATTTAAGAAGAGGAGTTATCAACAGGTATTTTGTAAATCTAAAACCGGTACTAAATGTAAAGACAGATTTTGGAATACAGTAGACGAGAGTAAGCGTAACAACCAAGACAGACTAAGTTTATCGCGCGTCGTTTGGTTATTTGAAAAAGAAATGGAAGATTTAATTTAAAATAGGAATCATGGGAAAATACGTAAATGTAAATTTGAACGGAAGGCCTCTAAATGCTAGAGGTAAAGCTTCTAATCTCGTAATGTCTGGTGCAGAACGCATTGAAGAACCAGAAAGCTTAGCACAACATCCAGGTAAGGCGGTTCTTTGTGTAGTAGAAAACGGACCTTTTGATGCGGCGGCTTGGGCTTACAGTCAGGACGAACTCAATTGCTTCAAACGCGAAGACGGCCGGCTTAAGTCTTGGTTGACAGTAGACGAATCTGTAATTGAATCTTTAATCGATTAAATCCAGGGTAAACTTAATCTGATAAGAGGCCTGCAAACGCGGGCCTTTTTTATGCTATAAGCTCTGGAGCCAGTGAGCTTTGTAAGCTACGCTATGCAACTGGCTCAAGCACAGTCGAGCCAAGTCAGAGACAAGGAGTTCGCTCTAAGCTCCCGAGAGCCAGTGGTCTCTGTTAAGAGGCGGTGCTCATTGGCCCTAAGAAAATTTGAAAAATAAATGGCGAAATATTTTAAGTACCACAATATTATTCTTATATTTAACTATAACTTAAAACAAACACAATGATCGTTAAATTAAATGACCGAATAATTAATCTAGACTTAGTAAAAGAAGTCTCGGAAATTACCGCGTATCTTGTTAATGAAAAACGAGATGGAAACAGTGGATATATCCATATCATACGAACCAAAAAGGATATTGTTAGATGGTTGGATATTTCAAATACTGGAACAGAGAGTCAACAAGAGTATGAAGTAATCTTTGGATTTCAAATCTTTTATTTGGAAGAGAAATATCCAAAGCACGTAAAGGTTTCTCTCCACCAAAGCGAAGCGAGAAAGGCGAGAGAGGCGTTCGCAACCCTTTTAAATAATAATAACCCTGTAATACACGAAGTAAAATGGTAAGAGTAATATGTTTAGGAATCGGATTGAATATGTTCTTTCAAGAGTGGGTATCAATAATCGACGCTCCACCACAACCAAAGGAAATCTTTCATAAACCTGGCTTTCAGAACCGAGTTTATACAAAGGTAAAAGGCTATAAAGTTCCGCACTTAACTCGAATGCAGAACAAATAGACCTAGTAAGTCTCTCTTTAAACCCCCTCTATTGGGGGTTTTTTTGTTTCCGGAGTAAGAAAAGAAGAAAGGAATCTGGCAAGAGGCGGGAGAAGTTCGCTCCTCATAAATTTGAAAAATAATTAATAAAAAGTTTTTTATATCCATCAATTATTCTTATATTTAACTATAACTTAAAACAAACAGATTATGAATTGCGACAGATGTCACACAGAATCACCCCGCTTTACGAAAATGAGTTTCTTCAATATGGACACAATATGTCCTGAGTGTGAAGCTAAGGAAAAAGCACATCCACAGTATGAGGCGGCGAGAAAGAAAGAAAGAGAAGAATGTTTAAAGGGTAATATGAATTATCCTGGAATCGGAAAACCTGCTGACCTATGATTAAGAGCAAAGACGAATTAAAGAGGAGACCTATTGAGATAGATCTAACGGGTCCAGATGGTAATGTATTCTATTTAATGGCTACAGCAAAGCGGTTATCGCGCCAGCTTTACGACTTCGTAACAGAAGAGCTTGAAAATGCTCGAGCAGTAGATGAATCATTAAAGCTGTTATATGACGGAGACTTTAAAACTCCTGAAAACATGGGAGACTGGATCGTAGAAGAAATGATGAAGTCTGATTACGAACATGCAGTTCAAGTTTTTGATAAATATTTTGGCGCAGTTGTAACACTGTACCGTTAACTACGGAGTAACTATGGAAGAAGTAATAAACTTAATATCCGACCGAGACGAGATACTCGAGGACAAGGTGGCCGAGTTTCAGAAGAAACTAATTGACATACATCCTAAATTTAAAGTCGGACAGGTAATTCTTTTTTGGGGAGGATATAATAACGATATCCGATACCGATCTGAAATAATTGGATTTAACGAGGACGGAGAAATCTACGTTATGTGGGATTGTTATTGGTTCCCTATTAGAGATGAAGAATCAAGAGAAATAGAATTATAAACGGGTTTGTTTAAGTTAGATGGAACCTCAACTTCGGTTGGGGTTTCGTCGTTTAGAGCGGTAAGCTTAGCGACGTGCCCGAGGAGGGTTGGCTCAGAAAGCTTTGACTACGGAGTTCACCGTGCACGCCGGGACCAGTGGGATCCCGGTACACAAGAGCACGGCTGGCCCTTAGAGAAATGCACAAAAATATTCTCAGGATTTTTTATAATGAAGAATAATTCTTATATTTAACTATAACTTAAAACAAACACGATGAGTAATTTTATAGATCACATCAAATTAGCAACAGAGAATATAGTTCTATGTAGTGGTATATGTTCTAAGAAAGAGCATTACGAGTACGCTGAGAAGATGGAAAAGATGCTTAAGCATCAGTTAAAAGAGGAGTTAACTGAAATTGTAAATGATCACGAGATGATGGAAGAAAGACTTTGTGAATTTATTCAAAAACTAGGAGTATGAAAAAGAAACCGACAATGACCAAAGCTCAATTAACTCAGAGAGTTAATGAAGAAGCAAAGAGAATGCGAGAAGACATTAAAAGACAAGGAGGCAATCTTACCTTTGCTGAATGCAAGAAGGAGGCTCGTAAAGTATTCATGGAAGAATTCGAAATAGTTTAAGTCTAGGACACCCAATTCTCTTAGACATTTAATCTTACTTCAAAGAGATTATCTTATCATAGAGGGACCCGAGTTAATCACAAGAGGAATCTAAACAGGTTCCTCTTTTTTTATCTCTACTTATCGAGCAAGTCGATAGGTTTCAAGAGAGAGGAGAGCTCGCTCGTCTCTGTTTGAGCCAGTGTGCTTTCGATCCTAACCTAGAGACCTCGACCTAGAGTATTTCAAAAATAAGTATAATTATATTTTAGGTTATCAATTATTATTCTTATATTTAATTATAACTTAAAACAAACAGATATGTATTCATTATATTGTAGCTACTACGACAAAGAGTTTAATTCCCTTGAGGAGCTAATTGAGGACGTGACCATCAATGGCATGGACCCAAACTATGAGGTGACCAGAGATGGCAAGGGTATTGGAGAGAACGCCATAGATTTTATTCAATTTTAAAAATAATATTATGGATAAGCCAAAACTATACGTACTTATGTCTTATGATGAAGATGGTACCGACACATCTATATTCTTAGACAAAGATGAAGCGTTAGAAGAATTCGAAAGAGCAAGTGGAGACGACAAGGTCGTAGGAGAAGTAGAAGAATACAAATCCTTCGGACAAGGAGCATGGGGAGATTGGTATGGAATCAAAATAATTAAGAAATCTGATGGTTAAGTGGGATAAGAAAATAGAAGACAGGCACATGAAGGGAAATACTCCCTTCGGTGAGGTCTGGATCCGGTTTGACCGGGAAGGTAAAGCAATCGGTTTATATACCTGTTTTGGCGATACTCAGAAATGGATTCCGGACGAAGAGTGGATGCAAGATCTCGAAGGAGCCCAGCTCAGATTAGAGGAACTTACAGAAGATACCAAACGTTTACGTGATTGGGGTGAGGGACTACGGAGTAAAGATTAAATTACATTATATTCTAAAACTGAGACCAGAATTACCTGTATAAGAAATAAATAATACTATAGACATGGAAAGCCAAATACATTCAATAATCGATCAATGGAAAGAAGAAACTGGTAATCAGAAGTCTATCTCGTCTGACTCGATTAAGGTTAAGTATGCAGACCGTGAGGTAGGGATATATACTATTTATCTTATGTTAAATCCTACAGTAAGGATTAAAGCATTGCTGAATGGCCCTGCTTGGAAAATCATAGAATTAAAATGAGACTTAACGAACCTTTTACTAAACTACTAACGTCAGTAGATGACCAGCTCGGAAGAGACGAAGAATCTATACACCTATTTGAATGGGTACTAGAAGAACACTATGAATCTAAAATTATAGAGAACATGGATTTTTTTCAAGAAAGGCCTGATCTTCGCTCAATTCAAAACGAACAAATGCTTCATGAATTAGATGTAATGGAAGCCTACTTCGTATCAAAGGAAGAGTATGAGAAATGCGCGTCAATCGTAAAGATTCGTTCTGATTTAAAACAAATTATTTCTGCATAATATTTTTTTATTCCAAATAAGTTTCTTATATTTACTTTATAACTTAAAACAAGGCAATGGCAAAAGGAACTAATGAATGGATAGGAGGTAGTTTCCATAACGTAACTATCACTGCCACCATAAACGATCTTATATTAGCATTAGGAGAACCACAGGTCTTTGATAATAGCGGAGAAGATAAAGTAAACGTTGAATGGGGTGCAGTCACTGAGGCAGGATTCCGTTTCACGATTTACGATTGGAAAGAATACAGAGTTTTAGATTTAGACGAACCTATTACTTTCCATATTGGAAGTACGAAAGGAGCAATTCAAGAATGGGAAGCAGAAGCTGAAGTAATTGCCGATATAGTAAAAATTAAAAAGAATGAAGAGATGCTTGAGTCAGGATTAAGCGAAGAGGAATACGATGCTCTCTCTGAACTAGAAGAAATAAACAAAGAATGAAAGATATAATAATTGAACGAATGTTAAAAGATACTAACAACGAAGGATTCCATATTCTGGACGAGTATGGATTACAAGCCTTCTTAGATCTTACGGCGACGAGTCATGATCCGATAGAAGGAATTAGGGATCTTAATAAAATGAAAAATTATTTTATTAGAGAAGAGGATTACCGTAAGTGCGCAAAGATACAAGACTGTATTAATGTCTTATGGGTCGATGGTCCTGAGAAACAAGGTCTAAAAAAAGAATTAGAAATATTAGTTTAAATCCAGCTTGTTTAAGTTAGGAAAAGGTCGGAGAAATCCGACCTTTTCTTTTTCCTGAGGATCTGAGCCAAGTATGCCCGGATAATAAACGATCCCGTTGGCTCTAAACAAATTTGCAAAAAAGTTTAAGAAATATTATAATAAGTGGTATATTATTCTTATATTTATAGTATAACTTAAAAACAAACAAGATATGGTAATGACACCGATTGACGCAGACACACTGCGAAGCAAATTGAATGAAGGCACAGTGCAATTCGCATTTAAGAAAAAAGACGGGACCCTGCGAACTGCAGTGGGAACCACTAACTTGGATACGGTTCCCCTAGAGAGTCATCCATCAGGCGAAGGAGGAGAATCTTCTCGTGCATCAGTTCGATATTTTGACATGGGCAAGAACTCATGGAGATCATGTTCTGCTGACACTGAAATCTTTTTAGCAGATTAGAATGTACGAAGAGATTTATAACCTATGTTCCGTAAAGAACAAGGGATCTGTTTTTCAAAACGGATCGGATAAGATTACTCCACGAGTAGAATGGATCTTGAACTTCCTAATGGATAACAAGATGCCATTCATACTCGATGAGTTTCCTGTTAAAGACGGAACAGGTTATAATATTATCCTTACTGGAGAGTCAGGTAAATGGGTTACATGCCATCATGATATTGTAAACCCTAAGTCTGATAATGCAAATGACAATTCATGTTCTATTATAAATGCTATCTCGTTAAAACAACTTGCTCCTCATATTAATGTAGCAATACTCGATGGAGAAGAGCCAGGTGGTCTAGGATCAAATCGCCTTTCCTCTCAAATGAAAGCGGGTGACTACGGAGTAATTGATTGGATTCTAAATCTAGAGCTAACAGGTATAGGAGGTAAAGATTTTCTGATCTGTAACTCTAATATGGACAAGTCACTAAGTAAACGAGTAAGAGATCTCTTTATATGCGATATCATTGGAGTACCATTTAACGACTCAGTTATATTTAGAAAGAACGGTTTTGATTCTATAGTTATTAACCCTCTTCCTAGAATGGAGAACGGAAAATTAGATATGAGTGTCCTATTTAGATGTCATTCAATGAGTGATTCAGTAGATAAGATCTCAATAGAAGATATGAAAGTATTTACAGAAGAAGTTTTACTTCCGATCGTAAGTTAAGGCGTTTGTTTAAGGTTAGAGATTCCCTCAACGAAAGTTGGGGGTTTCTCGTTTTTGGAGGCGAGCTAACTTTACCCCTTGAATCCTTGACATCGGAGGGCTCGCCTCGCTCTAGACTTTATTTAAATCAAATGTGAAATATTTAATTTATTTTGCCTATATTTACTTATAACTTAAAACAAATAGTAATATGGAAGCAATATTCAATAGACATCTTAAAGATTTTCATGCGGATTTTACAATAGAATTTGACGTGAAAAATCCACCTCTAGCAAACATATCAGAAGAAGCACATCAGTATGAATATGAAACAGGAACTGTAGTAAATGAATTAGGAGATGAATTATTTAATAATCTTAACTATAAGTGGCTGAAAGATTGGAGTTTTGCCGGTCGAAGCAATGGCTGGTTTGTTTTGTTGTGCGAAGGAGATGAATCCAAAATACAAGCAAAAACACTCAGAAGGCTAGAAAGTCTTGTTAAAGACTACCTAAACAAATACAAATTAGCATTGGAGCATGCTTATAATTCGTTAAAAGAAAATGGCTAAGAAAAAGAAATACACGATTACTAAAGAACAACAATTGAAGTTCGACCGCAAGGCGAGCCGCGAGGAAGAGCTTGATAAGAATGGAGGCTGGTGCGCGGTCCATAAAGTCCACAAGTCAGACAAGACCTACTGCCGAACGAAGAAGCACTCGAAGCGAGACGACGAGCTTGGCTCATAACTAATTCCAAAAATAAGTTCATAAAAGTGTTAAGTATTCAAAGTAAATGCTTATATTTACTTATAACTTAAAACAAACACACATGAAGCATCTATTTTTTGTAGCACAGGACGGCAACGCAGACGAGTTGTTTGCAATGATTGAGTCAGATCATTTCGACGATCTTGCACTAACTCAACTTAAATCAGAATATGAGAATGCAGAGATTGATGATACAGAATTCTGCGAACAAGTACAAGGGTACCTTAAATCCAATATCGTTCTTTCTATCTTTGCGGTAGTGATGGTGGAAAGAGAAGATTCAGATAATCCAACTCTTAAAATTGTTAGAGCTGAGAACGAAGACGATGCTTACAACAGATTTGCGTCTATGATTGGTCATACCGGAAGATCATTGAACGAAGGAGAAGAGGAAGGAGAAATTGTAATTCTAATAAGAGAAGTTAAGTAACCGTAAATTAACCAAGTATGAAAAAGAAAATAATCCAAGTATTCGTTGTAATTTGTATGATTATATCTGCAGTGATACTACACGAATTAATATTCCTACTTACTAAATTTATTCCTTATCCAATTGTGTTAGGTATGCTCGGAGGATGGGGACTGACCTATCTATACTATAGAAAGTAGTTTGTTTAAAGTTAAATGAGACCCTGCTTCGGCGGGGTCTCATTGTTTGGAGCCAATTGATCTACGTTCTTCAGACTCTTAATTGGCTCCTCCTATAATATGTTTACTACGGAGTAGTTCATTATACAGACGAGCGAAGCTAATCCGATCGCATGTCTGCCGAAGTTCGCTCTAACTTATGTGCAAAATAAATGGACGTTTTATTTTTTATCCAATAAAGTTTTGTATATTTACTATGTAACCAATTAATTTCAAGTATATGAACAAAGAAGAGTTAGTAACCAAGTTTAAGAAGAGAGGTAGTAAGGACCTATCTAAGAAATTAGATAATCCAAAAACTACAGATTTGGAAAAGAAGGCAATCACTGAATTGCTCGTCAAGAGAGGAGTAATTAAGGAGGAGGCAAAGAAACCAGTTGCCACAAAAAAGAAAGCGACAAAGAAATCCCCAGCCAAAAAGAAATCGGCAAACGTGGATGTAATTGCTGACTTCCTAAAAGTAGGAGACGAGGCTAAAATCAAATCTAAGGCTAAGTCCACGTTGGGCCAAATGATCAATGCAAAGGTCGTGAAGATCTATGCATGTAATCGAACAGGCAAGAATTACGTGAGATTAAAGGCAGATGGTCACACGTACCACAAACGCTTAAATGCATTTGAACCTGCAGAGTAGGAATTAAATCCCTCGCATAGAAACCCTGGCTTCGGCTAGGGTTTTTTCGTTTACTACGATAGAGCCAAGACATCTCGAAACAGAGGCGGGAGAGCTCGCTCATTGATTTCTTGCAAATGAAATGTCATTTTATTTTTTTAATCCATTGATATTATGTATATTTAACATGTAATTAATTATTAATCAATTAAAAATTAAAGCGCATGAAAAAACTAATTTTGTTATCAAGTCTTCTTCTTTTAGTAGGAGTAGCATTTTCATCACCATCAATTGACATAGAGTCAACTGATATTACAAGTGTTGATATTGTTCAATCATCGGTCACAAAAGTTCCGGAAGCATCGGTCCCAGTGTTTGATGGATTATTCCATCTAGTGGAAATCAAGATTTTATCTAGACATTTAGAATACATCACTGATACTGTCTATGATTTGGTCGAAGTCCACAAACCACATGATATATTTTTACGTGTACAGGTTGACTCCTCTATGTATAAAGACTATATTATACACGATATTGGAAATTTTGAAAATATAGATACCATTCGATATCTTGAGATATATGAGCAGGATGAATGTAATCATGCCAATGTCGTACATATCAATTGGTTAAATAAATCGATAGTTGATCTTGTCTATGTACCAATTGACGATATAGAAAAGATTGAATAAACGGTTTACTAAATTTAAGAAAAACCCCGCATGGCGGGGTTTTTTTATGCTCTGTTGTCTAGAGCAAGGGATCCCCGATAATAGAGTTTGTCTCCTCGCTCTAATTAAATGCGCAAAATAAATGACGTAAAATTTTTTATATCCAAGCAAATTGCCTATATTTACTTATAACTTAAAACAAAGGATTATGAAAATTATGAAAAACGTTATGTATATTATTGGATTATTCGCGACACTAGTAATGGTGTTCGGAGGAATCATCCATTATTTTGGTAATGAGCACGGTGACTCAGTTATTCTAGTTGCCGGGATGGTAGCAGTAGCGTGTTTATTTAGTATTGATGCATTATCTAAAGAGGAGACATTATGAAGATTACAAAGAAGGACTGGGACAGAATGCTAGATTTAATACTCACTAATAATGAAGGAGAGACCGTTGCCAAGTCGATAAAGGATCCAAACAAGGCCGCTGCTAGATTTATATGTGGCCTTAAATTAATGGGACTAGACATTGATTACAGAAGCACATGGAACGATCCAGTATATGTAGAAGAATTTTCATGTTTCGGTAATAGAGCTATCGAACTAGGAGGACCTGATTTCATCGTCCATATTCTGAATGAGTTTAGAAAAACAGAGATCCCCTTGTATGTCAGAGAGAAGAGAGAAAAGTACATCGGAAAGAATATGAATAATGGATATGTATCATTCATATCTAAGGCGATTATTGATGCAGGGTTTGACATTAACTATCTAAACAGCGGAGGATATGCAATGACCTCAGCAGGAAAATACGCAATGGAACGTAACGGAAGAAAGTGGACCATTGGATATAAAACAGAAATCCAAATCGGAGAGGAGAAATATACATTCAACTTCGATGCTATTACATGTGAAGGAGGAGGACCAACGAGTTATGTAGTGCATGAAACAAGCTCTAGCATATTTGATTCAATGATATGGTCTGAGGTTGGTAAGACATCATTTAAATCTCAATTACTCAAGCAACTAAAAGAAGCTGCGTAAAAACAGTGACTACGGAGTAATAAGAACCTCAGCAATGCTGGGGTTTTTAGTTCCGATAGCGGGAGCCAATCTCCTCCGTGCTTGTCACTCGACATTTAATTTTAAATAAATGTCAATTTATTTTTTAGATACACAAATTATTCTTATATTTACTTATAACTTAAAAAAACAGATTATGTGGATTCAATCAGTAATTAATGCAATGTCTCAAGTCGACGAAAACAAACTTAAAAGAGTAATATCACTTAACCCCGATGGGGATTGGAGTGAAGAGGAATGGAAAGAGTATAACTATGTAGCAGGCGCAGTAGTTGAACCATTTACTTTTCCAGGATGTGAATCAGAAGAAGAGGATTTATTCTATGAAAAATCAGATGAGTTCGGACCAGACTTTATTAAGTCTATTACAGATGGTCTTGATAACCGAGACGAGTGGAATAAATTAATTGATTTAGTAGACGTAATAGGATATTAAGATGGAGAAGAAAACATCAGTAACGAGACCGGCGAAAGTCGGTCTTTTTTGTTTCTGATCCTCGAGTAAGCTGTGTCCAGATTTAAGGCGATCCCGCTGGCTCCACATAATATGTAAAACTTTTTTAAAAAGATTGCAATGGATTAAAAGATAATTCGTATATTTACTTATAACATTAAAACAAACAGTATGATGACTCCTTTAAATTATACGCTAATTAACACATTAAAAGAGCAACTATGAAAAAGACATTATACCATGGAACCTCAATTAAGAATGTGGAATCCATCTTGGAGACGGGCCTGAAGAAGTCAATCTTTGAACAGGCTGTATACCTCACAGAGTCGGCAGAGTCCGCTGCACGTTGGACCGGATTTAAACTACAAACAATGGGAGAAGAAACTCTTGCAGTAATTGAGGTTACAGTTGATGAAGACCGGCTTTCACCTGGGTGTGACCATTCTCCCCTAATGCAGAGTATGTTTGGAGCCGGAGAAAGTATCTTACACGAAGGGGATATAACACCAGAAGAAATAATACGTGTAATATACTTTGGTAAAAAAGTATAATATAATTCCCTAATAAAAATGAAGAAGCTAATATAGAAATAAGCTGCCCTAACCAGTGGGTGTAACTGATAAACAGGTTGATAGGCATTTCGCGATAAACCTATCAATGTAGAGATAACACTTTCAATTTTTACCCAGTCAGAAATGACTGGGTTTTTTGTTTTTGAGGATCAGAGCAAGATCAGTCGAAGAAGAACGCGATCCCGCTGGCTCTGATTTATTTTCAAATCAGTTGTGAAATAATTTTACGGTATGAAATAAATTTCTTATATTTATAGTATAATATATAAAATGATAAAACATGGGATTAGATATAACAGCAATTAGCGGAGTAGTAACTAAGAATACAGATCCAATTGCATATGACTTTCACTCTCTACTTGATGCAGAGACAAATACGTTTTATGTTAATCCTGATTTTCCAGAACATGGGGCTGAGTTTGAAGTTAGCAATGGTGAAGTGGAATATATCAAATCGGACGAAGCAGAGGAATTCAACTTTAGAGTTGGCTCATATAGTACGTATAACAAGATTCGTAACTTAATCTGTTTGGCAATTCATGGTGTAAAAGTAGAAAACGCATGGGATAATCCAGGTAAGTATTCTACAATGGCTCTCTGGGATTTACTTAACTTTTCAGATTGTGAAGGAGTTATTGATTCTGTAACGAGTGAAAGTATTTTAACAGACCTTAAAGAGAACCGAGAAAAATTCGTTAACTATATAAAACAAGATACAGATATTGGAGACATGGATACGGAACACTACATTGATTCGTATAATAGCTTTATTAAATGCTTTGAATTAGGAGCAGACAGTGGAGTTGTAATATTTGGATAAAAACTAAACGAACAAAATATGACAGGACAAGATGTTGATTCACTAATAAGATACGGAGCTACTGACCGAGTACGCAAACATATTAAAAAACTAGGTATGAAGTCTAGAATGCGTCTGCTTAGAGACTGTGTACCTAACGTTAATGCTACTACGGAGTCACTTAAATTCTTTAAAGAAAACTTCTCAAAGGAAATAGGAGCTCTAATGATGGCGGAACAAGACATAGATAAAGCCGTGGCCTTATATAATGAGGCAAAAAAATTAAAGTAATGAAAAATACTCTTACTTATTTCGATGAAATACTTCAAGCAGATTTTAAAATTCCTGCATTCGAAGAAGTAACTCCTTCTATTTTACGAGAAGAATACGATGATGAGGTTTATAGATCCATCTATGCCTCGCTTGCAAGATTAGAAGTTAACCCTGATTGGGCTAACATTCCTTGTTTTTCTATGAATGGAGTAATTTTTGAAATAGACAGAGGAGACCACATCGAACATTTAAATAATTGTTTAGACTATTTTACAAAGAGCGAAGAGTACGAGATCTGCTCCCACCTAGTTCGGCTCAAGAATACTTTATAAATTATTTCCCCTAGATTTTTTTAATCCAAATAAGTTTCTTATATTTAACTATATAATTAAACAACATGGATAAAGAAAGATATAAATTAGTAGAAAGACAATGGGAAGGCTGGAATTTTCAGTCTGTTCAAGAAACTTCTAGAGATACTATGGTAAGTTACTATAGAGTAGAGGACAATAACGGAATCAGAGAAGGACTTGAAGTTTACACTGGAGAAAACTATGTAGTTGGATCCAAAAAGAGAAGCTATTCACGTCACTATCCAATCACAAACAAACATTCTATTTTAGAACTACCAGTAGATAGAAGAGAAAAGGTCGTTGAGATGCGAGCTGCTCTAAAAAGAATGTTAGGAAATAAACTTTTAAAGATATAATTATGGGACATAGAAGAAGAGGAGATAATACAATTAGAGGATTTTTAACCTCTATCTTATATTTTGCCCTAATAATGGTTGTAATATACGTATTACTCGGATGGGCATATGCTAAAGAATCAGGAGAATCATTTAACATTGTTTATGAATTTGGAAAGGCAGTTAAACTATTTTGGACTCATTTAAAAGATGGATGGAATAGTTAAAACTTAACCTCTTCTTGTAGTATAAGATAGTAATGTATGTTATTACTTATTTCCCCCTCACAATGGCTCGCTTCGGCGGGCTTTTATTGTTTCTAGAGGCGGAGCCAAGCTAATCCGATCGCATGCCAACAGGAGTTCGCTCCGTAATAAATAAAAAATAAATGTGAAATAATTTTTTTTATTCAAATTAATCGCTTATATTTACTATATAATCTTAAACAAATAATATCCAATGAAAAAAGGAAAATCTACAAAATCTTTAAACTGCAAATTCTGTGGTGATGAAGTAAAGAACGTAGGACACTATACGGTTAAAGTAACTTGCTGGAAATGTGTTAACCTATCAATGCAAACTACCGTTCCACTTGCCGATGAAGGGGACGATGACTAATAAATGATCTAAAAATAAATTACTTAAAAACAAACTAAAAAGTACTATGAAAAATTACAAGCAAAAATCAGAGAGTTTAGATAGATATTTCAAATCTATCCAAGACCTCAACCCATTAGCTAAATCCGAAGAAATCGAATTAGCGAAAAAAGCAAAAGCTGGAGATACTCGAGCTATGAACAAGCTAGTTGAGCACAACTTAAAAATTGTGGTAACAATAGCTAATAAGAACGTAGGTCGTGGAATCGATGTGGACGACTTGATCCAACAAGGAAACTTAGGATTATTCGAAGCGGCTCAACGCTTCGATCCTGAAGCAGGTGTTAGATTCTCTACATTCGCAGGAACTAGAGTCCTAAAGATGATGAATCAATTAATTGACACGTGTGGGAGAGTCGTACGAATCCCCGTAAACCAGGAATATAAAAGATATCTTGCTTTGAAAAAAGGTGAAGAGGTTGAAAACCTTAATCCTGTAAAGATTGATGACTTTGTTCAAGATGACAAAGGTAAGTCTAAAGCAGATTCTGGAATACTATCGGTGGGGCCATCGATTGAAGAAGAGCACAACATTGAAGACTTCAAAGTTCGTACGACAACGCTTCTATCCGGTCTAAAAGAACGAGACAGAAAGATTATAAAGCTTTACTTTGGAATCGACTGTCCTGATGCTTTGCCTACTAAGGAAATCGCGGAAGAGGTAAACTTAACTCAAATCAGAGTATGTCAGATTATCAACTCTGCGAAGAAGCAACTTCAATTAGCCATCCAGTAAATCATAGATCATGAGAGAGAAAGTATTAATATTCGACGGGAAGGACTTACATGAAATTGGCGCTGAATACTTCTTCCAACATCCGGTTATAAGAGACCTGAAGAAAGATGATGTATTACATATATACCAACACACTATGTTTCTCAATTATTCAGCAGAACAAAATGAGGAGGATAAAATCAAAATGGAAAAGGGTTCCAATATCCTAGAACAAATGGTTTTAGATATGTACGGCAAAAAGGAAGGTCAACCTCATATTGATCGAGTAAATTACATGATTACATGAAAAAGCTATTAGCAATATCTATCCTCGGAATACTGTGTTACTACGGAGTAACGTATTATAACTACATGAACAATGGAGTTACGTATGTTGATCCTAACTTAGAGACCTTGGTCGAAGAGTGGAAGTCTGAAGTGGAAGAGCACGGCATCGACCTGAAAGATAGGTATCATAGAATCCGAAGGATAGAGATTGTTAGTGACTACGGAGTAAAGAACCTGGCAGGTCAATGTAACTACACAACAAGAGAGATAGGAATAGGTAAAGAACAAGTATTAAAAGGAAGGTATACTACAATGACAGTACTTTGGCACGAGCTCGGACATTTTGTATTCGAACTCGAGCATCAAGATAGAATCTCTATCATGAATTCCGAAACCTTAAGTGAAGAGTATTACAGAAAGCATTGGGAAATACTGAAAGTCAATTACATAAAACAAATCAAAGATGGAATATAGTTATAACAGCGAAGAGATACTAAAGAAGTTAGAAGATCTAAAGAACCGAGATGTAGAAGCATTTACCGATTTAGTATTGAAAGCTTTCCGTATCGCGCCAGACCATATTCTTGAAGACCCACATCCTTCGGCCAATAAGATTAGAGCTTTGAAAGCTATGTTAGAATATTTAGAGACGACTGAACGATATGAAGACTGTGCTTTTATAAAAGGAATCATGGATAACATAGAAACCAAAAAGGAAGACATTACTCTATGTGGAGTGTGTGGAGGAGATGCCTCAATTTGCGACGGATGTTAATATGAATACCAAGAAAGAGACATATCTTATTATATCTGAAGCGACAGACCCTCGTCTGTCGTTCGGTCAGGCTATTAGAGCTACAGTTGCAGTAGCAAGTAATTTTAGAAAGGCATACGACTTGGCTCTAAGCATGGGCGATATTACTGATCCGAGCCTCGGATATCGCGCCGCCCTTGAACGAACTAACGGAGAGCTGGCATTCCAATTGGAAGAAAAAGACGGCTCAAAGAAAGTTACAATTGCTCTCATAAAAAAGTACTGATTAATTTTTTTAACCCAAGAATTTTACGTATATTTATATTATAAACCAATAAACAGCTAATATTATGAAAAAGATAATTTTAACAATAGCATTAATGGTAATAGCAATCTCATGTGATATGTCGACTGAGCCTGATGTATCATACGATGAGATTCATAATTGCCTACCAATTCCTAGTGATGTGCCACATGTGTATAAGAGTGGTTCCCCTATCGAATGGGATTGTGAAATGAATTCGTATTACAAAAACGGAGATCTCATTTTACATTACGATAGCGATAGCAACCTCATCATGATTGAAAAGATCTGGTAATGGATAAGGTAGAACGAATACTTAATCTGATATCTGAGAAATCGAGAGGATTACAGGAAGAACTGGACTCAATGTCTCCTATCTCTTTAAATGAAGATGCGAAGGCGGAGTTATTTACTCAAATTTCAACACTGGATGAATTATACAATGAGGTAAAACTAATACAGAAACAAGATGATTAAATTTATAAAGACATACTTTAAAGAAAAGGCGGAATCTAACCTGATCCAAGAGCAAGAAGCCAAGGATAAGGCAAAAGCTAATGCTGCTCGAAAGAAGAAAACCTTTGTAAACGAAATCAAAGCTCTTAGACTTATAGCAATTAATAATGCAAGGTATATAAGAGCAAGTATTAACACCTTAAACGGATCAGTGAATCATGCTAAAGGATCAAGTGCAGCGGAGACCAAAAAAAAGAGAGCTGTTCTTCGTGAAAGATTAGAATGGCTCAAAAGTAAGAAGGACGAAGAGGAAGTAATGGTAGATTACTATAACTCTCTTTTAGGAAAAAATTAAAGGAAATCATAGTTTAGTTTGTTTAGACCCTGCTTCGGCGGGGTTTTTTGTCTCGGTAACTAGGAGCCAAGCTCAGAAATCACGTTAGCCTTGACACTCGCTCTGGATCTTGGAGCCAGTTACTATAGGCATGCAAGACGTCGGCGTTGGCTCCCGATAAATGTTGAAAATTGTTGGGTAAATGTCGAAAGAATCCCAACATTATTAGTATATTTATAATAACCTTAATATAAAACAAAATGAAAAAACCCATATTCATATTACGATTAGGAATCGAGACAATAGTAGAAATAGACAAAGTATCAGTAGGTCATTTACAGGAGGAACTTGAAGACATTGCAGGATGTTCTCTTCCATTCGGTATATTATCTATCATTAATACTGATCTGTCCCCTAAAGAGCTCAAGGATTTATACGTTCAAGCAGCTGAAGAACTAGGAGACCATGCTCCAGTTGTAGTGTGGGATCCTTCTAGTAAGGATGCAACGTTTGACCTAAGAGATTTTCCCCAAGTAAAAGACATGATAGATGCCTGGGAAGCGCATTATGATAAGGACCTTATTCCTCAGAAAAATGATATGTGCAACATGACCCTAGAAGAGCTTATCGACAAAGTCGGCAGAACGGGCCGGGATTCGCTAACTCCTCTGGAGTTTGCACGACTAGAATTTTTATCAAAAAACTACTAGAATTTTTTTAACCCAAATTAAATTCTTATATTTACATATCTTAATTAATAACTTATAAAATAATAAACAACATGATTGAATTAAAAGGATCTAAAAAGGAACAATCGGTAAGAAACTGGTTTAATAAAAAGCATAATGGAGTTGTGCCTAACTCAAAGGTGATTGACCTATTTAAAGTATTCGAGGTCGAAGTACCTGGAATTTCTTATGGCTGTCTAAACGGTACCATGAAAAAGATCGTGGCAGAAGGTCACGTTGACATGTCAGCTCCACAAAGTAAAGGTGGGACTACGGAGTCCACTACTCCAGTTGAGCCAGTAGAGGCAGAAATTGTAACAGTGGAAGACATGGATTTTCCTGACTTCGGTCTACATAGAACCGGTAAAGAAATCGATCATCTATTCTCAGATCATGAGGAAGGTGGAGGTCAATACGGCGGTACGGTAACCATTATAATTGGAGAGTCAGGAGTAGGGAAGTCTACCTTATTATTAGACGCTCTTGCTTCAATACAAAATGTAAACCCTGAAGCTAAGGTATTATATGTATCTAGTGAGATGACGAAAAATGATATCGGATTCTACTACAAAAAAACTCCGGCAATTGGAAAGGTACCGACCCTTCTCTTAATGAGCCATGTAAAGGACGGAAGCATGGATCAGGTAATTCAAGACGAGTTCAATAAGGACTATGACATTATCTTATTAGACTCTTACCAAGATGTTGTTGTGAAACTGAAAGAGGTTAAGGGATGGAAATCTACTTACGCTGAGTCTTGGTTAACTAACATCATGATCGATGCGGCAGAGAATAATGGTGCTGCGATCTGGGCAATTCAACACATGACTAAAGGAGGTCAGTATGTAGGGTCAACTTACCTAAAGCACGCAACTACAGCCATGCTTGAGATCATGTTCGATGAGGCTGGACAGAGATACGTAGAGTTCTCAAAGAACAGAAGAGGTGGATCAGCTGTTGGTAATAGACTTTACTTTAGACTGATCGACGGTGATGTAGTGTACGATGCAAATCGATTTAAAGAAACTAAGGAGCTCAAAGAAATGGAGGACAACGAGTCTATACGTCAAACTGATCTCTCTAAAAAGTTCGAAGAGATATTTGTATTTGGAGCTAATGAAGCGTCTAAGGACGAGGAATCAGACGAAGGCGCCAACAAGATAGAGCTAGAAATAGTTGAACCTTCTGAAGAATAGTTGAAATTATAAAACCAAATTGAGTATAATAGATATAACCTTATAAAAACAAATCAAATATTATTATGGGAAAACGAGAAGTAACGGACGCACAGTTCCAAGAAATTAAAAACAAAGTCGGCCAAGCTGAGTCGGCTGTAAAAAGAGTACCTATATCTGCGATCTCCGTAGATCATGAGACTCTTAGACGAGGAAGAATCCTCGTTGGTGGTCAGCCGGTTAAAGTAAGTTCAGGCTTTTTCTCAAAGCTCGGACAAATGCTAAAGATCTCTACTTCTCTTACGAGAAAGATGATTGAGAAAGGAGACACGCAGATTGCGGCTGCTCTTATTAATGGTCTTAAGGACTATTCAGTTAAGAACAAAAAGGACAACGACGTAATGTTAATTGCAAACGTTAACTCTAAAGAAATCGTTGACATTTGTACTCCTAATAGATATAAGAGAGTTACGAATGATACTTTGTTCGATGTAACAGAACGCATCTTGAACGACAACTCTTCTCTTATCTTAGAGACAGTGGACTTCAATCCGAATACCGGTAAAGCATCAATTAACTTTCTTAATCAGGAAGAGGTTGGATTTGCACAGGCAGGTAAAGATGAGTTCTTTAAATTCGGGTTCTCTCTTATTCAAACGAACAAAGATACCATTGTGGAATCTTACAATCAACGTTTGATCTGTACTAATGGACTCCGTACTTCACTAGGTGGAGGGGTTATTGGGGGAACTTCAAACAAGGGAATGAGTTTCGACGATAAGTTCAGACTAGGCGGAACCTCAACTGAGGATATTCGAATCTTCTTGAACAAAATCGAAGACATGAAGAAAGCTAACTTCGTACCTGGTACATTTGAAGGAGCTATCAACCGTGCAGTAGGAACTAAAGCTTCGTACCTTGAAGTTGAAAAAGCCTGGAAAGCTGCACATGCCAAAGTAGAGGATATTAATCCTGATATGCGAAAGCAATATCAAGCTGCGATGGCAAGAGACTTCTTCCATGCTTATGGAAACACAATGAATCGAATTAAGAACAAAGGAACTGATCCATTGGGTCTTAATGAAAAGCAAAAGTCATTCATTAAAACTGACATGTCGATCTGGGATGTAGTTAATTCAATGACATTCCTAGGTTCAAATAACTCAGGGTTCGAATTGGCAAACAAGCACGAACTAAAGTATTCAGCTGGGGAGCTGTTCGCGAAAGGCACAAAGGAAGGTTACGACCTGGAATTTGCGCAATACGCAAACCTATAAAATAGGTTGTTTAATTAAGGTAGAAAGCCTGGCGAAAGTCAGGCTTTTTTTGTGTGTAGAATCGGGAGAGATCTATCTTGTACTAAGATGTACTGGCTCGCTCCGTGCCCGCCGAGCCCAGTGGACCGTTTTGCTACTCCCGGGACGGGGGCCCATCGGGAAATAGACTTTTTTCTAATTTGTCTACTTCAATGGATTGACTATGCATCTTAGCGCAAGTCTCATATAGCTCTAGATCTGAATAGTAATCTATCAAGGCCTTCATAAATTCCTGACCGTGTATAATCCTAATAGTTCCATAGTTTTCGGTAACCATGTTAATATGTAAGCTCTTTACTGTGGACTCTGTTATCTTAACAGGTACATCTATTTTAGCTCTAATTTCTAACATTAGTATTCTTATATAGGTTAACTCATTCATTTAATTCTTGCCTCCTAATAGGTCATCAATATGATCCTCTAGGGTTTCATATAAAGGCTCCATCTCTTCTGGACTATATGTACACAGAATAAGTAAATCGCAGACCACTCCCATGTTACTCAGATTCACGTCCTCATGTCCTTCATATCGATCTTTAATAGTATGTAAGGTCTTTCTTATATTGTCCCATTCCTTATCTATGTTCATAATAATTCTTTTTTATTATTTATTCGCAATATGAAATAATGGAGATACTAGTGGTATAATAATAATATGAAAGACAGATGGAGAGCCTTAACTATAGAATTAGAATCCTTAATAGGATATGACGCGACAACCGAGGTAACTGCTAGAATTACCGCCCGCAAAACAGGTGCTACTGCCAATCTTGAATCATTAGATAAAATAGTTACGGAGCTCAAGTAAGCTCGAACAAATTCCATTAGAGAACCTCAGCACGAAGCTGGGGTTTTTTTGTGTCTTCTCCTGGGCGAGCTTTTCTTAGTTCTCCTACCTGGAGGAGATAGCTCGCTCCGACTCGAGCGAACTTTAAATATAATAACTCCTTTGGAAGAAGTAAAATTTATGGCCATTTAATCCTTCTCGCTCGGTAAGGCTCTCGCAAGCTTAGCTTCTTCTATTAGCTTAGCCAAATCCTCGCTCTGTTCTTCTAGATAATAGGGATCAGTTAACACGGGATTCATTATCACAACATCTGTTCCATGGTACTTGCATAATTCGGCAAAGAATTCGTATGCCACACGTGATATCCTACACTTAGTATCGACCACCACTGCGTCTACCTTTCCGGCCATAATATCTCTTAGTAGCTGGTGGAACTGAGGGCGTCCAGACTGCGAGTGATCGGTGCTACTACCAATATCCTCATATATCTTCTCTAGGGAAATACCTCGCTTGGTACAGAAGTGTCGCATTAGATTCTTCTGAGCCTGTAGCTGGCTCGAGTCCGGCTTAAACCTTTTACCTACCCTTACATAACCTACTATCCAGTGTTCCTTGGTAATTCTTTTACCTACCATGGCGTAAACATCCTCGTCCCAGTAATTATTCTTACCTTTCTTTCCGTACATCTCGTATTTGTATACACGGATCTTTCCAGATTTAGCGTATCTCTTTAGAGTAGAATAACTACATCCTAGGACTCTTAGTGCCTCTGTCTTAGTCATATATGTCTGATTCTTTTAAGTGTTACTACGGAGTCCCTATACACGGACAGGGGAATCCTTTTAGTTATTTATCAGGAGATAGTGGTTCAAAAAATTAGAAATGAACCTCAGCTGAGCACCAGTCATGATATGTACCTCTACTTCGTCGTCGTCGCCAACGTTTGTCCTGGAGCCCGAGGGAAGACGCCCAACCCACGCAACTGTTGACGTTGCCCCCAAACAGGCCGAACGGGCACACGTCGAAAGGGCACAGGCCGAACGGGCACACGCCGAACGGGCACACCTGGTACAGGAGGACAAGGGACTAGGTGGTATCGGGACCGTAGGTCCACGATCACCAGCTGTACTACGGAGTAAAACGTGTAGGAGAGGGGGACCAGGTGACGTGTGGCGAGGCCACGGCTGGCCCTGGAGGTCTATAAAAAGGTCTTATACGTCAAGTAACTAGGTCAGTACAACTGAGCTGTACTACGGAGTAAGGAGGTATAGGAGATTCTTTTATTTCTTTATTAGTTTATATAGGAGTAGACATAATAGAAGGGTCTATAGTAGTTTTATTATTTCTTTAATTAGTGGTACCGCGCGGTGACTGGAAAGGGGTGTGAGAAAATCCGTGCGTTAGGAGTGGTAGGCGCTCTAAAACACTCTCAATTCCGACAGGAAATATGTTGCCGTGGTTTACAACATAGGCGAGCTTTCCCTTGACTTTATACAATTCTGCGCCTGTACCTCTATAATAGAATTCTAGTCTTGCTCCCTTATCTCGCATTCTAATATTTTTAATTGGGTTCCGATAGATTTGAGTCTCTCTTCCATTGTGATTAATAAATGAGGTGGAATTCTCTTCTTTATAGAGTAACCGGTTCCTGCGTTTTTAGTATACATTATTCCGTGGACTTTGAGTCTTAATACCCCTACTGATGTCAAACTATGTTGGAATAAGAGTTGCTCTATTATGTGACCCTTTGTCTGATCTACTGGTGTCATTTGCGTATAATATTATCTTGAGTATTGGGGACTACGGAGTAAACTACAGGCAAATACGGTTCTATAGAAAAGAGGATACGATCTGCCTCACCGTATATTCCAGTCATAGTAGCCATTCTACCACGAATCTTTATCTCTTCAAATCCATTCCTATTGGAGAAATGTTCCTCTATTCTCTTACCTAGATCTTGCATTATATTCCTTTAATAGGATGAGTCTCATGTATGCCAATAATTGATATCATTACCCTATTGTTGGGTTTTATCTTTATCCAAAATATCCGGCTTGGAGCCGTCTCTTCGAAGTGAGCTTCTATTAATTGGCCTTGGTTATTCATCTCTTTTTATGTAACGGTGGTGGAACATTATAGAGTTTGCTTAGTGAGAGTAAATAACTATAAGAAGAAGGCATGCCTCCTGTAGCGACTTCCCCTATATGTAGATAAAATCCTTCCCAGTCATTGAGGTAATAACCTTTTTCTTGCGGTCTAGGATCCGGGCTATACCTTACCTTGGTCCAGTCATAATCAAATGCTAATCTCATGTCGTCTTCTTCGGCCATTTAATCTTCAAATAGGTCATTTAAGTAATCATCCCTAAAGCTCATGCCCCCTAATTCGGACTCTTCTGGTGCCTCGAGAACCGGGTCCTTCTTTAATTTAAAATCTGGATAGATATCCTTTATGGTTTTAACTGCCATACGTACGGTAGATGGAGCCATTGTATGTCTTCCATGAGCATATCTAATAGCCATCCATGTGATATCATCTAAGACCTCCTTTAGCTGGTATCGTTCCACTTGAGATAATCCTTTTCTATGTTTCATAGTTTACTTTTTTAGAAACCATTTTTCTCGATGGCTCTGGATAATAATAAATAGTTCTTTTTCCCCTATTGGCTCTAGGTCCGATGGATCATCTGGTTTTACCAATTCGCGATATCTTTCCTTAAAATCTCCCTCGTGTATTAGTTGATATTTGTCTACATTATTTACTGTAAAAGTAATTAGCAGGGTAAACGGATTAATGAATCTACTGGACGGATTAGAGACGGTCTTAGGTGTTCCGGATTTCAGGAGTCTAGTTGCTCGCTCTTCCATTCTTTTGGCTATACCAAGCCAAACTCTTCCCAGTCCTGCCTTTAATCTATTACCTCCTATTTCAATTGTCTTCATCCTTATTGGTTTAATTTTTATACATCTGGATATTCTTTTGCCAATCCCTTTAATTGAGGATATCCCTTTATCCTTTTTATTTCTGAATGATACATACTCGAACCGGTATCATAACTGTCGATCTCCCCTGTTGCTATTATTATACGATCAAATTTTATATTTAACATCGATGCCAGTTTCATCGGAATCGGTCCATTCAAAATAGAGTTTTCTATCTTAATATCCTCCTTGCATACTCTACACCAAATATGTTTTTCCCATTCTGACCAAGTAATGTCGTGTCCGCTATCACTCGGACATTGGATGTCATATTCAAACGGATGATATGCATAGTGCCAGGTTCTCTTTTTCATGTGACTACGGAGTAACAATTTTAAGTATAGAATCCGACAGATCCAATTGTCTGTCCAGTTTTTGCTCCAGTTCTGAAACTCTTTGTGCCAGTTCCAAGTTTTGTTGTTGCAACACTTCAATTACACTGACACCTGAATAAGATGGATAAGATTGAATGGATGATAATGTTTCTCCAGCAGTATGATGAATAAATATAGTATCGTCATATGGATTCCGTCTAAATCCTCTAGTTTGAGGGCGATTATTCTCGTGCACCGCTTTATTCAAACAATGGACCTGATTAGAACATCCCCTGATAATATCCAGTATTGGAGGTAAATTAAGTTCCATGGTCGAATGTTACAGTATATTTCATTTTTAATTCAGTTAACATTGAGCTGAGATCATCAATTGACTTTCTATTGAAGGTATAGTTTTGTTTATAAGTATAATCTGTTTCAAGGTCATAATATCTAACGAATTCCTTTTCTCTAATACCTTTTGTATGTGGACGACAGGCTTTAAGTATTTCGTTAAATTTTGCACTCTCCTCTTCATTCCTTCCTGATTCGAGGCAAAGGAGTTTATACATTCTTCCTGTTATTGGCTTATCATTCATGTCTCTTTAGTTTATTTGGATAAGAAGTCAGTCCACGGTTCTGCGGGTTAACATCAGGTTTCCATTTGTTCTTTAATACTTCATTCCAGTAATTTGTTACAGTTTTAGTTCCATTCTTATGACTTGACCAAATACATGGATGTCTTTCTCTTGCAAGTTTAAGTCTTTCTTTTTTAGGGAGAGAATGATCTGTGTCTAGTTCATATGCTAACCAACATTCCCAATAATGATTTTCATGTTGAGCTTTAATAATTACGGCAATTTGCCATTTAAGGAATACAAATGATAACACAGGAGCCCATTCAAATCTAAATTCATCGTATTTTGTTTTCCATCCTAATGTAACCCAATCGAATCCTATCTGCTTTGGAATCGCTTTTTGATGTCCAGGTTTATCCGGATTATCCACCCATCGTCTTGGTAGAAAATAAGGAGTTCCAATTGCTACCTTACCCATGTACCATTTAAGTTTAGGTCTCTTAAATGGGGAGCAAAATGCCTTTAATGGAGTGAACTTTTTCATAATCAATGTATGTATTCGCTTTGGTCTATTCCATATAGATTGTCTCTGTTTTTTCCTTCTATTTGAGCTTCGTGTTTCCACCCAGGAGTTAAATCTGATATATTAGTCAATGCTGACGTATAGTCCCGAAAATTGTCCCAATCACCTGCACAGTTATAAACTACTCTTACTGCAGAATTGGTGTGAGTAGGGATCTCCTTAACCATCCCGTTTTCCCACTTACCTTCCGACATGTAGTGTTCAGGCTGGTAACATACTCTATCTCCGATATTTAATTTACTAATGTCTATCATTTGCTCATATTAAAATGGTAAATCAAGTGCTAGCATTTTACAATGTTCAGGATTAACTTCAAACTCTTCCATGACTTTTAGGATATCTTCGTTACTTGCTCCAAATGTAGAACACAGTTCAACTATCATTGGGTCTTCATCCTCATCTGTGTCAGCTTCTTTGAATACGTCTATGAAATATCCAAGTACATGATCGAATCCATATGCTACTATCGTATCTCCGTCTATTTTTTTGCTATATCTACTCATAATCTTTCTATTGCTACTTCAAATGATTCAACTGTTCTTTGAGCAGGAAACTGATATGTGGTTTGACTTAAGGTATCAGAAGATCCGCTTATGGTTTCTTCATGGACGTAATCGTAATTGCGATATGATCTTTGAACTGAAATAACCTTAAACTTTCCACGTATTCCTTTTCTAAATAGTTTTCTATTTGGAAATCTAGCGTCATGCCAGTGTTCATCCATTAGGGTCGTTATCCAAATCTCTTCTCCTATTTCTGGAACCTTGTGAGTTGGAACAGTTAGAACATTATCTTCGCCTAACCAATAAGATATTTCTGATTTATCTTTCATACGATTTCTCCTCTTTTAATTTCTTTCATTCGATTAATAAAATTAACTTCTTTTTGAATAAGAGATTTTACTTTCTTTTTAGAATGATTTGGATTAGTGATATCAATAGGAATTGAAAAAAGTTCGTTATACGTTACAACCTCTACATCTGGTCCAAATAGTATAAATTTTTTCTTCTTTTTTACAATAGGCGCAGTATCATAAAAATGAGTAATTTCCGAATCAAATGTTTCAGCTCCAGTCAGATCATATGATTCATAGAAAAATAAACGTCCGTTAAATTCTAATTCTTTCATATGTTAAATATACTAAATTAGATCGGGATTAAAAAATTAATAGACTATAAATATTTAATTATTTTCACTGCCTCGTCATGAGGGTGCACGTCAAATACATTTTTCTTACATTTTTTACATTCAACCTCCCATTCTGATCCGTAATATACGTTTCTAAATTCATGTTTACATGAATTGGCAAGTCCACGAGTTTGAGGACGGAATATGACAGTTTGTCTACGTTTTCCTTAAACAGGATCTTCAATGTCAACATTGCCATCTCCTATTTGAATTCGTTGTCCATCCTCTACCACTAAAATAGTTTTAGTAACGTTCCACTGTCCGTCTCCTTTAGGAGCGTATTCAGGTTGAATGTGTACGTCGATTCGTAATTCACCATTAGCGAACATTTCTACAATCGCGTCTCGTACTTGTTTTCTAGATAATTTCTGTTCCATCTTAAATTGGGTTTCCTAGTTGTTCTCTCTTTACTCAGCCCCTTCGTCTGCGAACGGGTTTTCTTCAAAATGTATATGCGTGTTTCCATTAGCGTCAATCGATTCCAAAACTTTAACATCGTCTATTGTATATTTCTTAAACTTCTTATTAAGATCTGTTAAGTCCTCGACTTTTACGATCTTTGATTTCTTTACAAAAACATCATCTAACAGTGCGTGGCCTGAATCTTCCCATCTTGAATATTTTACAAATACTGTCTTCATGATGTGAACCAGTTTAGTATACGTCTAAAGAATCCAGGATTCTTAATTGGCTCCGATTTTACTGGATCCTTGAACTCAGTTTCACCTTTATATTTCTTAACTGCTTTCTTAAGGTTCTCATTAGGAGGCTTAGGATTTTCAATAGATTCACAGAATAATTCAGCATCCTCTTCAGATTTAATTATACTATCATCCCATTCATCGATTGCATCACGATCATCATCATCAAGATCAGGAAGACGTTCCACTGATTCAGGCTCAGTGAACATTAGAGATTCTTGTACTTTATCCATTTCTTCAGTATTTCCCTCTTCAATTCCAAGTAGTTCTCCAATTCCATCACCAATTATCTTTTTTCCTTTAGCAATATTCTCTCTGTCTACTTTGATATGGTTCTCACAATAGTCAGCCATCCATGCTAATTTATAAGGATCAGTAATTCCTTGTGCTTCTAACATTGGTCTCCATTTCTCAATAAGATATGGATCATTAGATGTACCAAATGAATCTGCTGGCTTATCGAATCCTTCATGCATTACTACGGAGTCAACCTTTGGCTCTTCAGCTTCAACTGGCGCAGTATCATACACGTTTGGATCATCAGTTTCAATGATAACAAAACACTTGCTACTTCCTGGATCCTTAGGAGAGTACGCATGATATCCATTACAATATTTGTTAGGATTCTTAGTAGACAAACACATGTCACCCTTATGAGCTACGATGTGTTCGTACCAATATCTAAATCCATTCATTGATACTATCCCCTTTTCTGGTAAAATTTCTGTCACTTCTTTATTCTCTTCCATTATTCTGGTATTTCTAAATCTGGGTACATTTTACTTTCTATGTTATGGTTTACCCAACCCATTAGTCTTGCAGTAGGGATCATTAAACGACATCCTTCCGGTAGAAGAATATAATATCCTCCATAGAAATGCACTCGGCTATTTCCAAAGTGTTCTTCGATCTTTTCGTATTCTTACTTGTTTAAGAATAATTGGAACCTTAATCCATTTCTATTTTGAACTATATGTACTCTTGAACCGAATGGGAAATCACAAGTTTCACGCCAATTGGAAGTAGTTTTTGGTCTACACAATACATATATAGATGATGTTTGTAATTAAAATATGATATGTCAGTTGCTTCACAATGTGGGCATTTTTCTAAGTCCTTCATTCTTTTACTCCTTTAATTCTGTCCAGTGATGTTTTCACACTTGATACAAATTCTCTAAGAACGACGATACGCCTCATATTATACGAAGGATGGTTCTCCCACTTAGATACTCGTATTAAATTGTCCGCGACAACATGCGCCATTTTAATAGCACGTCGATGTTTGTTATATCTAAATTGCCTTCTGCATTCTAAGTATATCTCATCAGCATACTTATCTACCTTCTCGTAGATTGGTGGTGCATATTCTCTTTCTACCATGTTAATGTGCGCTCAAGTATTCTTCTTCTATTGGTAACTTTAACCATTCCTTTTTGATTATCTTAGACCCAGATCGAGGCTGACAATACCATCCGTATTCTGATTTATGAAACCTGAGGTATTTAAATTGCCAGTTAGTTCCTACAACATTATTTCCTTCTCTGAATGATATCATTCTCCACTTAACATCAGGTCCACCAGATCGCTTCCTAAGATCATATAGGATCTCCTCTACTTCTTCGATAGTCATAAAGAATCTATCTCGATACTTTGCAACTTTTCCTAAGTATGGAATATTATCTCTATCATCTTCGAGTTTCCATCCACAGTGAAAATCTCGTGTATCGCAATTGATACTAACTATTTTATCTGATTTGAATGGTGTTGTTTCCAATGGTTGCCATTTATCTTGTTCTTCGTCTGATATCATATCTTTAAAATTCGTGCACGCTTCTTATTGCTAAAGGATATCCATTCTCATCTGGTTCATCAATTTCGTCAACTATACTATAATTTCTATAGTAACTTTCTTCAAACTCCTCTAATATATTTTCTAATTGCTCATCAGTTAAGATGGGTATCTTCGACATTAGAACTGCCATTGCAGTTTCTCTAGTTATATCGTGTGTTGATTTAATTCCCATGATTAAAATGCTAAATCCATTGCTACTAATTCTCGATGTATTTCATCGACCCCATACTCTTCCATGATATTAAGTATATCTCCATTACTTGATCCAAACATAGAGCATTTTTCTAATATGACCTCATCTTTTTTGAGTCATCTTTTGCTTCTCGAAATACATCAATAAAAAATCCTAATGCGTGGTCGTGACTGTATGCTACGATCGTTCCATCTTTCATGATATTAATATACCATAAAATGTGAAACTTATAAAACTTTACAGTGCTGTGATTGTAGAATTATATTTCTTATAAACCTTTTTTGCTTCAGATTTTACATGAGAATAATAGTTAGGACTTTCGGCATAAGTTGAAGAAAGAGCAGATAGATATTGCTCTTCTGTCTTGGCTTTCCTCATGTATGTAGTTTGATAAAATGCATAATCTATTACACATTCTTGCCATGTATCATACACTGCATGTCCACTATTTTCTCCCCTGTGTGTAGTCGCTCTTGATCTAGCACACTTCATTCCAAACATGTTATTATTATGTTTAAAGATATTACTCATGTAATGACCGGATTCTATTCTAGCTTGTGCAATTACAATATGAGGAAATCTTACATTCATCCCGACTAGTAAATCATACATTGACTTTTCAGAAAAAGCTAAGTTACAGTCGACTATAATTGGAACTTTTTCGTAATCAACTGTCTTTTGTTTATAAATGACGATATCAGTTGAGCTAAATAGTGATGCTCCTAAAATAAAGAATATAATTGCTGAGAGAGATATGTATAGCCAAATTGGACGTCTCACTCTCTTGTATTCTAATGATTCATTATCAATTGAATACACAGGTTTTGGTTTTCGTATCTTTTTCATATTATTAAGTTTCTAATGAGTTAGTTTGAAGTCGATCTCTATATCATCTCGATCACACGAGACACCACATAGAAGATTCCGAATATAACTATCATAAATATTAATCGTTTCCACAATGGTTGTTTATAATTCATCTACGTCTATGATTAAAGTTTCGCTTATTGAAATTGCCTTTGTTGTAGTTTTGCTTTGGATTATATCTTTTGTGAAAATTAGGAGTATGTCTTGTAACAGGTTTAGTTGGAGGTTCTTTTTCTACTTCATCGATATCTACATAGTCATTTTCCCATATAGTATATTCCAGATTTGAGAACCTCATTCCTACTATAACTTCACCTTTTAATCCGCTTGTTCGCGGATCATCTGGCCAAGTATCTTTGTCAAACTCTGCCCATCTTGCTTCTATTTCGTCGTCAGGATTAAACTCCATCTCTTCCTCTAGTTTTAGGGTCTTGTGCTTTTTCTATTTCGTATCTTATCCACTTTTCTTCCCATTCAGTTTGAATTTCAGCGGCATCAGATAAGGCAAAATCTCCGCCTTTTTCTTTGAGTCTCTTTTGAACCGTGATGATTAAGTCTGCATGTTTATAATCCATACCCATTCCACAAGATCTCAACGCTAAGTCAAGATACTTTGTATCGTCGTCGTTCTTATATTTATGATCTACCTTCATTGTATTTTAATATTGGTGAATATATGTTTCCTGTAAAAACTGGATGAATCCCAGGTTCAGATATTGATGTCGATGTCGGAACCCTATGATGTATGTGTCCTGCAACTACAGTTTCAAATCTAGTTTGAAGTCCCTTTGTTTGGGGTCTTATGTCAGGAAATGGTAATACACAATCTTGATCTTCACCTAATGAAATCTCTGAACATGGATTAGTTCCAAAATCAGGTTCTGATAATAACCCCTTGATATGTGGACAGTGTTCCATAGTTTTATTATACTCTACACAATTATTAATTTTAATCTAATGGTACCATTCATCACCAATGTAAGTCATTACCAAAGAAGCGGCCCACCAACTAGAGCAACTGATGCTCCTTCTATGTTATGTTCTTTAATGAATGCTTCAAGTTGATCCCACTGTTTCATCATCTGCTCTTTGCTTGTAGCATCCTGTGATGCGACGATGGCATACGTATGGTTTCCTGAATATGAATTACCCCAGTATGTGTAGCCAATTCCATCAGGAAGGTTTAGACATTCCATTACTTCTATATCATCCATTTCATCGATGACACAGTCTTCGTCCTGTTCATACATTAAATGCTTTACATCACTAGGATCTACTGTGAATCCTATTCCAAAATGTGCGTCGTGATCTACTCCCATTATCCTCTTCCTGAATTTAAAATTAATACTTGTGGTGCGCTGTCGTAATCCGGATCTCCGTCTTCATCCTTTGGCATATTAGCCTCTTCCCATGCAGTACCATCTGCACAGTTTCCAAAATAAGCTCGGTCTAAATAAACGGATTCCTTTGTTATAAGGTAATCGTCCTTTGCTCTTACTGCGATCTGAGTGTCGAAGCTAATCCCTGCTTCAGTACACTGATCAATTAATTCCTGTATTGTCATTATTCAAATTTAAAAAAGTTTATGTCATATGCTCTCATTCTCTTTCCATTATCATTGATCACTGGCACATACCAGTAAATGCAATATGGATCGTAGACAGGAGGGCCAGTCATTCTGTATTTCTTTCCTCGAGTTAAAACTTTAGTGTAGCTTGTGTCAATACATTCTATCCAATCATTTCTCTTGAATTGAGCCATGAATTCTGCCTTAGCCTTGTGACGCTTGACATTCTCTACCGATTCATATTCAGATATAATCTTCTGACACTCTTCTCTAAGTTCTAACGCTTTCTCGTATTGTCCTTTAGTAATCATTTAAATCCTTTCTTTTTACGATATAATATACCACTATAGTGTGACTCTTTTCTTTTCAATTACTCCTCTAGTTTCTGCATATTCAACAGTGACTTCTAACCAATTAGAATGATAAAGCTTTGTGTGAATTGATTCAGTGGCATTTCCATATGATGGAACGGTTCCCCAAAGTAACCTTCCGCTATCAGTATCTACATGGAATATTACATTTTCATTTAGATAATTTATAACTCTCACTCGAGTAACAGTACTTCCATTCATGTCGATGAAAATAAAACAGTCTTTTTTTGATCTGAGTCCCTTTGTATGTGGAGTTCCCTTTTTCAATATTCTAGTTATTTTCACCATCTTCTTCATCGGTATCATCTCCATATACAAAATCCATGTAAAATAAATGTCCTACTGGAGCTGACATTGGTTGGACTGAAACTAGCTCAGTTGCTATCAACGTTGGATCAAACAATGGACGTGTTTCAAGCCCTTTCGTTTGAGGACGAGTATATTCTTTACCTGTCTTATCACATATCATATCTCTCGTTCCATTGTGTAACTACTGAAACTACTTGATCCTCAAAGAATGGAACATTGAATTCGTCACATAGTTTTTTAATATCTCCGACGTGAATTGGTTTTGCGATAATCAATAGCTTGTCCATTTCCTCATTATATCCATCCCAATCGGCGGATCTCACACCTTTGGTACGAGGATCCAATTTTCTTAGGATTCTAGATTCAACTTGAATATAGTCTATTAATTTTTCAGTCTCAGTCATATTAAAATTATACTACAATTCACCCTCTTCTTTTAATTGATTAATAATCTGAGCAGCGGCGGCAGACGTGACGAAATAATTAGAGTTAGTCTTTCTTCCACGTTCAGCTATGATGTTGGCAGTCTCCTGCACCTTCGTCATTAATTCTTTACGCCTAGCAATTTCCCTAGTTTCTCCTTTCTTCTGAGGCTTAAACATTAACTCCAAAGTTTAGATTCAGTGATTAGTATTTTAACAGGACGTTCATGATGATTCGATAAATATTCTTGAATTGCATCGAGCGTACTTCCAGCCTTTCCGATTAAAATACCAGGACGTTCGAGCGTGATCATCATTTCAGTTCGTCCATCAACTTCTGAGAATTCCAAGTTAGTAACTCCGAATCTAGAAATAGGAATATCAATCACTGGATTATATCCATTCCATCCTTCAAAGAATAATCTAAATGCATTCTTAATGCTTCTATATTCCGATTTCAATCGTGCTATATCAGCCCCCTTTGTTTGATTCCGCATCTTGTATCTTTTTAATTTCCTATTCTATTTCTTCTAATGTGTAGGCTACTTTTAACGTATTCCAGTATTTAAATATCCAAAGGAATGTGTGACGTTTCTCAAGATAATAAAACGGTTAGATATAGTTTAGCCTATAGTTATCCATTGAAGATAATGTTTCCTAATCTCTTAGCTTTTACTTCGAACTCTTCTAAAGTTCCGTTGTTAGAAATCAAGATATCAGCGCTCTTTGTTGTGATATTGAAAGAATCTTTTGGTTCCCTTGGTAGACGATTAGATGCGTCAACCCAAATAATAAGATCAAATACTCCTTGACGTAGACACTCATCTATCTCTTCTTTGTCTCTCATTCCAACGTAACAGTCAGACGACTTCATGATGTCTTTTGCTAAACGAGCTTTATCACGTTTGTTGTAAAGACAAATTAGATCATACCATTCAGATCTGTGATTTGCGCGATCATTGAAGCATTCTTCTGGAGTTTCATATCCGTACTTGTCTTTAAGAACTCGATAGATAAAAATCTCAGATGCAGCCATTGAAGATGCTTTGAATTTCATTCCATGGTCTAGGTTGAAGATCTCAGCAAGGGTATCTTTACCATGACGTCCATGTCCAATGATAAGAAGACGTGGCATCTTCTTAGGTTTAGGAGCTGGCTTCCTCTCTTTAACTGGACGGTATTTTGGAGCATTTGATTTTGGCTCCTCCTTCTTAGTTTCTTTTTTAGGTTCATCATCGTTCCCTCGATCTTTAATATCTTTAACGATTGATGCTGCTCCTTTAATTGCTAGTACGTTTCGTACGAAATTGAATCCTTCACTCATAATTTAATGTAATTCTACGATTGTTAATTTTACGTCAGTTAATGTTCGCTTTAAAATATCAGCGACTTTATTCTTATCTCCACCTGCTAATCCACATCCAATCCAAGGTAAACCAACATGTTTTCCTTTAAAGTAGTGGTTGATCTTCTTCATACACATTTCAAGTGCAACGTAATCAAGGGGAGTTTGTGATCCGTTTTTATGGTTTCTTCCAAATCCAAATTGGGTATATGCATTCACTACAACTAATTCATTATCTCCAATTGGTATTTTTGCAAAATCAATTTGACCTAATTTATTATATACTCCACGTTGCATTTCATTTTCTAAGTGAAATTGATTTGCTCCAAATGCTTTAGCCATTTGAGGCGCGATACCTGCACCCATTGTGCAAAAACAATTGCAACCATGTGCAATCACATCGAATTCACAAGCTTGTGCTAGAGTGATTAGGTTTCCTTTAATTATTTCCATCTTCAATTTGATAATTTACGTAGTCGCACATATGTGAAACTTCTTGCTGTTGGTAATCTCCTTCGACATTACTTGATATTTCTTTTCCAATTTCCTCCTTGAAGTCTTGTATTATTTTAGCAATGTCATCTTCACTTAGATGATGATAATTACTAATATGAGTAAGTTTCACTTTGAATTTCAAAGTTACTTCAACTTCTTCGTTTTGTGGATAGTGTCTATTTGCCATTACCAATCTATTGCGAATGAATCAACGTTGTCCTTCATAATGTGCTCACATGCTGCTACAAAGATAGGATCCTCTCTTAACTTATCTGCTTCTTCAACACATCCCCATTCTATGAGTTCATCATCGCTTGCTGCCCATAGATCAAAGTCACCATCATTATCGAATAGTGTAACTACTCCACGTCTATCATCTATCATGCCATGCACATCAACATATGCTCTAAGTGCTCCATCTGGAAGCCAATTAAGTTGAGTCTTTGGTAGACCATTATTTGCCCACAAATAAAACTTCTTACGAACGTCAGTTTCTTGATCTGATTGCTTCTTTAAAAGCTCCTTTAATCTTTCCTGCTTTGATGAAATTGTAGCTTTAAGCTGGCTTATTTCTTGTTTTAATGTCATATTAATCGTCTGATACTCCTAAGAATTGGAGTAAGTGAATGAATATATTAATGAAGTCTAGATATAAATCAAGTGCTCCCCGTATTGCAAGCTTCTTTGTCTCGTCGCTTCCATAGGTAATCCTTGATCCAATATCTTTTAGTTTCTGTGTATCATATGCAGTAAGTCCTAAGAATACAATGATGGCAATCCCTGATATAATGTAATGCATAGTAGGACTCTGCACAAACCAATTGGCAATCATAGCGATTATAATTCCTACGAGTGCGAACATTAAGAATGTACCAAAATTAGTTAAGTCCACTTCAGTCTTGAGTCCAACAAGTGATAGAATCAGGAATAAGGCGGAGGTTATAAAGAATGTTAGAACAATACTTGCTCCTGTATAAATTAAGAATATGTAGGACAAACTCATTCCTATCATGACGGCAAATACAATGAGTCCCATAAACATTATGGTGGCCGTTGATCTCTTCAACATACTTGCTAATCCGAAGATCATTACTAATGGAGCAAGGGTTACAATCCATCCTAGAATTGTCATTGACATGTGAGTTCCATCACCTTCTTCGTTTGGAACGATTTCATACATTGTATGAATTAATTCGGTATTTCCGAATATGTATGACGTAAATCCCGTCACTGCTAACGCAATGGTCATGTAGAAATATACACCTGATAAAAACTTGTTTTGTTGCATGGTTTTATTTTAACTGTTCAGTTTTATTTTACTCTAAAGAACGGATTATTTTCTAAATCCCCTCCGATTGTTTGTTTAGGCCAGCCTAATTTAATACATTGGCTTATTTTCATCTTAGCTTTTTCGCTCACTCGACCTGCAATCGCTCTTTGGTGCCAAATGTCAAACATTCTAATTATTTTAGCAACACTTTGAGGAGAACATTGAAGAGGTTCAATCACTTCTAGTTTCTCTGTAACATAAGTTGTCTCTTCTCCATGTGTCTTCCATAGTCTGATAGATGTTTCTTTAATCTCGTTAAAGATCTCTTCTGATATTATAATGTCTTCAAGCTTCATGTCTGTTCCAATTATACTCAGTTACTTTACCGTCTTTAAATTCTTTCCATGTTTTATTCCAGCGTCCTGACAATAGAAGAGTTGCGCAGCCATTAGAATTTCCAATTTTATGATAGGAATCTCTAGGAAAGAATTTAAAGAATTTAGTTCTTCTTGTTACGCTATATGCTCCAGTATTTTCGTCAAGTAATTCATACTCTGTATATCTTCCAAATAATTTAAAAGATAATGCGTTGAATGCATGGGTGTGATATCTGTCTTGAGATCCGTTTGATCTCTCAAAATAGAAGATGATGATGGAGAATAAGTATTTGCACTCAAAGATTACGTACTGTTGAACATGCTGATCTCCAAATTCGAATCTATTCTTTTTAAATAATGTAAGCCATGATGTTTTCATATGTCAAATGTTTTTTGACACCGAAGTAATCTATTAGTTGAAATTAACCATTAGATTTTTCATCACAATTCCATTCTCAATTCCTTCAATAGGTTTTGGAAAGTCTATATCTCCGTATCTCTTTCTTGTCTTCAAACAACTCACCAATACTTTTGAAACTGCTTTAGCTCTATCTTTAACTTCAGAACTTAGAGCCATTTCATATGTCCCATCCATTCCACAGTTATGTGCAGAAGATCCTTTTCCCCAATGTAAAACTGGGGTATCAATCCACTTTCCATCTTTATGATATCCAAATTTAAAGTTGAATCTCTTCCACTTCTTACTGAACCATCTTTGATATTTCCTTACATATTGAGTCTCTTCCACTTCTGCTTGATATATTCCTTCTGGCATTTTGATCTGAGCATAAAAAGTATCGACGATATTTGACGTTACTTTATCTTTTCCTCTAATCCATTCACCTGGGTGGAAACTTCCGCTTCTCCATTTTGGAACTGAACTGTCCCAACTATTATCATCTCTCCAAATATTCCACCACATTGCGTAATTATGGAATATTATACTCGTTTTTCGATTCGCAGTTCTGATCCAACCTTTATCTCGAGTTCTCAATTTTCTTGAAATCTTTTTATTTTCGTTAGGCTTTGAATCCTTATCTGCGAATTGATTATATTCTCTTACATAAATCCATTCAGGAAATATTCTTGAGAATCCAATATAGAATTTAAAGATGAACCAGAAGTAAATTAAGACACGGTGTTCATCGCCCTCAATATCTAATCCCCATCCAAAATTAGGACGTGAACATATTTCAAGAGAGATATCCTTATTTCCATGTTCTCCTATATGCCAGAACCAACGGTGATAGAATAAGTATTTTCCAGGTTCTCTCTTTCCTTCGTTTATGTGATGTACCCAGCCCATTAATAGTCCTTTACTTTTTCTTTTAGAGATTCTAAAGTTTCTTTAACTTCAGGTTTATGATCGCCTTTGTCCCAGTCTACTCCTTTTAGATATAATTCAGATAGGACCTTCATTGCGATCAATTCGTTTTTTGTAAATTTAGGCTGCATACCTAATGCTTTTTTAATTGAGTTCATTTTAACTAGTTTGAAATATGGTTTTGTCCTTATGGACAATTCTTGTGAAGCAACCTTGCCCACAATAAGTTTTAAACATATAACCTCTAAACGATGCTCCTCCTGAAAAGAAATCTTCGTCAAACTCTAGATCAGTATCTCCTGCCATTTCCCATGCGCTTTGTATGGCAGTCATTACATTTGATTGAGTTAGTATTCCACGATCGTAAAACATATCCTCATATTTCTTTTCCCATTTAAAAAACTTTAAGAATTCTTCATGAAGTTCATCATCAGATAAATCTTTAATCTTACGGATGATTCTCATAGCATTTCTATTTTTACATCGGTCTGCGTTTTCAATCTCTTTATGAAATCTCTCAATTGCTTTTTCTCCTTCTGGAGAATCTAAAAATGCTTCAAGGTTATCTAATGGGTTGCTCATGACATGGTAAGTTTATCCATCAGGCTTAGTTCAAAAGTAACCTTACCTGCAATTATTTTTTTAGCAGCTCTTTTCTGCGGTTTTGGTAATTTTATTAAACGCTTACCATCGTTCTTAATTTTAAGATTATGAATTTCAGATCTGTAGAAATAGATTAGTTTATCCATATCATTCATTTCAGGATCTGAGAATTTCCACCAACCATTTAGCATCCATCTATGTAATTGTTCTTGTAAGTGAACTGGTTCTTTTCTGGAACATTTGTTTATGATTTTGTATAGACGATCACATAGTGCTTCCTTAGGAACTCCATGTTTAACTGCACTCCATCCACAGAACCCTGCTTGAATTCTACCTAGGGCATCAATGGCACTTACTCCCTTAACATCGTACCAACCTTTGCAAGCTAATATTAAATGTCCGTCTAAGTTGTCTACTTCTATCATAACTTAATAAATTCCAAGTGTTTTACATAATTCTACTAACTCTTCCGTACTTTTTTCGTATTTTTTAGCAAGTCTTCTAATATCTATGCCCTCACAATCAACTAGCTCATCTTGTAGCTTTTCGTCCCTGGTAAGCCTAGGACTCTTTTTCCACCTTCTGTCGAGTTTGCTCATAATGTTTAATTAGTTAATACAAATTGCATTGATCTCTTCTTTCGTGCAAGTATCTTCAGGATCTATGTCAGGATCTGAGTTGAATGCAGTGAATCCCCCATTATATTCACCATCATGGTGTCCAGCTGCTGGAGTATAATGAACTTTATTAAATCCGTTTCCTTCATCATCTCTTGAATAAACCACATCTAATGTGGCGTATTCTGGATTATCTTTAAGTATTTTGACTAAGTTGTCAACGTATTCTTTTAATTTAAGACTCATAATGCTATATTTTTAATATTTTACTAAAACCAATCACTATATTTCTAATAAATAATATTATAAATAATAAAAAGAATTTCACATTATGGCTAAGAATAAGCACATTAAGAGAATATATGAGGATTTTATGATGGCGGAACCTACAAAAACTCCGACTAAAACTCCGACTAAAACTCCAAAAAGAAGGGGACCTTCTCCAATAAGAAGAGACAAACCCGGAGTTAAACCAAAGCCAATGGCAGCAACTGCTGAAGAAGTTTATGATAGATTTATTAATGAACTAAAAGAGGCAGACGGAGAAATAGATTTTGATTTAAAATTCCTAGCATCTAAATATAAAATGGAAGAATCTCAAATAGTTAAGGGATTCGCTCAATATATCTATGAAGCATCTCTTGAAGATAATCCAGGAATACCAGGAGAAGGAGAGAACGACGATGCTGATAAGTACTTAAGTGATGTTGAAGGTAGAGCAAATCAAATGAAGTCTGATACTAGAGAACGTTACGGACGTAAGATTCCTCAGTTTATGGCTACTGTACAAGAAGTTCAAAGATTACAAGCAGGTCACGAAACACAATTAGAACAACTAGCAACCGATGCTATTAAAGAAATGTATGGCTCTATTTTAGATGGAGTTAAATTAGATATCAAATTTCCAGAACAAGAGGAAATGAAAGATACTATGGATCCTGTTGATATGGATCCACCAGAAATGGAAGAGATCGAAGATGAAAACATCAAAAATGAGATCAGCAAGAGAAAAATCGCAAACAATATTACACAAGGTGAAGCTAAGAATACTAAACTTATTCTTAATATGCCATTTATTGCAGACGGTTTAAAAGATATATTAGGAGAAGAAGATGGAGCTAAAATGGTAGAGCTTCTTACTGAAATTACAAATATTGCTTCATTCTTTGATTGGGAGATTCCAATTGACGTTCAAAAACAAATGTGGCAAACCAAAGAAGGTTTCGCTGGAACTGTTGAAGTTGATTGGGAAGAACCAGAAGATGATCAAGCAGAAAAAACAGCAGAAGATATTATTGCTAGTTTAGAATCAGGAGACGATCTTCTTGATAACGGAGATGAATTAGAAGATTTATTTAATGAGACTACTCCAGTTATTAAAGCAAGAGGAAAAGATTTTGCAATGCTAATTCATGAAACTGTTAAAGGTATTTATCAATTAATTTCATCTATTGGGATCCCAGAAGACGAGCAAGTTGCTCAAACTGTTATTATGAATACTGATACTCTTTCAGGAGAATTAGAAGATTTAAGATACGGACCATATATTGCATCTGATTTACATAGATTTATTGCAGGATTCGAAGAGAATGATAGTATTGATAACCTAAAAGAGCATTTCTTTGGAAAAATGATGTCAATGCCAGCTGCTGAATTTTTACAATTCATTAGAGATATTTTAATGAACGATGACAAAGCAACAGAACAAGCTCAAGAAATAATTGATGAAATTGCAGAAGAAATAAGAGACTTTGAAGTCGATGGAATATCTTCTTATGGAGATGATGAATATGATGAAGAAAATTTTGAAATAGATGACTATGGTAAACCATCGCCAACTCCACTTGTTGGCGATGACGAAACATATAAAGCAATGTCTAATGTTGAGTTACAGAGTTTAATTGATGATGCATTAGACAATGGAGACATGGAAGAAGTTAGAAGATTAGCTTCTTATCTTAAAGAATCGCTAAGACTTAAATTAGAAGCTAAGTTAGAAGCTATCAATGAAGCTAAATATTCTCACATTAATTCATATTCTACTTTTAAAAAAAAAGAAGTAATATCATTAAATGAGAATATTAAAGATGCTAAAAACTTCTTTATTAAACGTAAAGCAGAAGACGCAGGATTTGATTTTTCAGGATTAACGGAAGAGGAGAAAGAGAGATTAGAAAAAGATCCTCAATGGGTTACTCTTAGAAAAATGATTGAAGATGCTGGTAGAGTCGGAGACGCAGTTGCTTTTGTAAAATTCATGATGGATCAAAAGGCATCATTAGATATTTTACAAACTCTAATGGACTTATTAAGAGATCCTGATAATAAACCGATACTTAAAGATCTACCTAGAAAATCAGTATCAGCATATGCTAAGATTCCACTTAAAGATGGAGAGAATCCAGGATATGAGATGCTAATTGATGATATTTCAAAACTAAAAGAGCAGATGGCGGGTAGGTGGATAGTTAAGGCTTTAGTAAATAAAGCAGGAACTAGAGATTATCGTGGAGTTGAAATACCAGGAGCTGAACCATTTAATCAAAAACAAGCATTTAAAGAAGCTAGTCCAGAAGTTCAAAACGAATTAATAAACGTAGCATATCAACTGCATCAAGCAGATCCAACTGGACGCGAAATTCACGGATTCAAAAGAAAACTAGGTAAATTTAAATCTCTTGAAGAAATTAAACAGGGACTAGAAAATAAAGTAGCAGGATTAGGATCTGACTTAAATGATATTACTGATAGGGTTGAAAAAAGCGACCCAGGTGCAAGTGTTATATGGGAAGGTAAAAATAAATTACTTACTGTATTTAGATCACCAGAAACATTAGGAAATATATGCTCATCAACATCATGGTGTTTATTGCCATCTAGATATCCAGGAGGACATGGAATGTTTTATTCATATGTTAATAAAGACGATAGTGGAACGGTTCAATATGTATTCTTTGATCATACTAAACCAGCATCCGATCAAATGCACTTAGTTGGAGTTACAGTAGATAAGTATGGTAAGGTAACACATGCTCACCGAAAGGATGATGGAGATATTAAACGTCATTATGGAAGCGATTTTTCAACATATTTAGATTTATTCGGTATTCCAAAAGATGAACAAGAATTAATTCTTAATGCTATTCCAAGTGAAGCTGAGCTAATTAAAGATGTTACTCCGTTTTATAAAGAGATTCAGCAAGGTAGAGGAGATCTTGGAAAGATCGCTACTAATATGATTATTAGAACAGAGAAACGAGCTAATCAAGCTAAATTCAAAGGAGAAGAATTCGTAAGAAACTCAACAACTGATAGATTATTAACAGTTGAAATGAGGAATTCAGAAAAAGTAGATTCTGCAAGAAAGGCGGTATTAGAAAGATTCTATGACATGGGATGTTCTAATGTAGAAGCAGCTAGATATTTTAAGATGTTATTCGAAGGTTCTGATATGTATACAGATGAGATTATTGACAAAATAATAGCTGCATCTAGAAGACGTAGTGATGGATTTACAAAACTAATAAGAGCGATGTCGAATGCATCAGCAACAGATAGAAAACGATTTGTTCAGAAAGCAAGAGGTAAGGATTTAAATCAAATTAAAGAGCATTCAAAACTTATGATTGAAAGTATTGAAAATGCGGTAACATATTTACAATCATTAAAAAAGTCTAATAAAGATGGAAGCAAATAATATTAAAAATTTTAAAGAATTCTCTAAACTTAACGAACAGGATGAAGAAGAAAGACCATTTAGATTATATGGAACTGGGTCTACGCCTGAAGCTGAATTAATAGATTCACTTAAGTCATTAATCGAGGATATTAGAAAAGCTAATCCAATTGATCAAGAAAGTTATGATGCCATTAAGGCAGATATTAGAGCTAAATCAGCTGCTATTAAATCTCATAAAAGCTATCCAGAACTTAAAAACGGTATTCCATGGCAAGATGGATTTATTAAACTAAGTGATTGGTCTGCTGAGTTAAAAGACGCAGTTAATGGACTAGCACAAAAAGCTAGTAAAAGAGGATTAGTATAATGCTAAAACATCGAGCAAAAACCTTTAAGATATGGGAATCACTTCAGCCTGGAATGAGAATTCCAGATCAAGTTATAGTGTCAGATGAAGATATAAAAGATATTAAGCAAGTTCAATGGACTGATTTAGATTGGGAGCAAATCGGAGATGATGGAAATACTATGATATGGCTGAAGATGGTTCAGCCATTTACAGATAAAATAAGCAATGGAGTAGTTGTAGATATTCAATTAATCCAAGATACATTTTATCAAATTCATATTAGTATAGCAGAAAATCTAAGAGGAATAGGACTAGGTACAAAAATATATAGAAGCATTATAGATTGGGCTGGACATTTATATTCAGGAAAAGGTAGACGTCAAAATCCAATTATTAGTAACGTATGGAACAGTCTTAAATATGATAATGATGTAACATGTTCTAGTAATGAAATTGGAGATATATGTGTAAGCAATAGGAATCCAAAAGGGGATGAATTGTTAAATATATTTAATTCAATTTAGATTATATAGATATCCATATTTTATTTGGCATCTCTCCAAACACGAACTCAGTGACGTGACATAACCAAACCGGGAACTCAAATAAATCCGATTTTAGATTATACCATGCTCCTCCATCATATGGCTTATCATATGTCAAGCATATTCCATTCTCAATTGGTTCTAAACTAAGAGTAGTGTGAACTTCAGTTTCTCCCTGTGCAAGAATATCAAGCATAGTATCAGCTCCGCATACCATTTCAAGCTCCCAATGTTCTCCTTTCCATTCAGGAAGAACCACGTACCATTTATTATCTGCTTCTTTTTCAAACTTAAAGTATTTCATTATCTAGTTTTATTATGATCTCATCCTCTTTTCTTTCATTAAGGAGAGTCAAAACATCAGAAGTAAAATCATCTTCTACAAACAGTGCATCTGCTCTAAAATATTGTTTGACTCCTTTTAGTCCGTCTCGTTTATAATATACTATTAGACTTTCTTTGTTAACAAATCTTTTATTGAATCCCATTACTTTGTATTATTTTTTATTTGTATATATACCATTATCTTCTAGATATTTAATACCGTCTTCCATTATTTTGGTAAATTTTTAAAATAAAATGTAGTAGGTAATTCCTCTACATTATAACCCTCTTTAATAATTTTCCTAGTTAGTGTATCTAAAATACTTACAGTATATCCACTACACACCCCATAATACGTCTTTTTACAATGGTATTCTGATCCCGAAACCCCATGAAAAATATACTTATCATCTGTTTCCTCTACTCGTTTAATACCTGAGTTGAGTTTCCATGATTCTCCATCTAGGTATCCCCTTTCCATGAGGCAAATATCTTATACACATTAGGTTCATCTTCTTTGGATATTTTTAAAACTATCCACCCGTGGGGTGTTTCTACCATAATTTAATCTAATTGAATATTATAACCATTTAATATTTCTCTAATCCCCTCTCTAAGTCTTTCAGCTACTTCATATTCTATTTCAGTTGCTGATTCATTGTGTTTTAATATAGATACATCATACTTTGTAGTTGAGCGTAATAATTGGTCAATATCCCAAACTGCAAGTTTCCATTTATAACCGTCTAATGCTTCTTTAATTTCTACTTGTTCCTCAACACTATCAAATTCTAATATTACTTTTCCCATAATTTTTTCTTTTAATATACGAAAAATATTTCAAATTTCCTAATTTCAGTTATTTATATAGTTTTCAATTGTTTTTAAATCTTCTTTTAAAAATTTAATTTTAGCTTTACCAACAAACCCGCTAGCAACCGATTCAACTGGTTTGCTATTATAATAAGCAGTATAATACATTTTTATTTTATTTTGCGTTTTCTTTACCTTTGAAACACTTCCGTATTTTTTAGATAGTTTATATATACCATCTTCCATCACAGATATTCTAATCAATTCTTGATAAAAATCGATTAATTCATCACCTCTTACAAAAATACTTTGTGAATAAAAACCTTCTCTGATGGTTGGGTATTTATAACCGCTATAAATGACATGTTTATAATAGGTATCACTGGTACTCTTAATCACTTCAAAATCTAATGTTTTAAGATTTAGGATATCATTTGTATGTTTTTCTACTCTTTCTTGTCCAAAAGAAAATGTTGTTATTAAGGCAAACAACATAACCATCATTACTTTTAAATTTTTCATCATTTTTTATTTTTTATTTACTTACTCTTTTACTTACTTATTTTTTATAGTTTCAATCAAAACTTGGCTTTCTTTAATACAACCATTCTTGTTAGAATTTCGTATTCTTTTAACTTTACATGTTTCATCAATAATCACCTTTATATTAAACTTCTTTACATGATAATCTTCTACTAAGCCTTTGAATTTATCTTTAAGTTCTACAACATACTCGCATATTTTTGATATATGTGAAATATGTTCTTTGTGGATTTTTATTGAAACTTTACCACCTTTACTTACTTTAATCTTTGTTTCTGCTTTCATTACTTATTTGATATAGTTTATCATTTAGTTAATTTTTCATCACTTTAAAAAATTGGTTATTAACTTTAATAATATATGCTCCTGGTTTTAAACCAGCAACATCTATTTCTTTATAGATTATATTTGAATCATTATAAAAGTTATCTGAATATAAAGTCTTTCCCGACATATCTAAAATTTCAATATCCAAATCTTGTGATGAATTTCCAGTTATGCTAATTTTATCAGTTACAGGATTAGGAAAAACTTTAAACTTATCAGTTTCACAATCTGTGGATAAAGGTCCAAAGTATTCATATTGCCCATCAAAATCAATTTGCTTTAAACGGTAATAATTATATTCTGTTTTACTTCTATAAGTATAATTGCTTTCAGAAGTTTTATTTCCTTGTCCTGATAATGTATCAATAATTATAAAGTTTTCACCATCATAAGATGCTTGGATTTCCCAATGTGAAGAATTATTTTCTGATTCTGTGGTCCAATTTAAAGTGAGAGTGGATTCACAATTAAGAGTGAAAGATGAAAGTTCAACTGGTAGCACAGAACCTATGCATGCAACTGCTCTAACACTATTAGCGGTATTAAAATTACATCCACTATTCAGATGTGAATAGAATCTAATAGTACCCGTGAATGGTGAAACCCATTGGAGTGGATTTCCAAATGTTGGAGTACCGAAAGTATAAATTATATTACCTATATTATCTGCTATTGTAACAAAATAATCATTAAAAGAGGAATACGCATCAAATAAGTAAATATTTCCTTGTACCACATTAACAGTTGAATATTCACCCGACCATGCATTTCCTACCCCATAAAAAGTACCATCACAACTTTGGTTTTGGGTTTGAATATTAAATGTTGGCCATTGCCCGTACGGAGCATTAGTACATTGTGAATACACAACACTTCCAATAAATAACACTAATAATAATAATAGTTTTTTCATAATTCATTTTATTTTATTTTTACTTTTAACCCATTTTTTATTGAATCCCATTACTTTGTATTATTTTTTATTTGTAGGCATTAACCAAAATCCTTCTCTCATCATGATATGTGCAAACAGTTGCGGGTTCCATTCCTGTAGCAAATTTAATATTTTGAAAGAGTTAAAAGTGTCATGCTTAAACATTTTTGTTAATTCCTCTCTTATTCTGTCGTCAGACACAACGATCATTAATCTAAAATCAAATGCTTTAATAGCATCTATGATTTGATCACTAAATCCAAAACTTTTAGTTACTGAAAATCTGAGCGCTCTGATGATTCGCAATGGATCATCATTAAAACTTATAGCAGCATCACTTGGGGTTCTAAGGATCATGTCATTTAAGTCCCTGGCACCATTAAACGGATCAACTACTGTTCCATCTAATCCTTTTGCCATAGCATTTACTGTAAAGTCTCTTCTGTCTAGATCATCTTGTAAAGTTCCTATTTCAACTACTGGTTTTCTAGTTCCAGTTATGTAACCTAATTCTTTTCTAGCCATTACGAAATCAGCAACTCCAGAATGTTCATGATCTTCTGGAAACATTGCCCTAACTGTAAAACAATCTACTGTTTCTAGAAAGATTTTGAATCCATCGTCTTTTAATCTCATAACCATTTGATCAAATGCTTCTACTGGATTTCCCCAGTCTCCTTCCATTACAACTGTGTAATCGATATCCTTACTTTCGAATCCTAGTATTCCATCTCTAATATGTCCGCCTACTTCGTATAATTTCATAACTATATTATACTATTTTAAATATCAGTGTTTCTATTAAATCATCTAGATCTTTTGCCTGTGGTATGTTATATTTAGAACATACAATATCAACATTTCCTTTTCTCCAGAATCCATTGGGACAGCATACTATTACTTTGTCAGATTTAGCGTGAAGTCCTAATTCAAGCATTGATATTGGAGATTGAGTATCAGGATCAAAGTATATAATAATCCAATCGGCTACTTCAAGTGCATTCAATTCCCAATTTACCTGTTGACTAAATTGAGGATCTCCTATTTCTTGTTTCCATTTCGAATCCCAACAGTCTCGTCTAGGATTAAAAAAAACTATCGGATGTACCGATAGTTTTCTTATTACTTTTTCTTGCCACCTTTCAGCTTTTCCCATTTCTATACTTCCAGCTAAAAATACAGAAGTGTGATATGATGGATAAGAAAGTGGATGCGGTGCTTGTATTTCCATTATGCCACATCTGGTATTTTAGTCAATGAATCAATTCTAGATCTAACTTCTGTTAAAGTAGTCTCATTATAGAATTTACCATCTTCATAGATCACCTGAAGGATTCCTTCGGCTTCTTGTTCTGGAGTACATTCTGTAATTACCTCATGATCCTCAGTTACACAGATCATTCCTTTAAGAGACTTCTTAGTTCCATCATCCGTGATTGGATCCTTAAAGATATTATGTCCAGTTCGAACTCCATTCTCAAGAATCTCAAACCAAGCTCCTTTGGCCGCGAATCCGAAAGTATCTCTTGTATTCATTTGATAAGTGTACGATCCGATTCCTAATACAATATTAGTTGCGGCAAATCCTTTTGCTTCTAATCTCTTATAGATTTGAACCTGACGATCAAGTGTAATTGAATCTCCGTAGATTGCTCCGATATGAGAGTCTAATACTTTATAACCATTTTCATTTGTAGTTCCACTGAAGATGTTCCACAATAATTCGATAACTCCAATGTCTGCTGGAGTTGGAGTATATTCTACAGCTTCAACTTTAGGATCAGAATAAGAAAGATCCATGTAGTAATATTGCTTATCGTGGCGATTCCATTCAATACCACTAACTGTGATGTCGTAATATTTGTCTCCTAATTTGAATCTCATTGTATGCTCAGTCGGTCCCATCTCTCCATGCGGAGTATCTTCTGCGATCCAATCTGTGATTTCTTCTTTTGCATACTCCTTTAGAGTTTCAAGATCCTCTACTCTTGGGCCATAATCTACTACGTTAGATAAGGTTCCACAAAGAATATCTACTGGATCTCCTGAATCAGGACGGATAACTAATTTACCATCTCTACTCATGATTTGCTCTTTGTTGGCAACTAAGTATTCGGTAATTAATTTCCACAAGTCAAACGTATCAGATACAACAGATAAGATTCCATTTGGAAATTTATCCATGAAGTATTTAAGCATCTCGCTTTCTCCCATTGTAAAGATACAAGTAGTAGAAACTGAGTGTTCTGATGCGTTAACTGAATTGATACATACTTCGTTATCTGGTTCCCCATAGAAATAACGAGCAGCTGGGATAACAGCTAAAGTATCTGAACCTCTAAATGAAGTTGCATGTCCTAATCCAGATGCGATCATATCCCATGGACTTAATCCTCTTGCTGAGAAATCATGGCACATAAACGGAATAAGGAATGCAGATGCTGGATCTGTTTTCATTACCCACTCTTCCAATACTCTTCTATATTGTAAGGCAATAGTTGCGGATGTTGTTGGCTTCCAAGCAAGAGACGAAATTAAAGTCTCTAAGAAAAGAGTCAACCATGCGAATCCATCAACTGTGTTAATGAACGTCATATGAGGAACGTTAGGTAAAGTCTCAATTCCTTCAGGAAGAGATTTAATTCTAACTGGTAAGTAACCTAAGTCGTGAAGTTCAGCGAAGTGATCTCCGTTGAAGTCCATCCCAAGATACAATGACATATCACTTGCAAATTTCATTGCTTCTTCTTTTGGAAGATTAAAGAAATTCTCTGTGAACTCATCATGTAACCATCTCATCATCAACGATTGACCGAATGAAACGATCTTACTGATTCCTTTTGGTGCATGCTTTACACTTCGCGGAATCCATGTCCCATAGAGACGAGACGTTCCAGGTGCTAGCATTAATTTGTGACCAATCTTGTAGCCATCTGTGTAGAACAAACTATTTGGTGAAAACATAACTCTGGTTTTAAAAGTTAACTTCTTGTAATTTTACGTCTTCTGCAGAATACGTCACATTAACTGATTCGCAAATTCGACATACATACCATTCAGAGTAACCCATAAGTTCTCCTGCAAGTTCCATAACGTAGTCGTATTTTTCGTCATCTGACATTCCTTCCTTTGGAAGGATTGCTGGATTCTCATCTAGATAATCTATGATGATTCTCTCAGCTGTTGACTCTTTACCTTCACATAGGTTTCCGATTCCTCCTCCACCATTGTTGTTTGAAGCAAATACAGATTTACACAAATCAACGATTGCTTTTGCTCTATCTTCTGATTGAACTGTTTTAAATTTTGTACGGTAGTTGTCTCCATCATTTTCCCATGATGTAACTTCCAACGTATACCCTTTTTTTACTACTGTTTTCATCCTTATATGATTTTTTGTTGATGTACTAATTCTACGTCATCAATATCTCGAACTGAGTTCGTACAAAAGATTCCGTCTAAGTATTCACTTAGTTTGTCAAATCCACCTGAGAAAATTCCATGTGTTACCACCAAGAAGATTTTATCATCTGGATGTTCTGATGTTGGGCGCTCTTCCTTGATTACTTTTGCAAGTTCAATGAAGGTTCTTCCTCCATCACAGATATCATCTACGATAACGAAATTCATAGGATCTTTTACCCTGTCTAATCCGGGAACTGATATGTGAGTGATTCTGCCGGTCTTGATATCTCGATGCTTATTTGCAATAATAAGATTATCGAGTGAGAAGTGAGCGGCAACTTCGTAAATTTTCTTTAAAGCTCCAGCATCTGGGCTAACTAATGTGATACGTTCTTCAGCATCGTAGGCACTATCAATTTGATTCAATGCAAACTTAACTAAAGAGATATTATTTATCTTGTAGTAATTGTTTAGACATGCTTCTAATACATCAGAGTGCGCATCAACTACCATCACCTCCTCATAATTCTGAGAATTAATAATTGGACAAATTACTGTCTTCAAATAGTTTGAACTACCTTCGATAAACTTTCGATCTGATCTTGCTCCTAAGAAATAAGGAACATAAAGTGAGATTCGCTTAAATCCTAATTCTCTCAATGCAGACGTCGCACTTAAAATAAGTTCTAAATCAAGAAATGAATTTAGATGAGAGTGTATTACGATGTTTTGTTCGCTTTCTTCCTGTGGAAGTCGAATATGGACTGTTACTGATTGCTGTCCATCTGGAAATCTAGAGATTGTAAAATCTTCGCTTCCTTCGTTATTTAGTTTTAATAACATCTTTTCCGGCTTTAGTTACTTCGTTAGCAGTTTTTGGATCAAATAATATGAAATGATTATTCGCAAATGTACCATGTGCTCCACTATTTAGAGCAATCTTCTTCTTGAATCTTTCAAATTCCTCTTCTTTAATCTTTCCCCTTGTTTGTTTACCTGCCATTAGTCTTCAGTTGGTGTACATAAAACATGACCGAACATTTCGAATGCTTCTGGATTATGCGAGTTTAATAGACTTGCACAACTAGGACAATAATGCTTTCTAGTTGAATGATTGTAGAAAGTTGCTCCTGGTTGTTGACATGCAGATCGATTGCAATTTCCACCTTTAACTCCCTTTAAAGCAGGATTTGGATTAGATTCATATTCTGATAACTGCTGTGCAGCTTTGTTAATCATACTCGAGATAGATCCTCTATATCCTCCTCCTAATATTGTAGTCATCGTTAGAAATGTCTTTTGAGTTTTTACTTCTCTCTTTTCTCTTCGGTTGTGTTTGTCTCCCATAATTATATTATACTAAACATTTAATATTTTTAAATTGGAAGATTAACCTTAGACAATAATTGATTTGAAACATGTGTATAAATTTCAGTAGTTTTTGAACTCGAGTGACCTGCGATTTTCTGAATAATTCTCAAATCGGTACCTGATTCTAATAAGTGTGTAAAACTCGAATGTCGTAAAGTATGAATAGATGATTCGTTATCAATGTACTTTTTGTAAATCTTCTGACAACTTCCAACAGAATACTGTATTTTACTTTGACCATTAAATAGATATTCTTTAGGTCTATACTCTTTATAGTAGTTACGTAACAAGTCTAAGACTACCTCAGATAAAGGCACAATGCGATCCTTTTTACCTTTAGCATTTTTAATGTGAATCATCATTCTCTTTGAATCAATGTCTTCAATTTTAAGATTAACAATTTCAGATACTCTTAATCCCACTGAATAGGTTAGACTTAAGATTGTTTTATGTTTTAAGTTGGTAATTTTAGATAATTGTGCTTTTATAAACTCGCCGTCAATAACTCTTGGTAATTTCTTTTCAGATTTCGGTCTTTTGAAAGATACTTTATCGTATTTTTTACCTAACACTTCTTTGTATAGAAACCGTATTGCATTAATTACTTGATTCTGTTGTGATACAGAAGTAAATTTGTAATTATCTAAATATGATTGAAAATCAGAAGAGTTACAATGTATGATTTGTTTATCACTTAAACTTTCTAAAAATCTTTTGATATGGGATAAGTAATTATCCTTAGTTCTAGTAGAATAGTTTAGGTATATAAACTTTTGTTCACAAATCTTTATAATTTTTTGATTTTTCATGTTATAACTTATTGATAGTTAATGTTTTATAACTTATTACATATATAATATAGTTATGTATCATTTAACCCAATTCTTATGCATTTCACTTTCTCTGTGTACTCTTATCATATTAGTTTTTCCACATCTACACTGTGTTATTAGAAAATTTGTATTGTTTTCCATAGGTATATTATAC